TTTTCAATTTTTAAAGTGTTTGCTTATAGAGAAAAAAAATGTAACCCAAACACCAAAAATCGCGTTAAATCAACGTTTATAACGGTTATATTCGGGTTACTTTTGGTTACATTTTTGAAGTAAAAGTAACTTTTGTAACGACCCTGAAAATCGTGAAATCCCTTGTAGATCTAGGGTTTAACTAACTTTTGGATACATTTTTAAAAATGGAAAATGAGAATTGTCAGAATTATTACTTTGTGAAATTTTTTAGTATTTTAACCATTGTTCGTATTTTATCGTTTAATTGAGTGATTTTTAACTCGTATTAAGTAGAACATTCGGTTTATGACTTAAACATTGAAAAATCCATTTTCTTTTAGACATTGAACAACTTGTAGTCGTAATTCTGAAATGGTGGAAAAGGATGTTTTGATGTCTTTTGTTTCAATCATGGTTTTCAATTCAATAGTTGAATTAGTTAAGGATGTAAAGATTGTCTCATCTTGTTTGTTTAAGACATTTGGATGATTTGTAATTACGTCACGTACCAATGTTCGTGCTTTTTCTAGGTCTTCTTTAACCGATAAGGTAATAATGAGAGGATAGGATGTTTCTTGTCCATGTAAATCATTATTGATAACAATAGCATCGTTTAGAAGAGAATTAGGGATAATAGCTTGTTCATTTGTTGGTAAGGCGATAGTTGTATGTCGCATATTAATGAGTTCAATTGTCCCTGTAATCTTTTCATTAGGTAAACGAATACGATCTCCAATTTTAAAGGTTTCAGATGATAAGAGAAGTGCACCTGCAAGAATGTTTTTCAAGGTGTTTTGCAACAGAAATCCAATAACTGCAACGATTAAAGCTGAATTGGTTAATAGAGTTGAGGTTAACTCATCTAGTAATCCATACTGTTTGGCAAATGCGAGTAAAGCAAAAATAATAATGATGACACGTGCAGTTCGTCGTAATAATTGATTGATAAGATTATTTTTAATGTCTAATAATTTTTTAAAGGCAAAATCAACAACAATAAAAATTCCACCAAAGAAGAGAATAAGAAAAATAAGAGAGAGGTCCATGTTTAGGCCTCCTCTTGATGAAGTTCTTTAATTTTATCAATGATGGTTGTATACTTTTCGGACATGACATTCCAAATTGTATAAGGTACCAAATCAAATACAACACAAGTTTTTGGTGTGAGTTCAGACAAATGATTCCAAATGAAGTCATTTAGTTCTTGTGCATAATCGTGCATGAATTGACGTTTGATGGCACGATTTTCAGTTAATTCTTCAATGGTTTCTGATTGTTCAACTTTTTCATTCAACAAGCTATATTCTTCATTCTTTTTCTGAATAAAGCGACTTAGTGTTAATTCCATAATATTTCTTCCTTTCTATAAATTTAATTTTTGTTGGTAAATTAGAAGTGCTAGATTAAGTCCACCTAATAAAAGATAAACGAGAATTTGTGCAAGTGACATTGTACGTTGTATCAATCTAAATAGTGCAGCTATAACTAAATAAATTGACCCAATTGCAGATAAATAATTAAGAATGGTAATACGTTTTTCTTTCATTGTTAGCCTTTCTTTTTAGTTTTGCTGTGAAAAATTTAGATAGAAAGGAGGATAAACATACCCATAAAAATAAAAGTGACCATAATTGGGAATATCATATTAGTCATAACAGCAATGATGATTGAAAGAATGATTGAAATTAGAACAATTATGAATATATTTGTGTAAATATGATATTTGTCGTCTACCTGTTTGACAAAAAGGTTCAAAATAGAATGCTTTTTGAATTTTGTTTTATCCATTACCATTGCTAACTCAATAAGATAGTTTGTGAGATATGCCATTGATGACATGAATGACATAATAGAAATGATGATTTGAGTGGCTGATGGTGTTGTATTTCCTGATATATCAATTGGTATGACAAATGATAGAATTGTCAGTATGGTAATTAGTATAAAGAAAAACGGAGTGAATGTGGATTTCATTTTTATAATTGTATTTTTAAATGCCGTAAGAAAAATTTGCATAGTTACTCTTTCTAAATAATATTATAGTTCAGTTAAATTGGTTTGTGTTTTACTTAATAAATCAAACTTAGTTTTCATCTTTTACAACTGCGACTAATTTCCATACGAATACAAAATCGACACCTTCTTCATCATTCAAGTATTCATGTTCAATTTGGTGATGACCAAGGTATTCACCCCATTTGTGCCATCGCCATCCACCCCATTCATGATTGTGTTCGTTCACAATTGGTGTAAGTAGGAGTACAAAACCATATTCACGGTTTTCTTCTTCCATAGCTTGCATGAATTGTACAAGTTGTTTACCTTGGAAGAAATCACCATTATCTTCGTAATCAATACCCTGTTGATATGCCTTAATACATTCATCAATGTATTTTTTGGCTTGAGTGGCATTATCAGATACACCCCAACAATATAGATGAACAGGTTCTTCACTAAATTGAAGTGTTCTATGATTCGTTAATCCATCAATATCATGGTCACCATTTAGGTGAGTCAGATAAACACCTGTGATGTCCATATTTTTGTCATCTTCTTCAAGAATGATATTGTTGATGGATTCATCATGTTCGGAGTACCAAGGGTAACCTTCATTAAAACGGAAATTTGTGTGAATTTCTTTAGAAATTGGAACCCAAGGTTGGAAACGAAGGTTGTCATCGTTTTCAATACCTCTAAGTTCCTCGTTCTCTTCTTGAATTTCTTTCCAAATGATATCACGCTCTTTTAGTTTTTCTTGATTAAGTCCTAGATTAAGATATGGAATTTTGTAATTCGTTGGTGTGAAACCATCTGGACTAATCCATTCAGATTGATCGGTTTTTGATTTTTCTTGTAGAAATTCAAATAACTCTTTATTGATTTCTACAATTGAGCATTCGATATTCAGTGTATCAAATTTTTTTATCATTTCTAGATTATTAGTTGAAAAGCAATTATTTAGATAGGTGTTATCTTTTTCATCATAAATTGTTAAAAATCTATTTGACATAATGTTAGACCTCTTTTTCTTTTTTCTTATAAAAATAAGTTTTATAAAAACGGTTACCTGTTTGTAACCGTCTTTGAAAACTTGTTTTAATCCTGTAAAATGTGATTAATCTTCAAATTCGATCACAATAATTAGATCATCCGGTAAGTGTACTGCATGAGTAAGCTCATTCATTTCATCTAAGTTAAAGTTTAGATCAGCTTTATCACTAAAGTTTTCCATACAATAGTCAACAAATTCGATTACTTGTTTTGCTGTTGTTATACATTTACGGTTCTTACGTACAATCTCATTGAAAGCGTCGAAAACTTCACTATATTGAGGACTAAAAGTAATCCATTCAATATGTTCGTCTACATCTAATACTTTATCTAATGTATCTAAAAGTGGATTTCCCTGTGCGATTTCAAGTCTTTCATCAACAATTCTTAAATGTATAAGATCATGTAATCTCCAAGCCATAGTTCTATTACCCTTGTATAAAATGTATATTTTATAATTCTTTCTTTTAATTTATGTTATAATATATTTTGGAAAATGTGAATGATTAGGCCCATGTGGTTCCTCGATTATGACAATTTTGACAGTGATAATCAAATTTAGTTTCACCAGATACGAGGTTAATCAAGTCTAATCCAGACATGGTAGCTTCTGTATACGTTACATTTGTTGAATGGCAATTTGAGCATACGATTGGTGTTTTTGGTTGTGACATAATTACTCCTTTATAAATAAACTACAATTCCTTTAAAAGTGAATTTTTTAGTTTTATAAGTATATGTAGAACTTCCATTGTTTCGTGCGACATATTCTTGATAAAATGCCATGTGTGGGTCATAATATCCTTTTTCTTCAATTTCTTTGACATCATATTTTTTATTAAATTTGATGCCTTCTGATTGAAGAAAAGTAAAAATGATTCTTGATTTTAAATCATATTCATCGTATAGCTCAATGAAAACAGAAGACTCACCATCCTTAGCTGCTTGTAATAATTGTTCTTTTACATTCTCAATAATAACATCATTATCTGATGCAATTTGTTTTTCAGCTTCTAATTGTTCTTTGAATGACATCGTTATTCACCTTTCATTTGGAATTTGTCACGCACTTCCATTAGTGCTTTTCCAAGTAAGTTTTGACCTTTCCAATTACCAGTGTAAAGATCATCATCTTCTTCACTAAGTCCTACACCCCAAATACGGTCGTATGGTGATGCTTCAACGATGATACGATCTTCTGTTGCTAATAGAATATCTTTTAGCTCAGGATCTTCAAATTTAGCTTCTAGAACTTGTACCATTGCATGATAACGTTTTGCAGACCAAATTCGGTCATTGTAGTTACGAATTTGACGACCAATTCCTTTGGCGTCTTGTGGATACTTCACTGCCGTAATTAAGTCAACTTTTGAAGGATCAAATTGAAGTGCCTTTTCAATCATAAAGGCTTGTTCTGAAAAGAGCAATGAATGTCCTTTGTACATAAATTTCTTACGATAAAAGTTAGAAAACGGCGTGTTGTTACGCCAGAAATAAACGTGTGTGTCGGTCATAGTCATGTTGTGGAATTTTTTCATTGGTTTTTCCTTTCAAGTATAAATTTCAGAAGTATAAGGGGTGGATGGGGTGATAACCCCAAGTGAAATAAAACACGTTAGTGTTTTATTTATCAATCATTATTAAGAACATATTCGCCTAATTCAGAGTCATAATGACAAGATATGGATGAAAATGGTTCTGATGGTAAAATGATCCAGTGGGGATAATGATGTTACGGTTTTTAGCCCTATGATATCCGTTGTTTTTGCATGTAATACTTTTTCAATATCTTCAAATTTCATAATTGGTCCTTTCTCAAATTGAATCAATGAAGGTTCTAAATGACTTACTTGGTAGAGTATCTGCAAATTGTTTTAACATGAATTGGGTACGGGCTGTAACCCCAATTTTTGTATTTACATTATCATATCCCAAATGGCGCATCAATTCTGGATTGAAATACCCATTTTCTAAGAAGAATTCGGCATCATGAGGTGTAATCCAAAAATAGAAGATATCTTCTGTTCCTTCAAGATGTTGTTTTGGTTTAATTGTATCATCAACCGTTACAAACACAGATGCTGTCTGTTCGTCAGATAGACCAATTGCAGAGTAAGATGGTTGCAGAATGGATTCAACTTCAATTTGTTCTTTTTGATACCCAACTTCTTCATATAATTCTCGAATGGCAGCATCCATAAGAGTTTCATTTTTATCTACTAATCCTGCAGGTGTAGAAATTACATAATTGTTAATTGGATAGCGAAATTCTTTGATAAGGAGCATTTTTGTATTATCTTTATTTTTGACAAAAATACTAACAGCATCAGACTGATAAGGTTTACCAAGTAAGGTTGGTTTATAGGACATACCTTTTGTACGTGATACAAAAGCATACTCTTTTGTTTGAGATTCTAGTTTTGTAGTGCTATTATAAAGCGATAGATGTTCATTCACGTCTGTTTCTGACAATTTTGTTAATAATGGTTTTTTCATACGAAGCTCCTTTTTCGTTAATCAATACAATCCCAGAACATTTCTTCAAAATATGAATGGGTTGACTCAATTTTATATTTATCCTTTACATATTGAAGTCCATATTCTTCAAGTTCCTGTGCCAATAATGCAGATACAAATGAAGTTGAAATACATTCAATATGATCAGGAAATTTGAGTGTTAGTTGAGGTTCATCTTTATAGGGTTCTACTTGTGTGTGCCAGGTTTCATCACCATGTGCAGTACCTGCTAAGGCAATGAGGTTTTTGTTAAATTCTAATGCAATTTTCATGTTTTACTCCTTTATATACTTTGATTTGCAAATTAAAATTTTTTATTTCTACCACCAAAACATTGGATGAACTTCAGCCCATACAAGGAAGAATTTTCTTACATCTTCTGGTCGGTAATTGTATTTGATAATGATTTGGATACGTTCAAGCAACCAATTGAGTGCCAATTCTTGTGAACCTTTTAATTTAAACTCAGGTGTGTTGACTTCAAATTGGTGGTATTTTAGATTGATGACTTTTCTTGTATCATATTTGTAAATTTTTAAAATACTATCTGTATGGCAAAAGAACCATGATAAAAATTGAAAGTCATTCAGTTCAGATAGTTTAGTGTAGAATAAGTGAATGTCTTTTCTTACTTGTATTTCAATATCAAGAAAATTTTCATTGTTTACAAAAGATTCGCCATTTAAAACATATTTTATGTTTTTTATTTTTTCATCAACTTCATCATGAATACTCAACCAAGCAAGTAGCTGAATTGATTTATCAGCATTCCAGGCTGCGCTTGGGTGGATATTATAACGTTTGAGTTGTCGTTTAATTCTTGGGTAGTGTGAATGATGGTTATCAATAAATGGTTTGTAATCAATATGATTTAAATTTAATAACTCGATTTGTTTTTCAGATAAAATAGTCTGCATGAAATGTTCCTTTCTAGTTAAAAATGAAATAGACAGCTTCTTTAATGGTTTTAAATTGACGATTGAGTATCCATTTGATTTGCAAATTAAAATTTCTTTTTCTTTTCAATCTCTTTCTTTAACAATTCTTCGTCGACTACAAATGGTGAATTCACTTTTTGATAAACAAATTCACCAACGTAATAATTAATACTACTTTTGATGCGTCCACTACTTCTTGAGTACGCTTTCCACAATACCAATTTTCCATTTCGTCGTTGTTCGACTTTTTCATTAGGTTTTAGGATATAATCATCCATAATTTCTTTAGGTTCAAATTTATCCAAATGTTCTTCGGTAAGGGTTACTGATTTGACTTGACCTTTTTGAATGTAGTATAGTACATCTCCAGGTGCAAATGTAAATGCGGTGATTGTATGTTTTCTCATTTTAAATCTCTCTTTCGGATACAAGAAAATAGCTTACAAAATAGAAAAATCTGTAAGAAATTTCCTACAGATTTATCTATGTTGCCTTGTTTCTTACAAACCTGGTGCTTGTCCAAGTTCTGCTGTAAGCATCCAGATTGTTTTGTCAGTTTCAGTTTTAGCGTCTGAGAAAATACCGTTTGTTACATCGTCACCTTCTTCATCAGTGACATCCAAACCTTTTTGGAAAAGTTCTGACAAGTAACGGTAGATAGCAAGCACACGTTCCAGGCTTTCTTCAACATTGCGATACTCACCAGCTTCTTCTTTGATTTCACTGTTTTGAAGGAATTCTGTCAATGTGGAGAATGGGCTACCTCCAAGTGTAATCAAACGCTCACTGATTTCATCCAATTGACCATCAAGAGCTTCCATATACTCATCCATTTTTGGATGCCATACAAGGAAACCACGACCACGCATATACCAGTGCACTTGGTGCAAAGCAACGTGAGCTACGTACAAATCAGCAACAGCTTGGTTTAAGACTACCTTCGTTTTTGCCAATGCTGCTGGCACTGCTTTTGTTAATGATGTTACATCTTTTACTGCTTCTTTTGTCAATTCTACCATTGTTTTTACCTCATTCATTATTATTTGTAACCACTTCTTAGTGATTACTATCTTAGTATAACACTAAGGAAAATAAATAGCAAGCCAAGTACCCTCCCTATTGACCTATAATTTCATCCTATCCACTATTGACGTATGTCAATGGTTGAGGGACATGAAAAATTAAATGGCCAAATCAAACTTCAACTGTGGCTTGACTGGATCATAATCAACCAACTCAAAGTCCTCCGCTTTAATGTCAAAGAAATTAGTCTTATCTGGTACATTCAAGACCAAACGGGGTTGGCAATTGGAAGGATCACGACGAAGCAATTCCTCTGCTTGTTCAAATTGATTATCATAGATGTGAAGGTTGTTAATAAAGTAGAAGAATTTCCCAACCTTCCAACCAAAGTGTTTAGCAATCATCATTTGAAGAGCTACATACTGCATGGCATTGATATGATGAGCCACCAGCATATCATTAGAACGCTGAGTCAAGGTTGCATCCAGATAGATTTCCCCATTTACTCGACGGACATCAAACATAGTTTGAAAGGCGCATGGAAGAAGACCATCTGTCTCCTCAAATGCCTGATAATCCCAAAGAGAGATGATATTACGGCGGTTCCAAGGATTGGTTTCCAACTGCTTGAGAATCTTGTTGATAATGTCGTGTTTCTTAACGACCGCCCCGTAACGCTGACCGATGGTTCCTGTATCTCCCACCTCCCAGTCATTCCAGTAGTGGACATTGTACTTGCTATTTAGAACTTCTAAACTATTGGTCTGATCTTGGTAGATCCAAAGCACTTCTTTAATAGCTGATTTGATTGCGATGGGGCGCAAAGTTGTAATGGGAAAGTCCCCTTTTGCTAAGTCATACTCGGAAAAGACACCCGTTACATACTTAGAGTTGGCAACTGTTCCATCCTTGTACTTGGGACGAGCCTGTTCTGAAAAGACACCCTCATTCAAGATTCGCGCGATATTTTCTTTAAAAATCGTATCTGCGTTTGTCATATTTTTACTCCATTATATACTTTGTTTTCCATATCTGCGGTTTTTGGATATTCATCCCTGAGTAATTCTTTTAGTTTTTGTTTTATCATATGGATTCCTTTCTAAAAAATGTCATATATATACTTTTAGTTGCAAAGTAAAGTATATATTTAATGCTGATGTAGAAGTAATTATTTGATTTCTTTAATGAGTTGTGTACAATTAATAATGCAGTGGTTGTTCAATTGTTCCAGAATATCTACCAAATCATCGACTTTATAATGTACGATAGCGGTGTTGGGATATTGTGAATAGAAACTAATTGTTTTGATGTAAATACGTTCGAATGACGTTAAAGACTTATGGGCTTTTGTCCAAAATTGTTTAACGGTTATTCCATTAGGTATGAGGCCTTCCTTATCCAATGCCTTATAACATTTTGTTAATTTAAACCACTGACTTCCATCCTCAAGATATTCTACATCCAATGTTTTTATAAATAATTCTTTTTTTGTGGGTATAGGTTTCCTATCAAATTGTACAAGAACTTCAATAGCCTTGTCTTTGAATGTTTCATCTAAGCTATATTTACTACGTTTTGTAACAGGTGGGTATCGTTTTGGATTTTCATTATGGATTAACTTTCGTAATTGAGTTTCGATATCGCTCTTACTGACATCATAGTATCCCGGATTGTGTAAATTTTCCTGTATAAGGTTTATAATTTGTGAAACTGCATAATGTGTCATTTGTATAGTCCTTTCCAATTGCATTTGTTAAGTTTAATTACGTGTCCATCTTACTCCATCTTTTGTATCCATTAGTTTAATCCCTTGGTCTGCCAATTGATTACGAATGTGGTCAGCTGTTGCAAAGTCGTTATTTGCACGCGCTTCTTGACGTTTTTGGATCAAGGCTTCGATCTCTTCGTCCAAAACGTCCTCGATAAAGACAATTCCAAAGACTTCCAACATAGCCGCAAGAGCTTCCTTAACACTTGCATCATAGTTTCCAGAGTTGATCCATTTGGCCATTTCAAATACTACTGTGATACCGTTAGCAGAGTTGAAATCTTCATCCATAGCCGCTACAAACTTACTTTTAAAGACATGTAACTCTTGAGTATCTACAGTTCCTGTAAATGGTTGCTCGTAAGTGTTCTTTAGATACTTGAGATTTAGCTCTGCATCCCGCACTGCCTTTTCTGTAAAGTTGATTGGTTTGCGGTAATGCTGAGTAGCAAATAAGAAACGAAGGACTTGACCATCGATGGTTTTGAGGGCATCATGGACAGTGATAAAGTTACCCAAGGACTTGGACATCTTGACATTGTCGATATTGACAAAACCATTGTGCATCCAGTAATTAGCAAAGGTCTTGCCTGTTTTGGCTTCTGACTGGGCAATTTCATTGGTGTGGTGAGGAAACTCAAGATCCGCTCCACCACCGTGAATATCAATGGTGTCGCCCAAAATCTCCGTCGACATGACCGAACACTCGATATGCCAGCCTGGACGACCAGGTCCCCAAGGACTATCCCAAGAAATCTCGCCTGGCTTGGCAGCTTTCCAGAGGGCAAAGTCCACAGGATTTTCCTTACGAGTTGTTTCTTCATCGGTACGACCTGAAGCGCCTAGCTCCAAATCTTCCAAGGTTTTATTAGCCAATTTGGCATAGTTGTGAGATTTTTCCACACGGAAATAGACATCCCCTTGACTCTCGTAGGCAAAGCCTTTCTCGATCAAGTCTTCCACAAAACGGATAATGTCAGCCATAAACTCCACTACACGAGGATGGCGAGTCGCAGGTTTGACACCCAAGGCTGTTACATCTTCACGAAAGGCTGCGATGTACTTGTTCGCAACCTCCTGTGGCGTGATACCTTCTTCCTTGGCACGGTTAATAATCTTATCATCCACATCCGTAAAATTGGAAATATAGGCAACCTCATACCCACGATATTCAAAGTAGCGACGAACCGTGTCAAAAGCCACCGTCGATCGGGCATTCCCCACGTGGATATAGTTGTATACCGTAGGTCCACAGACATACATCTGTACCTTACCGTCCTCGATTGGGATAAATTCTCGCAAATTACGAGTCATGGTATCGTAAATTTTAATCATGATGTTCTCTTTCTTTTACTAATAAGTAATTTTTCCCGTTTATTTGTAATAAGTATGTTTCGTAGTTTTCATCTTCATCCACAATGGTTATGATCATGTAAAGGAATACTGAAAGTATGAGTACTATTACAAGTGAGAATAAAAATAAATTGATTATAGTAGTTACCATTTTATCACCCTTTGATTATATATGTAATTATCACCCTTTGATTATATATGTAATGTTTTATCACTAGATTAGTAATGTTTAGTCTTTCAACTTTAGATGTTCGAATAAAATTCGAAAGTGGGAAGGGTTTGGGACAAATGTAATTTGTCCCAAGGATTTAGAAAAGTCGTTAGACTTTTCTAAAAAAAGAGCCTACGCTCTTTTTATCATAAGAGATTTACATTAATGGGTTTAATTCCTGAGTTTTTCAATAATTGATTTAATTTTGTTAAACTAGGATCATTTAACAAGGTTTTGACATCTTCTTCGTATTTTTCTTCATCATAATTATAAAGTGTTTCACCCAGATATTCTTCTAATCTATAATCAGTATGCCCAATTCCGCCATATTCGGTATCATCATCTTGTAAGTGATATTCTAAAATATCATTATAGGTGCTAACTTTATCACAATTAGGACAGTGTGGTTTTAGTATTATTTCGAATTTATATGTCATTCTTATAGTTTCAGGACCATGGTAGTGGCAATTTGTACAATAATAATGTTTGTAACTAATCATTTAATTTTTCCTTTCTATTCTTCTATTAATGATAGAAGTCTTTCATTGCACTGAGTGTATAATGTAATGGAGAAAATCTCATGTCAGTCATTAATGTAGATAATTGTATATCTGCATTTATTAATCTTATAATGATTTCAATAAAATCGTCAATACCTTTTTCCGAATTAATACTAAAATAAGTAAATGTAGGTGCAAAATCTTCAATCTTATTAAACGACTCATACTTACTAGTACGCATAATTTCAATATCATTTGCTTTAGCTTTAGTGTTTAAATCATCTGCTAATGGCGTTAAATTAAGTTGTATTTCATGATAACTATAAGTATTAAGCCTACTTTGTAATTTTTCAAATTGATATCTGATTGTAATTAGATTTTCATTTTGTTTAATTTTAACATCAGTATTTGATAGTTTTTGTTTCAGTTGATTAATAATGTATTGAGGTTTAAATCGAATTTCCCCATCAATAATATCGGATAAGGATTGGCGAATATGATAATCGTCATCATATGGATTACTACTTGTTGATAGAGTAATGGGTTCTTTTATTGGGTTTTTCAGGTTAATACAATTTGTGATAAAGTTTGAATTTGTTGGATCAACATATGACTCCCAGTTTTTCATCATATTATTGATCCAATTATCAATATTTCCACGTTTCTGATAACGTCTTTGATAATGAACTTTATCATCTATATGAGGTAACACGATTTGAATATCAATATTTCGTTTATTTAATTCCTCAATTAATGTTGGAAAAAGAGCTATTAGAACATAATCATAGGTTTCTTTTGCTTGTATGATTGCATTAATATAATCATTCATGCCATTGGGGTTAGGTACTCTATTACAATCCCCTTTTAGTTTTTCGTATTTTTCAAGTTCTAAGTTTGAAGGTAATTGAAAAAAGTAATGACTTGATTCCAAATCAATTACATTATCATATCGTAATGCTGCAGTTGTTTTTCCAATCCCTGCAAATCCTGCAATGATAGTTCCTTTTGGAATAATAGTATAATTTGTCATTGGTAGTTATTTTTCTATTACGCTACAAATTCTTCTAATGCTTGAGCTGCTTTTTGATAGGTTTCTGTATCATATTCAATCAAAATCGCATTTCGATTTGTATTTAAACAGGCTTTACCAATATTAGCTGAACCTGTAAATTGATCTAGTACAACTTCATTTGGTAAGGTAATATAATGTAATAACTGTTCAAATAATTCAACGGGCTTTTCTGCTTGATGAATTTGCATCTTCTTTGGTGTTTTTTCTACATCAAAAACAGTTGGTAACATTCTATTTGTGCCTTTCATATAATGAATAGGGGCATTTTGTTCTTGTAATTTTTGTACAATATCTTGAGATGTCAGTCCTTTTGTTTCAATGTTATAATTAACTGCCTCAGCTAAATTTTTCTTCGCATCTAATTTAAGTGCACGAGGATTACCTTTGGTAAAAAATACCATCTGCTCCGAATTCTTAGCTTTTCTACCTGTGTTGGATACAAAGTTTCCTTTTTTCCAGTTGACAGTTGAATAATATTGAAAACCAGCTTCTTGTGCCCATTTCTTACAGGCATAGATGTAATCAAAATTATTGCTATTTTCTTCAGCGAAAAATTCAACCATGAATGATCCATCTTTTAAAACTCGGAATTTTTCCTTAAAGTCTTCCTTTGTGTAGTTGAAAGTGTTATAGTCAGAAAATGAACGGTTACCGCCTTTATTTGATTTGGTGTCAGAATAGGGGTGGTCTGTGATAATACAATCAATGGTGTTATCTTGAATCATTGATAAATCACGTCCATTTCCTTGAACCAGAAGAACACTATTCTCTTCTGTGTCAACCATTTTGTAGACACCTTTAGAAACCTTTAGAAATAATCCTTTATCTACACATTCGTAAATACGTGCACGAATAGAGTGCTTCTTATCGGTTGAAGTAACAGCTTCATACGCATCTTTTAATGTGAATTCTTTATCTGGTTCAAGTTTAGAAAATAACTCCTGTTTAATTGATTTTTTAGTGAATGTTTGCATTATTGTTCCTTTTTTAATCTTCTTTTAGGTGTACGGTTACACTAATGGTGTTCTCATTGAATTCATCCATTAGATCATATTCTAGTTCTTGTTCAAGTTCATTTCTATAAAGTTCAAGTAACTGTTCATTTGAACAACCTTTAATCGTGACATCGATAAACTCCACATCTGTTATATGAAATTTAAAAATTCCTTTGTCATTAATTTGTGAACCGTATAGTTGAATTTTTGCAATAATTGATGCCGTAAGATCAGAAATAAGCTGATTTTCACCATGAATTTCAACATGGTAATCTTCCATTCTATAATCATCTCTATATGTAATGGTAATATTTTTACCATCAATGATGATGTCTTTTGGGTCAATTCTTGTCCACAAATAATTTAATCCAAAGATTTCAATATAATCAATTTGATTCTTTAATTCATTCAATGTTATTCTTCCTTTTGCGATACAATATTACTAAAGTAAGTTTGAATGCCAATTGTTTCAATATGCTGTTTCAATTTTTCAGCTTCAGTTAATGTTTCTGCATCTGAAATAGGTTCATATAGATATACGTTTTCAGTATTTGATTGATACTCATCTTTAGACATAACACTAAGTGTTTTCGTGTTGTGATTTGATAGGATAATGAAATTGTTCATGAGATATTTCCTTTCAATAGTAAACTATTATAGCTAGTTCTTTATGGTAATCCATCTGAGTTATATTCTTTTTTATTATTGGTCAAATAAATTCGAAATTTATTATCTAATTGTTTAATAGTTACAGTAAACTTGCTGTTTTTATCTTCACGTTCATCATAAATATTATCACTTGTGATTTTTGCAACAGATAATGTACCATTATTTTTCTTTGCTAAATACAGAATATCCGAATCAAACATGTTCTTTAATTGTCCGTAAAGATCAATAATTATTGGTTTTGGGGAGCGATAATAGTTGGTTTTTGAATTAAGGATCATTGAATAATGATGATCCACATAAAACTTATCAATATCGGTATTTTCTAATGCAGATAACTCATCTTGTCGTGTAGTAATATAAATTTCTTCTTTACTATCTGAAGTATAGGTTTTTCCGGAAACGTGTTCCCAACGAGTATTTTCTTCTTTGATGCGAGCATTACCATCAACATAAAGATATACAATTGCACCAATAGCCAGGATAACCATAAAGATAAATAATCGGTCTTTAACTTTTTCAGATTTCATGTTAGCATCCTTTCAATATTTTATCAACCATTTGTTGTTGTTTTATAGAAAGTTGACACAGATGTGTATGTAACCATTCTTTCTGTTTTTCGGTTGGTTCATAAAATCCTTTTTTCACTAAATCGGTCATTTCCTGTGTGATTAGTGATCTTGCATATACAAAATAAATAGCACCATCATCATCGGTAAGATTATGATTCCATGCAACTTGATGGTGAGTACCATAACTGGATTCATAAAATTGACCATCGGAGTCTAACCATCCAGTTAAACCTGTACCATCTTCTACGGGTCGTTGTGGCAATTCTCTAATTTCAATAATTTCATCATCAGAAGGATCAGGATAATATCCTCCTACACGATTAACATATAAGATGCCTTTCTTTTCTAATACTTGTTCTGGATGCTCTAATTTATTGGTCATTTCCATTAATAATTCAGGCATATTCAAAAGTCGTTGAGAAAGTGCTGTTTTATGCATGTCTGCCAAATCATCTAAATAGGTATATGTTTCATGTGCGATTTGTGGATTTTTCAAATCGTCAAGTCGGATCACTCGATACCAACCGTCATTTTGTTCATTTTTGATATGTGCATATAAAGGCATGTTTATTGTCTCCTATTATCTATGATTCATAATGTATTGGAAAATATCAGGATAATCTTGTGCAAGTGTTGACATGATAGTTGATCGTGCTGTTTCATATGTTAAAAATCGTTCACAATCACGATCAGTAATTGTATCCAATGTACCTTGATCTAAATTATCAGTTAAGTCTGATAATTTGATAAGCATTGCATCCACATTATTACAAATATTTTGGATATAATCTTGATAAGATACATTTTCTTTATCATGTGTGAGATACTCTAAGACTTCTAATACTTCCCTACAAATCCCTTGTTGACGTAGGAATTTTTCAGTATAGGGAGTATCTTCAATGACATCATGGAGTATTGCAGCAGTTTTTTGTAATTTTGTTTGAATATACGTTGTGTTATTTGCAACACGAAGCGCGTGAAAAATGTATAAATCCCCATTACGTCGTGTCACATTTTTATGTGCAAATGTTGCAATTTCTAAGGCTAATTGTAATTGGTTATTGTTCATAAATTAAACCTCTTTTCTTAATTATTAGAAGATTCATTTGACTCTAATTGTTCCTGTTCAATAATAAAGTTTACTACTTCATCAATAGCTTCTTTTGGTAGCCATGAATCAATATCTAAAATGGATTCATCTAATTCTATTTCCGTATAAGTCATTGTTATAATTACTCCGTATTCAATATGAAATTTTCAATATCTTTTGGCATGAAGTTAGCATGATTTTGATATTCAGAAAGGAAAAATTGCTGAATGAATTCTTCATAATCGGAATGTTTATAATCGGGATATTCGTTTAGAAAATCTCGAATAGCCTTTTCATAAGTTCGTTTCAAAGAACCTTCTTTTAGTTGCTTCAATCTTGATTTTTCAAGATCAATTTCATTTTCGTTTTTGAATAGTACATCTAATTTTTCAGTAGTAAAAATATATTTGTTAGCATACCATTCAAACATGAATTTTTGCGAAATCTTTGGTTGTTGCATAACCAATTTTTCTAACATTTTTTCAGTCCAAATTTTATAATTAGCCATGTGAATAGATAGGTTTACATGGTTATCTGAATCAAGATAGGCACCGTGTAAATGTCCATGAATGTTAATCGTTTCATTTGTTACTGGCAATGGTTCATGACTTAATAAAATTCGTTTATTATAAAAGATTGGAACATCAGAAACAATATCAAATGCTTGTAAAAGTTTTTGCTTCTGAGTGTCATGATTTCCACGAATGAGAATGGTTTTACACTTTAAATTTTTCCAAAATTGAATATTGTCTCGACTCATCTCACCAACATCACCAAGTACATATAAGGTATCATTTAGATGTAGATTTGTTGTGATCAAGTTTTTAATGTAATCGTCATGCTCTTTAATGGTTTTAAACTGAGTTCGTTCAAACTTTATAATATTGTCATGACTCAAATGTGGGTCAGAAATGAATTTATCCATTTAATTACCTCCTTTCTTATAAAAAACCTAGTCTAATGACTAGGTTTTATAAACATTTTAGTTCGTCTACCAAGTCATTAAATTCCGTATACTGGTCATATAATTCATCAAATTCATAGAGTACGGTATCTTTATATGGTAATTCTTCTAGCAATTCAATGAATTTGTTTCGATATTTCATGAAAATGTCATCTTCATTACGCATGACCTCATTATAATGATCCAAAATGTATTGAACTGATAGAACTTCACCTTCATCATAAATTTCACAGTCTAATAGTGCTTCTACTGTATAATCATGAGACTCAATAATATTATACTGAACATCATCGTCTTGTTCTTCGGCATTCCAATCTAATATAGCTTCACCTTTATGAATAAAGTCACAACCAGATTCAGAATCTGTAAATTTAAAGATAACTTCAAAATCATGTTCTTTAATTTCATTTTTTAATTGAATCAGTTTTGCATTATCTTTTTCAAATTCTTCATCATAATTTCCTTTTAACGGAGAAAAGAACCATTTTACATTTGATTCAAATGTCCAACGTCCATTTGCAGAAAAATATGATTCATATGCATATTTATCTTCATTAGGTACTTTATAAATCTTAGTATCAAACTCTTTTTCATCAAAATCAATTGTAGTATCATAATAGGCTGTTCTCTCAGATGCCTCATGAAGTTGTAAAAGTTTTTTAATTAGTTCGGGTGTTTGTGCTTGAATCATTACTGACCCAAATGCGCTTGAAATATTTGCCATTTATTGTTCCTTTCTAGGATCAAGTATTATGTATTTAGGGATTTACCTTAATATAGTTAAAAACAATAGACTATATAGCCTATTGTTTTTGGACGATTATTGGTCATGATAAGTATATCGGTTATCATTCTAAAGTTGTTTGCTTTTTTGTGGTTCTTTGAAATTTAAATCATCTAATGTTAAAACATTACCATATGTTTGTTCTTTCAAGTGTAAGAAGTTATGATGGATTTCTGCTTTGATATTTCTTGCTGCTTGTGTAATATGTTGAATATCAGTAGTTAGATGGGATAGATTTGTTTCCTGATATGATTCCATATTCACAGATGTTTCAATATAATTATTTTTATCTATTTCATTTAGTTGCACACGTTCATGATTTGTATCATGTGCTGCCAAATAAATATGACCTTCTCCTCTATGTTGTAGTTCTAAATATTCAGGCATATCTGTTTGATTTAATGATAGAACTACACCTTCTTCAAGCATACAATGTATTTTTTCTATATATTGAGGGTTAATATTACTTAGTTGATTTAGGAAGTTTAAATCATCGATTAGTTCTTCATCACGCATTATATAGTTTGCGAGTATGACATTATCATTGTTACATAGTGAGATTTCGTTGTTTTGTTGAGAATTTTCAATATAATGAAAAGGCAATCCTTGAGATTCAACCCATTTATTTAATTTGTCGATCTGTATCTCCCCTGTATAACAAGGATATGGGAAGTACTCTGAGTTATACTCTATTTTGTGTTGATTAGTATTTTGTGGTGATAACGTGTTTATATGTAATGTGTTTTTTATAAATTCATTGGATGAATTTAGCATATTTTTTAATTGATATTTTGCGTCATCAAGTGTTTTAGCTGTTTTATTTTGATATTGTTTATTTTCAATGTCAATGTGATGTAAGATATTTTTGGAATCGCCATCAATAAAATAAGGTTTTATATTTCCATTTCTATCGATTGATATCATATGTTCATTTTGTTGAGTGGTTTCAATGCTGATATCAATATCGGAAGTAATGTTAACTGTAATTGTTTGTGATATCTCATTTTTTAATTCCGATAATATCTCAAAATGTGTTGGTGTTAATTTATGAACATTGTTTAATAAGAATGGATTGCAGTTTCTAATCTCTGATAATAATTCTAAGATGTTATCCATTTCAGATAGTTCTTCCACTTGTATAGTATTTGATTTACCTGATGGTACATTCATTATTATCGTTTCGTGACCTTCTGGCCCTGTATGTATTGATGCGTCAAATGGATATGCTTCCTTTACGAATTTATTATTTAATGAACTAACTATTGTCATAATCTACCTCTTTTTTATTATAATATTAATGCCCGATTAATTACATTTGTGATCATCGTTTTCTTAATTATAATATAAAATAACATTATTTTCAATATTAAGAGAATAGATAGTTAATTCTAAATCAATCGAATCAATTCTTCAACAAGTTGTTCTGGTTCTAACATAAAATCATCAAATTGTGATAATGTAATTGTATCAAATAACCACTCATCGATTAGATTCAACAGATCTTCTTCTGTTCGCAGTCTAGAAATTGTATCTCCATTATAAATCCATGTGAAAGTTTCTACATTTCGTATAAAATCATCTTTGGTATATCCTTCTGTATGATAGTTACAAATATCGTAAATAAAATCAGGTATAGCTTTATTTATCATTTGATATGCCATGCTTTTGACGGTACTGGTTTTAGATGATTTAATGGTTAGAATATGTTGAACATTTTTGAACAATCGAAGGGAATATACAGTCATATTATATTCTCTTGGGGTAAAGGAATCTTCAAGTATATTCCCATCAATAGAAAACGGAACGTCTTTGTAGGTTAATTTCATATAAGATATATTCTTCCTTTCTATAATGTAACAACTTGAGTAAGATTTCCTTTACGATCAAGAATATGTAGTTCAATATGTCCTTCATTATCTTTATGAAGTCTAAGAATTTTTGAAACTCTACTATTTTGTTCAATTCTAATTTCTTGATCACGTATGTTACTTTCATTAAGAAGAGTAATATCTGGTAGAGTATTAAAGTCATCCATATTTAGTGCAAATTCAGTTTCAGAATCGAATGAACTTGAGTCACCTTCACCAAATATTTCAATGATAGTATCATACTTCTCGTCAAAGTTTTGTGGTGTAATTGTATCTTCTACTTCAAAACTACTATAAATAATTTCTTTTACTAAAATCTCCGTTGACATTTATTCATGACCCCCTAATGTATAGTTTAAGAATGTTCTTAATTTTTGAATATCTTTTTGAGTATGTTCTAAAATCAAATCATCATCTAACTCATGATAGGTATCATAATCACAAAACTCAAATTGGATTGCAAAATTAATAATATCATTTAGTAGTTTTGAATCTTTTTCAGAAAATCCTTCAACTTCAAATCCAAGTACCCATGCATTTGCAAAATCTTCTTGATGATCTTCAAACCATGTATTTAATTTCTTATCTTTACGAAGTTTATCGGTTGCACTAAAGAGTGTTAGTTCTTGTTTTTTGGCACTGTCCATAAACGATGCAACCATTGGTGGTAATTTAACGAGTGATGTCATCAATTTTTCTCCCATTCTAATTCTTCTTTAATAATTTCATCCAGATCTTTAATCGAATCTCATCATAAATTATTTTTGATTCTTCATTTGTCAATGGAATAATAATTGCCATTTATGATTTCCTTTTCTTTGAGTGATTGTTGTAATATCTTTTATATTTTACCTCGTGTTGTAGTGAGCGTTAATGATTTCTTGTAAATGATTGATGTCGATTGGCTTAATTTGGGATAACGATTGTTCTAATTTGTTTGTGATATCATCACGCAATTCACTTATACTGTCTGATTTTTCCGAACTATAATTGATAGGTAATTCATAGTCTGTTGTATTATCCGATATTCTATGGTTACTTGTAGATGATTTAATAAAATTAAAATATTTTGTTTTAACATTAGTAAGAATTATCTTAAGATAATTGATAGGTAATTCATAGTCTGTTGTATTGTCCGATATTCTATGGTTATTTGTAGATGATATAATAAAATTAAAATATTTTGTTTTACCATTAGTAAGAATTGTCTTAGGGATATATTCAATTTCAAAACATTGTGTTAGTCCATAAGGTAGTAAATAATGGTCATATATATCCTTTCCACTCATCATGTATGGTGTAATGCGTCCGGTAAATCGACCTGTATATAGATACACACTAGGTATGTCGATAGTTTTGATTTGATATTCATCTAATAGATTATTTGGATGAGTGTTCATATTGAATTTCGTAATATTCTTGATGTTATTATAATCTGATGAGAATTCTAAAATAGGATAAATATTGTCTGTTATTTCGGATATCTCATAGTTGATGTATATTAATTGTTGAAAATCATCTATTGTTATTTTTCCATACTGTTCAAACTCTTTTAGAAGTTCTGTTGTGATGTAGTCACTATATATCTTATGTTCTTGTTGTGTCAATTTCCGCATAGTTATCTCCTTAACAAAGATAAGCCCCAAAGGGCTCATCTTAATTTGAAAATTTTTTTAATAGAGATGTTCCAGTTACAGTAAAAGCATCTTTACGGCTAATATCAAAATGAACTAATTGAAAGTCTAATTCATCTTTATCTCCAAATGGTCGTACATAAAACACAGGATGATAAATAGTATCAACTTCAATAAATTCTTTTTCAATTGGAGCAGCTTCACCATTCCATGCACGTTGATAATGAGAAATACCAGTAATAGTTTCTTGATTTAAGAAACTTAATTCTACAACACCTTGATATTCCTCTTTTATCGCATGTTTATTAATCGTTACCATTCGTTGATGTGGGTTGGTTTCTTTTACATCAACAAATAAATTACTTTCAGGTGGCAATTTATCCGTTACTTTTCGAATTCCCAAATAATCTTTATTTAATACATGGTTAAATAAATATCGCTGAAATACTTTTGGTTGTAACCATTTGGAAAAATAATAAACACCAATACTAATCATCGTAACAATAATCCACATACCCGCTTGTGATTCCGTCACCTGTTTGGTATATCCTGCAATAAAAGCCATTGCAAGAAAGGTATTTCGTAATAACTTACTAATAACTGTTTGAACGCCTTTACGAATATATAAAAGTGGTGCTAATAAAAGAATCAAAATCATTAAAACCCCAAATGGCTCAGGGTCAACCTTTAGTGAGGTTGTAGATTCTTTCACAATGATAGCACTTGCAACAATTAAAACCATTAAATACAATAATTTAATAACTTTACTAATCAGCCAGTTAACACCTGCAATAAGAGATAGTCGTAATCCTAAAGGGTTTAACTCTTTAAATATATTTTTCATGTGTTTTCACTTTCTACTATTTGTTCTACAAACTGTGTATCCATATTCTGGTATTAGTTCTACAAATCGTCCATCCATAAAAATGTCAAGGGGTCTAATCCAACATTTTTCATCATCTAATGACACATACACCACACATTCTTCTAGTGTTTCCTCCCAATATCCGATTTGAACAACTTTATATTTGTTACAGGTTTTTTTGTGCATCCAATGAGATCCTATTTTAGGTTTTGTCATTTGTTTACCTCAATCAACTATTTGATATTCATTAAGTAGAACATTTAATAAATCAATATCAATCATATCACAGATCGTATGAAGAGGTTCACGAACTCGTTCTAGTGCATATTGCGAGGCAATACCCTTTGCAAAAATTTGTTTCTCTTCGTCGGTATCTAGTTTCATATAAAGTTCTTTTTGATGGTACTTGATACGACGTTCAAATACGTCCCATCCTTGACTTGTCAAATGATCAAACTCTAATTTTGTCCATTGGTCGAGAAGATATTGTATTTCTTTATCTGGCAAAAGTTGAGATAGGGATTTATCCCCTTGTTTTTCTACTGAGATATAATGAATTGATTTGAATGTTTCAACTAATTCAACATAAAGTTTGTAATAGTTACTACTTTCTTTATCTAGTTGTTTCATTTGTTCAATTAGTTCATTACCTGTTCCATAAAAATCACCAACACGCCACTTATTATTTGATTTTGTATATGTGAAAAATATATTTTTTCGTTGATTGGACCATGTATCTTGGAAAATAATATAATCATTGGAGTTAGAAATAATTGCATTTCCAGAAATCATAGCGGGTCCATTGACATGTGCACTATCTGTTATATATGTATTGTCATAAATAAGTGCCGAATCCGATATGATTGCATACTTGTCAACTACTGCATGACCGTATACATTTGCATTACCAAATACTAGTGCACGTCCTTTAATTTGTGCATATTCGTTAACAATTGCAGTGTTAAACACACAGGCCCCGTCTGATATAATTGCTCGGTCTGAAATGACAGCATTATCAAATACAAAAGCATAATTACGAATTTGTGCGTCATATCGTACACGTGCATCATCAAATACTTTCGCATCATCATAAATCCAACAAAAATCGTCTTGACTGAGATTTTCTTCAGATTCTACAAATCCACCTAAATCGCCTTCTTTTACATCATTAAACGATTGTATGGCTTGGATACGATAAAGTGTCCGATTATTGAAGTGTGTTTTAATATTTGTTAATTTATATTTTTTCATGTAAGTTATCCTTATTGAAATTGTGAAATTTCTAGGACATTATCCTTAATTGTTGTTTTTGGTTTAAGATTTAATCGAACCGATACATCATAAATAAGTTTGTTATCTTCATAAATAGAAATTTCTTCTAAAGAATAACCACTAGTAATTTTATCTAAAATATCGGATGTCAAATCTGCTAATTTTATAATAAATTCACCTACCACATCAGCTTCTAAAAATTGATTATGTTTATATCTTACAGAATGAGTAATGTCATATAATCGAAATTCTTGTAATTGTGATTCTTTCACCACTACTTCAAGTTCCTTTTCAGTAGTAGGTTCCAAAAATGATAATTTAATTTCTTTTTCTGTCATGTGTAGTTTTTCTTCTATATTTATTTTATCATGATTATGACCTATCGTCAATATTCGTTACGTGATATTATATTTTTCTTTAATTTCAGTTTTAATCTTTTTCAAAATATCAAAAGATGATTTTGATTGGTTTACTTCAATTCCTTCATCAATACTTTCAATATATCCATAATGAACTAATTGTTGAAAAATATTATTAATTGAATTTTTACCTAAAGATTGTATCTTGAATAATTTATGTGATGTAATTACATGCATAATATCTTCAACAGTATGGATTCCTGCAAATTTTAATGCATTATAGGCCCGATTAGATAAACTAAGTTTATAAATATCCATATTTAATAAGGGCATTTCTTGAGTCAGCTCTCCTTTTAGATATGCAATTTGACGTTCCAGTTCTTTAATTACTTGTTGTTGTCCTTCAATTGTAGAATTATTCTCACGGATTTGTAAAGATTGCAATAATTTCTGTGTATAGACAATGTGTCTTAATTTTCTTAGCGCCTTTGCTTCTAATTGTCGGACTCGTTCTCTTGTTACATTCGTAACAGAAGCAATCTGTTCAAGTGTTAATTCATTAATATATCGCAAACGAAGAATATAAGCATCCCGTTCATCAAGATATTCATCTAATAATCTATCCATATCATCCATTAATTTATTGGTAATAGAAAAATCTACACCTAATGCTTCAGCACTAATAATGGTAGCCAATAAATTATAGGGATATACTTTACGAATATGTTTCTCAATAATATGAGATGGAATACTTGTTACCGTTGATTTTAATCGTCTAAATGTTGCATCAGAAATTCGTAAACAGTCAATTAATTGAGTATTTACTTTTTCAAGTGGTATTTCTTCATTAATTGTTAAGGAATCTCCTAAGTAGCGAAAGGCATTTCGTTTGTTTTGCATCTCATCTAACATACGTTTTGTCATGTAATTAAGCATGTGAGTTGGCTCAACATCATTTCCAATAATATAGTCAAGAGATGTTCCATAGTATTCTGCAAGTAGCATATAATGTCCGATATTGTGATTTTTAATAGGATCTCTCTCTAGTAAATTATAGGTACTTCGATTGATACCGGTATCTAGACAAATCTTATCAATGGTCACATTATTTAGTTCTCGAAAATATCGTAATCGTGATTGTTGAGTGGATAATTTCTTGGCAATTTCTTCTTTTGTAAGCATTTTGATGATTCCTTTTATAGTTATTGATATTTAAATCCCAAGTAATAATGTTAAATATTCAATAATTTCTTTTTCGGTTATTGAATCTTGTTCATATGTGTCAATCTTTACCTGTATTTTTTGGGTGAAGAAATTTGGTACCAATTTTAAGTATACTAATAGTTTATCACTATCTTTATGATAGATTATAAAACGATATTGCTTTTGAGGATTAAAAAATGAACCATTAAAATTGATTGGGATATCTAATTCGACATAGTTTAAACCACTAATCTGATATACCTCAATGTTAGATTTCAAAGCTATTTTAATAATTGATTTGATATTCTTTTGATTTATAAATTTGAAAATATTATTTTCAAGTTCTTTAATGACTTGTTTCTTTTTTTCTTGTTCAAATAATTTTTCTCTTACTGATGTCATAATAATTTCCTATCATAAAATAAAAATAAGCCCAAATTATTGGGCTTATTTGTGAAGTCGTTCACGAATGGTAGCTAATGACTCATCTACAAGTAGTTCACCATCAAGGAATACTGTTTGTAGTGCATTCCAATTTGAATAATGAGCTTCTGCCTCATACAATCCATCTTTCCACACCAAATCATTTTGCGATTGGTCACCTGTTAATGTTGAGAAGTCAAAATCTGGATTTTCAGCAAGAACATCTTCTTTACGAGCTACAACAACACGTCCACGTTGAGAACGTTTTGTGCCATCGTCTGTCTTTGGATCCTTAAATAGCATACGTTCTTCCCCATTGACAGTAGCGGCTGTAGCTTTAACTGCAAATCCGAAAGTATCACGAGTGTGATATTGGTATGAGAAGGAACCAATACCAAATACGATATTTGTAGTCGCAAACCCTTTTGCTTCAAGACGTTCTGCGATAGCTTTGGCACGTTCCAAGTTGATAGAGTCACCATAGATAGCGCCAATGTGAGCATCAAGGACCTTGTATCCTTGTTCGTTGATGGTACCACCAAATGTGTCCCATAAACATTCAATGAGACCCTTTTCTTCAGGGGTAGTACCATTAACTTTGGTACCTGTTACAATATCAACAGGGTCGCCACTATCTGGACGAACGACAAGTTTTCCATCACGAGCCATAATGATGTCTTTCAAATCTGGAAGATATTCTGTGACTACCTTCCAGAAGTCCCAAGTATCTGATACAACTGAGAACAAGCCTGTAGGATAAACATCGATAAGGAGATGTTTAAACAATTCTAGTTCATCAGCTTGACCGTATGAACACATCACACTGTGTTCAGTAGCTGAAATAGATGCTCCCGTTGTGAAGTCAAGTGGTGCATGATAGTATTTGTGAGCCCCAAAGATTGCAGGGATAGTGTCCGTCCCTTGAAAAGAAGTTAAATGACCCATTCCCGAAGCCATACCTGATTGTTCAGAAGACATTCCACGTAATGAAAAGTCATGCCCTTGGAATTCGACACCTGCTGTTGAACCAGTTGTTTTAACCGCATATTCGTTAAGAACTTTACGGTATTGGTATGCAAGTGTTGCGCTGGTGATTGGTTGCCAAATTGTTGTTGACAATATAGTCTCAAGGAAATTAGTCAACCAGAAAAATTCAGGTTGAGTGTTTTCAATAACCATGACAGGACAACGCATTGGCGCGAGTGTCCCTTCTGGTAGTGCGTCAATCTTGATTGGTAGATAACCAAGGTTATGCAACTGTACTAAATGTTCCGTATAAACTTCAGTTTTACCAAGAGTGTTTTTGACAAAGTTTTCGTAAGTTGATACTACTTCTTCAAGTGGTACATTAAAGAACTCGTCGTTAAAACGATTAATCAAATATTCTTTGATGAAGTATTGCAATCCAAAGAATACAATTTTATCTGACCACGGCGCATATTTGTTAGACCGTGGTGTTAATGTGGAATAGACCTTTGTTGTACCTTCTGGGTATTGCTCTCTGTGAGAGAGCTTGTAAAAGTCTGTAGCTAGATAAATCGGAGTAGTTGTCATATTTATAGTTTTCCTTCTTGTTAATTGTTATCGTTTGTTACAAATAAAGCGCATCTTCCCATGCTAAATCTTCAGGAGTCAATGATAATCGGGTATCAGCCCCATCCGGTTCAAATTCGTTAAGTTTTTGGAACTCAAAATCTAAGGTTTCTGTTTGTGTGTAACAGATTTTAGCAAATTCTTGTAGATTCGTAAGTAATTTATGGGATAGTTCTTCAAATCGTTCAGCAGGGATCATTTGATAGGCATAAGAAAGTCCTTTTACTGCTGACCTACGTTTATAATTTTCAGTTTCATCTGATTGATCCCAAAAGATTTCTGTACGAATGAATCGTTTCCCATCTTTTTGATAATCTAAACAGTCCATTAACCAATCATTCTTTGTAAGAATAAGAGCTCCGTCATAATGAGGTCTACTCAATAATTTACCTAAATTGGCCTTTTGTACAAGTTCTTTCAAGTTACCAGAATTTCCAGTACGTCTATAGGTGAATTCATCAGATTTCGAATCGTGTGATTCTACGTCAAAACCATCTTTATTCAATGCTGTTTGAAGTTGTGTATGTGTATCGGATAATAATGTTGAAATGCTATGACTATCGTTTGTTTGAACATCTAACCAGTGATCTAGTTCGTCAATCCTAATGTCTGTACCACTACTAAATTGAATTGTATTTACATGTTCAAATCGTCCACCATCTTTACAGGTAATAGTTGATTTTTGATACTTGTTTTTCTATGTGATGGATAGTTCATCATCTTGTACGGTGATTGTTGTTTTATAACTATCTGAGTCTAGCTCAATACTATATTGGTCAAAACTTTCCAAATCATCAGTTATTAGTTTTGGAACTTTGTTGTTGATTGTTTTAATGACATTAAGAACGGGTAAATACTCTTCAAATTCGTCATAATAAGCATGTCCCACTCGGTATCCTGACGGAAGTTCAATATCACCATCATCAAAAATAAGGGGTATTTTATGTTCTTCAAAATAATCTTCGAATGTTGTCATGATAAAAGTCCCTTCTAGTTAATTTTTTGGTTCAAATAGTTGTTTTACTTCGTTATCTCCATCATCAAAGGTTATTCGAAGTTCACCATCATGATCAAATGGATAGGGATTACCACTATAGGATCCAAAGTGATTTTGTCGTGAGGTTATCTTACGATATTCTACTTTTACAATTTGAGAATGATTATTTAATTTTTTATTTTTAATAACATTATCTTTTTGAAGCAGTACATCATAGGTTACTTGCCCTTTTGAATCCGTTGCGATAATGGTACCTGATAATGTGTTATTTAATAAACTATCCATATCATTAAATGTTGATCCCATTTCTGCATTACTTGCCAGTAGATATTTGGAATGCCAATGAGTTAGTTCAATATTAATGGATAAATTGTCCCCTTTGGTATAAATAGTAGTCCATTCTGAACCATTTAGACTGGTTGATGCAAATAAAAATGGAAATATAAAGGGTATTGTTACAAGTACTACTATACCTATATATTTTAATATTGGTATGACAATCATATCACTCATTACAATTAAAAATGATCCAAGAATTAAGGCAAGAATAATCCATCCTGCAGCATTAAATCCAGTTAAAATCCACTCGATCATATTTAGGCTCCTTTTTAATAATATCTAAAACGGGTCGAACATAAACCTTACTAGATGATTCAAATGGTTTTACATTCATGTATTGATATCCTTGTGGAGTATAAATCGAATCTGTAGTGAAGATCTTATTGAAAATTAATGGTACTTGTCCCATATCAATTGCAGTTTCTGCATGTGTCACGATTAACCAATTTTCACTTGATTTAATGTTCAAATCCATTTCAATAGCTTTAATGGCGCCAACAAATGTCCTACCATAAGAACATAAATCGTCAATGATAATGATAGGTGCATTTTCAGATGGTGTGTTTGTTACTTTTTCAATAGATGCTTTGATACTTTCAATTTTACCTGTTGCGAAATTACGAACCTTTTCGCAAATAATGACGTTTGGATAGTCATCTGCATTATATCGAGTAGCAGCACCCTTATCAGGAAAGACAAACCATGCATTATTCACATCTAATTGCGTATAGTCAATAACATTTTTTGCTAAAGAATATTTAAATTCAAATGCGTGATTATTCAATTGTTGTAATGTGACAGGAGAGTGTGGATCTAATACATAAATTCCATTAACACATGATAGATTATTAATAATATGAGCCATAACTTCGAGTGAAAAGGCAGTACCTTGGTCTTTCACACGATCCATGCGAGAATAAGGCATGTATCCAATATATAAGTTGTATTCTTGATTATAAGATTTTATAGCATTATCTAAAAGTAACAACTCAAAAATAGATTCATCTGTTTCATATTTCCAGTAGACGTCATTCAAAACGTCACTATCATGAGATTTTACGAATTCTTTTGGTAAGTCTAATCGTTTTTCTTTGTTTGGAAAGGTAATAAATTCAATAGGGTTTTCGTTTAAATAAATCATAGGTGTCTTTCCTTTATTGATATAATGGTTTTATATTATCTTTTAGAATTTTATAAAAGCGAGGGGGTCTACCTTGTTTGCTTTTATCAAAGTCCTCTGTTTCTTGTAAAACGTTCATTACAAATGACATTCGTCTTAAATTAGAAGGTAGAGTTTTCTGATAATAGGGCAAGAAATGAGCTAACAAATCTCTTGTTTCTTCAAGTGTAATGGTATCACCGGCTAATAACAGTGGCAGAGGATGTTTATCCCAGTTATTTGATAAAATGGTAAAGGCTTTGTTCACCATTTCTGTATGGTCAAAATCGAGGTCTAAGTCTTTTTCAAAATTGGACCATCCCTCTGAATAACGAATTGGTTCTGTCAATAATACCAAAATTGGAATAGAAATGACCTGTCCACGAGGATCTCTATTAGGATTTGTTTGTGCAGGTAATTCTTGAATAACATATTTAAATTCTGATAAACTTGTCTTTGTTTCAAGAGTTCGGTGAACCGCTTCTTCAATGGATTCCATTTCTTTTACAAGCACCCCAGGGAGAGCCTTTTTATGACTATCTCCCCGAACAGGTGTGAAAATTTTAACGTGATTATGTAATTTATCAAAACTTAAAATGAGTAAATCAACCGCTAGATTTTGATGTGGAATTAGTGTCATTCCGTACCTCTTTCTTCGTCACCCCATACAAACAAAGCACCAATTGAATTTAGAATATAAAAGATATATTTCCCAAGATTAGCAAAATTCCCTTGGATGAGAGCTTTAAAGAATTGGACAAGGTTATAAACAAACCAAAATCCCCATTGTGTAGTCAATTTTAAGGCATTCAATACATTTGCGACTAATGACAATCCAAATGCAATTGTTGTAACATAAGCGAGTGGGTTCATATTTCCACCATATCCAATATAATTGGTAACATAAGAAAATACAAATGCTACAATGGTGGCAATAACTGCAATTAATTGTGTTTGTGCTTTACTTCTAGTATTTGGCTTACCTTCTTGAGATTGTTGCCATTTTCGAATTGCAACAGTGTAAATGATGAAGGTAATAGGGTAGGTAATAATCGCGGCTTTATTACCTAAAATATAGTCAATAGCCCCTGATAAAATTGTATTAATAATACCAAGGTAGTTACCCCACTTACTTAACTTACCAGTAAATCTAGTGGATAACATGGAGATACCTACATTTGTGACTGAAATGAGTCCAAATGGTACTAACGCAGTCCATGGACCCCAATCCACAAATTTATCCAATCGTGAATTTAAATATCCTGATGCAATGGCAATTCCAACTACCAGCATTACTCCTAGAATATCAAAAGTCACTGACTTTGCAAATTGCTTTAAATATTGTTTCATAAATGATTCTCCTTTATTATTGTTATTTATCATTATTCTTTATGATTATATTGTATCATAAAGAAGTATTGTTGTCAACTCTTTTAATGAATTCATTAAGTTTTTCTTATCAGATTTAAGTAACTCAATAAATTCTTTTAATTTTTGTTTTTGCTTATTGTTTGTCATATAAAAAAGCCTCTACAAATTTAGCAGAAGGATCGTTAATTGTCAATCCTTTTTCTTTTAGTATTGGATATTTTTCTAGAAGTTCTTGTTTTGTATTAATCATATAAGTTTATGTTCCTTTTTAGTCTTTATGATCTTGTTTACACATAGTTTGGTAAAAATGACGATAAAAACGTGTCTTTAATTCCATAAGCTCTTCATTTGGGAAATAATCTCCTACAATTAGTTCACCCTCATAATGTGAGCTAGAATAATGACCATGTTCATCAATGTAATAATAAATCATATTATTGTTAAATCCAGACTCCATTGCTAAGGTCTCTAAGGTTGCAAGTACAAGCGGGTGATTTGATTTGATCTTCAAAATAGGGCTATTCTCTGAAAAACAATTTGATTCGTTTACTATCGCGGTTACCTTATTAATGATGTTACTTGGTAGGGTCAAATCCGTTACATTAATACTCACTGCGTCATCAATAGTACTTAAATTATACCCTGTATAAACTTTTAGCATATAAAATTCCCTTTCTCAGTAATTTTTAGAAATATTTTTTTACAAAATCAATTATTTCAAATTTATAATGGAATGTTTTTCTTTTTACGTCCTTTGCAGATAATAAGACATAATAATTATTTTCATTATAATTTTCAATTAAATCAATTTGGATAAAATCGATTTTTTAAGTTCTTTACCCTGATCTTGTTTATATATGACAAACATTGTTTTGGGTTTTGCTCGACCTGATTTGTTGTAATTATCCAATACTTTTTCAAGTTCAGAATAATCTTTATTGTTTTTGTCAATTAGAATGATATCCTTATTGAATAGGTGTTTACTTTTCATGATATTTTAGAGTTCCTTTTTAATTTTCTATGACAGGAATAAGTTCCCATACAAATACAAAGTCTATACCTTCTTCTTGATCTAAATATTCATACTGAATGGTATGTTTTCCAATGTATTCTCCCCATTTATGCCAACGCCATCCTCCATAATGAGAGGAATCATGTTCATTCACAATAGGGGTCAATAATAAGACAAATTTTACTTCTTCATCAAGTGAGTTCATATATTCAACAAGGTTTTCTCCTTGATCAAATAAGTCATTGTTGAAATCATTACCATATTGGTACACATATATACATTCTTCTAAATGTTTCTTTACTTGTGTTGCATTATCGGAAACACCACAACAATCAAGTTCAATAGGGGTATCGTCATATTCAAGTGATTTGAAGGTTGTTAAACGGTTAATATCATTATTTCCATTTAAATGTGTTAAATAAATACCTGTGATATCTAGATTTTTATCATCTTCGTCTAAAATGATATTATTAGTATTAGGATTTTCTTGTGAACACCATGGTCTGCCACTACAAAAATCAAAATGAGTATGAGTTTCTTTTGAAATTAATGTCCACGGTTGAAATTTTAAAGCATCATGACGATGTACATCTTTAAATTCAGGATCTTCTTCTTGTATCTTTTTCCATACAAGTGCTCTATTTTTTAATTTTTCGTGGTCATACATTAAATTGGTATATGGAATGATAATTGGTGTAAGTTGATACTCTGCAATATCAATCCAGGTATTACCATTTGATTTTGACACTAGGAAATCATATAGTCCTTTTGAGATTGTAACTACTTGAATTTCTTTAGGTGTATCCTTTACTTTTCCCCTTAAAAGTGAATAATTGGTGGATTGCCCATTTGATAAGTATAGTTTTTTATTAGTGTCATAAATAGCATAAAAACGTTCTTTTTTCATAAATAATCTCCTTTAGTTTACGATAACAGATTTAATGTTATATTTTGTTACTTTATAGAAATAAGGTGCATCTTTAACTTCATCATAAGATGTTCGATAATTAAGAAATGCAATTTCATGTAGTCCCTGAGCTTCTAAATATTCTCGTGCTTTTTCTACTGAAGAAAAAATTAGTGGGACATCATAGTCTTCTTCTTTTTTTGTTATAAGTGTTTGATGATTTGAAGACCATTTCTTTGTTTGTTTGTGAACATAACATGTTTCTGTAACAATTACATAAATTTCGTCCATAAGTATTCTCCTTAGTCGTTATGAATGATTGATTTTCGTAGCATATCGTTTCGAAACTCTTCATAAGATTCATATTTTGTTTCTTTGAAGGTGATTGGGTCAATAACTATTCTATTTCTACACATTTCATAATTGTTTGTAGTAAAAATGATAATACATTCAACACCTAAACTTTCTACTTGCTGCAGTTTAAGTGGAAGTGTTGTCATAATGAATTGAATCATATCTACAGATAGTCCAGAATCGATTCCATCTACGAAAAGAATGATTTGCTCCAGGTCTTTATTTTCAGGCTTTTCCTTAATATATTTAACCTGATCAAATAATTTACCCATTGTAATTAATTTATTTTGTCCTTCAGATGCTGACATCATGGTTCCTGCAAGTTCGAAATTCTTTAACCATAATTGACTTCCAAAAATATCATCATAGCTGTCATACTTTGCATCATAGGCTAAGAATCCTTTTGTTATAGGTTTATCTTCTTCTAGCAAAAACTTAAACGGATTACCTTTTGACATCATTTCGAATTCTTTATAATCTTGTTGTTTAAGAGCTTCTTTCATCATTGAAAGTAAAGATGATTTACCGTAACCATTTGGGCCTGCAAATATGGTTACGTTATTAGTAATGGTTATGGTATTTGTTTCAAATAAATCCCATCCATAAGGATTTTGTGCAATCGTTAATGTTAATGGTTGTTTCATAAAAATTCTCCTATTATAGTCCTACAATAATGATATCTGTTTCTGTTTCAATAAATGTTTTAATGGTATTCCAATTCCCATTTGCTAAGCCACATCCGATACGTTCTGGTACATACGCGGGTAAATGATGATATTTTGCGTACTCATCAAAACGTCGTAAATTTGTCATTAAGACTTCCTCGTTTGTATACTTGATAGATTTGTTATGACCATAGTCTAATTGTGAAAAACTATTGAAAATAACTAAATCGTCAGTTATTTTAACCGGTTGCAATAAACCAAATCGTTTTTGAGGGGTGTTGAATTGTGGTTGATAAGCGATTTGGTGATACTCTGATTTTACTTGAGGATGTGTACTATAAAGAGCTTTGGCAACACCAGCACCTATTTTATTTTGGCAGTTTACTTGATGCATAATAACACCATGTGTAATAGTTGAAATATCTTTTTTAATCATGAAAAATCTCCTAATAAATAAGTGAAAATAGTTTGTAGCAAAGAGTGAACTACCATAACCTTTACTATGTATAGAGGTCATGGCTTCTTGGGAAGAGTGTATAGTTGCTTTATAAGTTTTTCTTATAGGCAGAGCTTCACTTATTTACCAAGCTATCCCCGTGGTCCCCACGGTTGTTTGAATATACTTTAAGAAATTAGTTCTAAACCTTTATTTCTAATATTGATAGCCGCATTGATATCACGGTCATGTTTTGTGTGACAACTTGTACAAGTCCATCCACGAATAGATAAAGCCTTTTTCCCTTCATTTTGATGACAATGAGAGCATATTTGACTAGATGGAAACCATTGGTCAATTTGAATCAGTTCTTTACTATAGCGTTTAGTTTTATATGCTATCATATTGATAAACATAGACCAGCCTACATCGGCTATCGATTTAGATAATTTCTTATTTTGCATTAAGTTTTTAACTTTTAAAGTTTCCACTACAATATAGTCGTGGTTTTTGACTATTTTATGAGAAACTTTATGCAAATTATCTAAACGTTGATGTTTGATTTTATTATGAATTTTAGCTACTTTTCGTTTTTGTTTCTGATAATTTTTACAATCTCTTAATGGTTTTTTATATATTGTCTTAACAACTTTTCCTTCATTATCATAAATGTATTTTTCAATATTTTGTTCCCATCGTCTACTAAGAGTCTGTTGTTCTTTTCGTAGTTTGGCTTGTAATTTATGAAAATATTTTGGATTTTCATATTTTTTATGATCAGAAGTAATTGCTAAATGAGTTAACCCCAAATCAATTCCAACAATATTTTCTTTGGATAATGTTGGTTTTTTGTTGGTATCAGGAACATCATACAAAATAGAAGCTGTATAATAACCACAAGGTACTTGCTCAATGGTTACTGATTTAATAACCCCATCAATTAATCGATGTAAAACAATTTTAATGCCTGATTTAAATTTAGGTAAAATTAACTTATTGTTTTCAATTCGAATAGTACCTTTTTGATTATTTGTTGTATATGTCAGTTTAGAGTGAGATTTCTTTTTGAATTTAGGTTTATCAAAATGTTCTTTATTGTTTTTATAATTGCGGAAGGCTTTCTTCAAATTCATTTGACTATTGGCTAAGGCTAATGAATCTACTTCTTTTAAAAAGGGATACTCATTTTTATATTTAGCAGGAGTTGTAATCAAATCATTCTCATAAAAATCATGTAACATAAGATTATAAATAAGACGAGAACATCCAATTGTTTTATGGATTAAACTAGCTTGTTGTTTATTAGGATAAATTCGATATTTGACAGCCATTAACATTCTTTTTCACCTTGATTCAAAATATAATTTTTAACAATCTCTATTTGCGTTGACCCAGTGGAACTGACATAAAAACCACTTGTCCAAAAGGCTTCTTTCCATAATTTTAATTTAATAGATGGAAATTCTTTTTTGATTAATCGAGAACTAGTAGCTTTAGCTGCATTGATATACTTATTTAACTTAGTCGATGGACTAATGTATAAAATAGTATGATTATGTTCATTGTCATGACTCCATTCAAGTATTTCTAACTCATGTTATTTAATTATACACTAATTATATAATAAAATAGAATGTTTGTAACGCAAAGATTAAAATCGAAAATAAGGAGGGTGTGGGGGCTTTGCCCCCAAAAGATTTGAAAAAATCGTTAGATTTTTTCAAAAAAAACAAGAGTTAATAAACTCTTGTTTTTTAAAACTTTGGTAATTTATTTAGTTCAATTTTGAATTCCAATAGTGATTTGAATCCAATTGGTTTTTTCAATTGATGTAATTGTGTATAATACTCACCTAAATTTTTAGGAAAGATATCCATTTGATTAGTCATTGTCTAAAACCTCAAATAGTCGATCCAGTCCTTCTTTTGTAAGCAAAAGGTGTCCTTCACGAGTTAAATCTTGAAGTGCAGTAACAACACCTTCATAACGAGTGTCAGGGTGTTGAATTTGGTAATGGTCTAAATAAGTTGTCATTTAGTATGTTCCTATCTTTTTATATTTGAGTAACAGACTCATGTAAATCTGTAATGTCCTTTTGAGTTAATTCATTAGGTGTAAGAAATTTATCAAGTGTATTTTCATCACTAATCACATCGTGAGCTACTTGTTGCATGACTTCTTCAGGTTTCCACCGGTCATTTTCAATATAAAGAATATATTTTCGTTTATTAATGATTTCTTGGTCGATAATAGATGCATTCTTACGCAATTTAACCATACTATGAATATGGGAATTACCTTTTACCGTTGCATCACCTGTCACAGTGGCAGTACCTGATACAATCGCATCATCATAGACCCAAGCCTTTCCCGATTGACCAATACTGGTTAAACTTTGAACATATCCACCTTTGTCACCTTTTTTTACGTCTGAAAAATTCTTTAAGGCCTCAATTCGATAAACTTTTTTATCAACAGACATCACTCTTGACTCATCTCGAACAATTTTATAATCATCCTCTATCAAACGATATTTTGAATTGGTGGTCTTATCCTTTTCATGTTTGATTTCAGATTGGTCATGTATGACTTCTGTCACTTTAGGTTGGTCATGTACGATTTCTGTCAAATCATCTTTGGTCACACTTTTAGTAGGTAATTCTTTATTCAGATTATAAATAAATTTTGTACGATGTAGAAACTCGTCTACAGATAATACATTTTCTTTGTTGTAATAAATATTACCAACATATAATGCATAGTGATCTTCTTCTTTTCGTTTAGCATAACCTGGTAATTGTCCGTAACCTAATATTTCTCTTAGTTTACTTGGTTCTTTAACATTTGCAGCACCTCTAAAAACAAGTTCATGTGCAAAAGGGGATGCATAAGATATTGGCTTAATCTTAATAGGTAAGAAAGGATTTGAGGGTCTGAAATCACCGTTCTTTACGGGTTTATCAAAACGTACATTCTTATTCATACCACGATCAAAGTAGATGGTATCTCCTAATGCACGTGAAATTGTTAATAAGGGTGCAGTCTCAGGTGCATAAACATAGGTTGCTTTTTCACCATTAGAAAATGTGATTTCAATCCCTTTATAATCGTTTCGATTGTACGACTGTGCTTGTGTTCCAAATATTGGATTCATATTTGGAATATCGTCACGAGTTAGGTCTTTATTCTCTCGGTTTCGAGTATAATAATCGTTTACTTTATCAAAAAACTCTTTTTTATCATCATTCGATAATAAACAAACGGCTTTATATTGAGATTCTATTTCAGCTTGTTCATTCTCTAATTGTGGTAATCCCCATTGTTTACGAAATGCAATGGGGTCATTGACATACATTGCTCCTGATACTTCAACCTCACGTTGAGTCATTGCATTACTTTTCTCATGTTGTGCACTAATTTGAGAAAATCCTTTTGGGCTATCAAAAAGCAAGGTATCATTTGATGTTACCTTTTTTAAGTTTGATAATTGTGTTTTTGGTACAGAGTATTTATAAAGTTTGTTATTTGGAAACTTTACGGTTAATGTTGACAGTGATGGTTGTGAATATTTTGATGATTTAAATATGATAGCTGGCATAATGTATACTTCCTTATGTCGTTGATAGTTTCATTATATCATATTTTAATAGTGAAGGATATTTAGTTATCCTAGTTATCGAATAACTTGTTTAATGTTTCTTGATGATTTTCCCCAATAGTCACTCGAATTTCATCAGTTCCATAAGGGATCATTCGTCCTTTATAGGGTCCGAATGTTTTATAATAGCCATAACTTTTACGATATTCAATCTTACTGATTTTTGATTTTTCTGTTATTTTTGATGTGGAAATAATATTATTTGCTCTTAATATGACATGGTGTGTTACCGTATCTCCATCTTTTTCGGCCATAACATATCCGTACCAATCTTCATCATTTGCAAATACCTTATATTTTTCTAATAATTCTTTACTAACATCTATAGAATAAGGTAACGATAAATCAATATATCGGTACGTATCATAATTTTTTAAGGTAATATTTGTATTCTGATTATTTGGATAAATTGTTTTCCATTCATTATCCATAATTACTTCAGTGTTAGTGTTTGAATATCCAATAATTATTATCACTAATGAAATAATAATTAAAATTATTGATGATAAACATGAATTTGATTTAATGATCTTAAATTTCTTCAATAATAAACTACAAAGGTAAAATAATATTATTATACCAATGAAGATAGTTTCAAGCAATAAAGGGTGACTTAAAATTTCTTCCATTATTGTTTGTATCATAATATCCTCCCCTTATTATAGAATATCTACAATTTCTTCTGTTGATAATTCCTTAACACCGTATAATGATCCATCATAAAAATATTGTGGATCCATATTTACAACTGCTGATGGGTGTTGTTTAATTTCTTCTGCAACATACATAGGAATTTTACACGGTTCAAATCCATGAAGATATAAAATCGTAAGATGTTTATCTAACGTATCGGCTGTTGTTGAAATTTCTATAATTTCTGGATCATCAGTTACATCCATAATGGATTCTGAGACGGATTCTAATAATTCTTTAAGAGATGTATAGGCAAATCCGTTTCTAAGTTGTCCATTATCTAAAATACCATAGTAGGTTTTAAGTTCAGTCATTTAATTCTCCTTCTTTTTTGAAAGTTTATATCTAAAATAAAACTCTGTACCAATCCATTGTACACTACCTACAATGGCACCAACTATGAAAATAAACTCAAAACTTAGTTGTAAGTGATGTAAGAACAACCATAATAGAACCGGAGTTAATATAGCAGTTGGTATTGCATAAATGAGTTGAGCTATACCATTTAAATCATGACGATAGGATCGACTAATGGATAACCACATATAATAACGTAGCTTAGTCACAATTTCGATAGGTAAGAAAATCCATATGATTGGAGAAATAATTCCTTGATATATTGATTCTGGTAACCAAGTTAAACCGAAATATGCGACAACATAAAGTGACACAATAGAAATTAAAGCACCAACAGTAGCTTTCCAAAAGACAAATTTATTGTCTTTGTATGGGATTGAATCATTCAAACCAACATTTCGAGACACATGACTATTTAACAATCCAGCCATCGAATCTACCCATCCTTCAGGTAACATCATTAGATTTGAAATCCAATATTTTATACCTGCATATATAGGATTGATTGTAATGGTCAATCCTACTCCAATAATAGCTGATATTCTTGGTGCTAGACGTCTAACCAATTCCCATTTCACAATTACCCAATAGGATTTAATTTCTTTCCATGAAAATTCAAATCCCTTATTGAAAAATTGTGGTATAGGCTTCTTCCATAAGAACCAATATAATGGAATTGCATTCGTAATCATATTTACAATTAAAGCAGTGTTAACACCTAAATGTAAAACATGAGTTGTAAAGAAAATACCAATCAACATAGACCAAGCTATAGAATGATCTAAAACAGTAGCTTCCTTACTTTTACCTCTAGTTCTTAAATAGGATGGGATGAATATAGACCATGGAGCTGCTATTAAAATCGAAATGATTGATAATTGGAAATATGGAATGTAGAATGGCAAATCTATTGGTGATACCCCTAAAATAAGCAGTAGTTTAGGGAGAAACATAAAACTACCAATAGCTGAAGGTAAGAGCATGAGATAGAATAAGTATATGTGATTTTTAACTACTTTAGACTCTATACTTAGTCCCTGCTTCTCAATCAATTTAGGCAATGTTGCAGTCATAGATGTTCTAGCAGTATAATAAGTAGATGATAATATTACCCAAAATGCATCATTTACTCCAAAAAGAACTGTTATTCGTTCTACTAGACCCTTATCGGCTAAAAGACTGAAACATAATACCCAGCCTATTTCAATTGCATTATCCGCTAGTGAACCGATAAACGCATGGTAAAGCATTTGAGTTAATTTTTGACGATTCCAAGGTTTATTTGTTGACATTGGAACCCTCAACAATTTGTTTCAGACCCTTAAAATAATCCAACACTTCGTTCAATTTCTCAACATAAGGTCGGTCTAGCTCTTGAACTTCTGTAGTCAAACAATCAAAAGGTTTCATAGACGAATGAAGTCTCATATTATCTTTATGATAAGTGGTAACCGACCAAGCGTCATGAACCATTTCTTTTGTGATTTCAATATTGGATGATAAAGCAGTCAAAACTAATTGAGTATAGAAAATTATAAAATCCTCAGATAAACACGAAATTTCTGTTCTAAAAGCTGAGTCAACTTTTTCTCTAACTTTATGAACATAAGTATCGCCAAGTCCAGGTGCTTTCTATAAGAGGATACCCGACAATGCTAAATAATCACTCAAATAATAAGGCTTGTCAAAAATAGTTACTTTAATATCTGTTCTGTCTTTGTAGAGAACTAAAGTTTTGTCGTAATAACCTCTTAAGTTATGCCAAGACTGTTCATTATTACCCCGACGCTGACTACGCTCTTTATAGATAGATTCATAATCACCAACATCAACGACTACGACCTCCAAAGTATACCCCTTATCTACTAAGTAATTAAGACAATCTTCTTGCATCCAACCTGTTACAACATCATATTTACCTGAGTCAATAACCTTGCACCAGTCTATCATGTATCGCTCAAACCAACCATCGTTGATTTTACGATTTGGAAGACCTTTGAACTCTTCATTAGATAGATGTTCAAATCCAGTCTTATCATACTTATACTCTAATGTGTGTTTATCAAAATCATAAACATTTGAATAGTGATTGTCAAGATATGTTTTACCAACACACCCAACTGTTAAAATAATTTTTGTTTGCATAAGATACCTCTAGTGCTCATCATTATAAAATTTATAATCTTCACCTAAACCTTTAAGTTCAATACACCATTCTGGTGAATAGGTTTCTCCATCAAACAAAACAATGTTTTCTGGGTGTGTTCTCATATAGTTAGTTAATGTATCGGAATTTTGTTGGAGACTATTTGAGGATACTAATTTGTCATGAATTTCTTGTGTGAGCATAATTGTTGCTCCAATACGATACCATGCAGTAGATGTTTGTGTGTTTCTATATCGAAAGGTTGCTTTTTCTTGTAAATAAAGTGCTGCTACATTATCAGGATCAGCGGTAAGCGCTTTATCAATCAAACAGTTTTTGTCAATATATTCAATGTGAACGCCACTGGACCCATTTACAAGGATGTCCTCCAAGGACACCCCTGTTTGGATTAATTTCTGTAAAATAGTTTGTAGGTTATACAGTTCTTCTGCTGTCATATCTTACCACCATGCATAAAGTGCAGTTTCGCCATCTACCCAATTTTCAAGAAATGATTCAGATAAGTTACCTTCATCTACTAATAGTTCTACAATTGATTCATCGGTACAATACGTACAATTATCAGGCAAAAGTTCCCATCCACGATCATTTAAACCTTTACGTTGATAATCAACTTCTGTTTTCTTAATGACATAAGTTGGTCTAACTTTTGTATATGTGAATTGTTCAAGGTCTTTTTCTTTTTTTGTAGAAATGGTGATATATGGTAGATCACTATAATCAACATCACAATCGTTATAGGTTGGTCCGTAATCTACAATTTTAAGCTCCATACCTTGTGAACTAATGGATTGCATAACAATTCGTGGGTCAAAATAAGGTTCATTATCTCCAACTTTTCGTGTTCTGCTTTCAATATCACTGTAGTAATCTTTGATGTTTGAATATTTTTCAGGGTATTTCTTTTGGAATTCATAAAAGAATGCTACATCATCATCATATTGTGTTTCTACATCAACAATGACAGCAAAATTATCAATGATATCTTGTGAATAAACCTCATCACGTTCATTATCGTCTACTTCGATAAATGAATAACCTTTTTCATATAGTTCTTCCTCAGTATATGTTTTGGATGTGTCTAGTTTTGGTTCTTCAAGTTTATATAAAAAAATGTCAAGTCCCATTATTTTTTCCTTTCTTAATTTTCTAATAGATTCGTTAATTCTTTTGTCAAGTCTTTGGTATGATCAGTTGTTTCAACTGTAATTCGAATCTGACCATCTACATCTGGTTGTAAGTTGTCCCCATAATAGCCAAATGCGGTTCGTCTCATATTTGTGACGGGTCTATATTCAACTTTCGTAATTTTTGAATCTTTTGTTATGGTATCAACATTACCACTAAGTTGAATATCTTTGCTATCGAAATAGATGGTTTTTATGATAGTTGTATTTTCTTTGCTTAATGCCAATTTACCATTTTGTGATTCACTAATGAGTTTATACTCGTATTTTAATGGCTTATTAATTGGAATTCTACTTTCGTCTAATTCTAGAGTTATATCGGCATTAATATCATTAACATATATTTGTTTCCATTCAGTATCAGAATTATATTCTTTTTTGATATTGAATAAAAATACTAGTGAAATAAATAGTAGAATAATAGGAACTACTATTCCCATTGCAAAAAAGAAATTCTGCAGGCGTTCTTTTTTGACCATCTGAGCTATTATCCCAAATAAAATACCAGGTGTTCCTATAATAATACATACTGTAAAAGGTAAGAATTCATTACTGAGTAGCCATTCAATCATAAGATAATTCCTTTCTTACTCAATCCACTCAATTTTCTCATCCCACATATAGTTATTACAGATGTTTGACCATGCTTCAACACGAAAATGATTTCTACCGTGATTAATTAAAAATGAAAACAATGGGTCATCTTCATGTCTAATATCAATTGTATCAAATTCTAAGGTATTCAATTCTTTTTTAATATTATCATGTAGATTTTTTAATTTTTGTAAAATAGAATGAGTATACTCTGGATCGGAAACCCATGTTGGTTTATTATTTATTTTATATGTATCAATATCTATTTCCAAATCATCAAATATTGTTCTAATAATTAGTTTAATTTCCGATTCTAAGTCAACCTTACGGATTGTAATTTCTCGTTCGTTTTGGCTTGCAGCAATATACATAAGAATTATTCCTTTCAATACTGTTGTAATTTTTCAGCAACTACAGTTACTACACCTGTGAAATTATGAATATTTATAATCTTTTCTTGTGTTGTTGAATTAAATGTTGACTCAAAAATAGAGTAAGTGTCAGAAGATTCTTCATCAATAACAAGAGTTGTAAATCGCTCGTCATCTAACTCAATAAAAATACTATCTTCATTCACAACTACTCGTAACAATTTCGCTTTATATTCTTGTAAAATTGGTGTTAGTTGATTGATATTTGTATACATATGTTATTCTATCCTTATAATTTAGAAAGTAATGATTCAATACCTTGTTTTCGTTTTTCAAATAATGAATTATGTTTACATTGTGATTCTAATTCTTTTAATTTGTAATTACCTAATTGTAAAAGCCATTCAAGTGTTCTTTTTTCGTTTTCAGTTAAGTTATTCATATTTCTTCCTTTTTGTTAATTTCTAATTGTTACAATTCCTGTGAAATCATTTTGTAAAATTCGAAAATGAGGTTCTGTCATCCCATATTGATGATTATTCCAAACAAGGAAATAGGTATATCGCAATCGATATTTTTCTTCTTCCGTTAGAAATAAATCATTTAATGAATGAAACTCTAGCCATTGTAATAATTTTTTCGAGTCCATGCGTCTGAAACTTTCTAACTTAGGAATTGGTTCGCTAATTTCGTTTTTGAAAGCATATAAAAATGACTTAGCTAATGATTCACTTGTTATCTGAATATGTGACACATCAAATGAAATAAATAGTTGTTTCGTCATAAAAAGTCCTTTCTAAAATTAATAAATCAACTCATCCATTTCAGATGGTTTAAAGTCATTATCAACATAATCTAGAAATGCTTGTTTATTGTATGCTTCTTGTGGTTCAAAAATAGCTTCTAGTATTCGAACACTCATGTAATAACATTGTTGAACAAAGAATGCTTCTGGTCGTTCAAATACAAATTTAGCATCCTTATCTTCCAAATCATCTTCATGGAATTCATCCCAAAAGGAACGAATATAGTTGAGTGTTTCTTGTGTATTATAAGTCATTGTACCATCAGCGTAATAACTGTCAAATACATCATAAGAATTAAAGGTGGACACCCCATAATCTAAATTTTCATGAACCCAGTCGTAGATAATGTCTGTAACATATTGAATAAATGAACGTTGATCTATTGGTTTATATAAACGGGAATCTAGCTGCATATTCAATAGTCGTTCCATCATTTGTTTTTGTTCATCTGTATCATCGTGACATGCACGATGATGATTGAGTACGTTTCGAACATCCAACAAGTCTTGTTGCGTTACATGGTCATAAGGTTTTTCAATAAGTTTCTTAACAGTTTTTTGTTTTTGTTCTTCAATTTCATTGAATTGAATGGTAATTTTATTGGTCATTGTTTTTCCTCAATTGTTTCTAAAATTTGATCCCCTCTTTGAAATAAGTACTTTTTTGACCCATATACGTAATATAAATGTCTGTTAAATCTTCTGTTTCATAATTTCGTTCAACAGAAATAAAATCGTATATTTGATAATAACTATCGCCATATTCTGCAGCTTCATGAATTGCATCAAGAAAGGCATAAATGATTGTATTTGGGATTTTATCAAGTGTAAATTCAAGGTTTTCTGATTTAATTTCATCAATTAGTTCACAAAGATTTTCTAAAAATCTGTTGATAACGTAATATTCATCTTGTTTTGTGATTTCAATGTCATTAATATATGCTTTAAATTGCATTTTGATATCTGAAGTGTAATATTTTGGCATAAAAATAATCCTTATATTTTATCTAGTTGTAAACAATAGATATCGAACGAAAAATACAATAATAAGAACCATATCTAAGAGTGATAATGCAAGATAGACTTTCAGTTGAGTTGCTAATGGTTTTTTCTCTAATACTTTTGGTGCGATAACTGTTGAAATAGTTGTTATTAAAAACAATATGAAAATAAACAGCGTCATGAATAATCTCCTTTATATTTTTACCGACAATCATCACTTATTCAATTTTACATCTAAAGATTTGTGCTTTATTATCATACCAAACAGATGGCAAATCATCCTGTAATTCAGTGATATCATCAAATGATAATACTTCTAAATCATAGTTCAAACCATGACGTTTCATATTATTTAATTGATTTCGTGAATAATACCCTTCATCAACCAATTCCTCTTCAACTTCATTGAATACAAGTGAGTTAAAATCAAAAGTTGTCTTTTCAAAATTAGGAGTTCTGTCCTCATTAAACTCCCAATAAATGCAGACTGTACCTTCTGACCAGAATAATAAATTCTCAACACCTTTATCTGTGAAGGAAATAATTCCTTCATTTCTATTAGCATCTTCATTTGTATAGTCAGGATTTAATGATTGAATGTATTTTAGTGATTTTTCATCACGACCAGTAATTCCTGAAATAGCAGATAAACATGCTAGATTAAAATGATTTTTCTGATCTTCTTCTGTTTTAATTTCAGTATCTAAATTTTCATAATAATCTACAATTGCATCCCTTAAACCATTTAATTCTTCTAATGCGGAATTAGTATATGCTGACCAATGATAATAAATGGCATTAGTTGGTTCTAATTCTGTAGTATAATTTGCAATAACAAGTCGTTGTCCCATAGGTATTTTTCCTTTTATTTAGTTTCTAAATTATAATATCTCATTGCATCACGAGATGCAGATTTCGCAAAGGACTCTAATAATAAGGTTTGAGTTCCAATGGATAATGTTTTGGTTTTACATCGTTTGATAAGTGTCAATTTATTATTGTCTAAGACAATCACTCCAACTGTATGATTTTCAAGTTTTCCTAAAAACCAACGTTCTTGTTGGATTTGATTGTATAAATCTATCGGCATTACAAAGTAATTTTTATGGCCTACGAAGGATAATCGTGCATCTGAGGTAATGTCGGTTAAACTTGACTTTATTTCATAACAGGTAATTATTCCTGTTGTTGTAATCGTCATATAATCGACATATTCCTGCTCATTTGTTAGATACTGACTGGTTGCATGTGAACCAATTTTCACTTCTTTACAGCCATACGTTCCTATCTTATTTGTATAAGATACTAATAGTTGTTCTAATTCTTTTGTTTGTTGTGATTTCATGTTAAAAATAAAAAGACGATAGTAATATCGTCTTATTTTACTGCTAAATCGGTACCACTGAAGTATTTACGCATTAATCCGTAAACTGGTTCAGGAGTATAATGATACGGTTCTTTACAAATTGCGAGTTTTACTTCAATAAGAGGTGCATTTGGATCTAAATGAATATCTTTTTCTAGTTCAATATTAAGACCCGATCCACCACCATTAATTTTGTCAAATAACCCAAATGAGGTTGTTTTACGAATGATTCCATTCTTGTTCGCAACTGCAAGAATAGCTTCAAAATCAGTTGTATCAGGAATAGCAATCAATTCCATATTATATAATTCTGTTGTAAAATCATATAATTCCTCATATAAACTTGTCAAAAATTTAGAGGTCTTACGAGTATTTGTTTGAAACAATTGATTTCGAGTATATCCTTGTGTTTTCAATAACCAGTCAATTGTTGTATAATCATCTGATACTTGTGATACAAAGTTATCATGAATATCCCCATCTGATTCAAAATATAAAGTTAAATCAGATGGATATGAATTGCGTAATAATTGCTCAATATTACAATTAAATGAAATGGTATTATAGAAAATACTATCTAACATCAAGTCTTCTGCATTTTCACGAGGAAATTCTAAATGGGTATCATAAAATTTACGAATGTTTTCATCAATGATTTCTGATTCATATTCATATGTTTGAAATGGTTCGTTAGCACTTAGTAAATATTCATTAGCGGAATCAATAAAGGTCATCTTGTATGTTTGTGCTAACTCTAGAATTTTTTCTAAATCGTCACTACTTAACTGTTCATTTTGGTCCCAATAGTAGTCAATGATCGTACTAGGATATTCTTTTAATAGAAATTCTTTAAACGCATTTTGAATTTCTTCATCTTCTGTATTTGCACCTTCATAATCTTTATATTCTGATTCTGATACAAAGAGTTCCCCATTGAATCCACTATCTTGTATCCACAAATGATAAAGGCTAGGAAGAGGTTCTTTTTCTTCACATTCTTGTTCGTATTCGTGAAGTTCGTGAATTAAGTCATCTAGTGATTTGTCATGATCAATCATCCATTGTAATTGATATTTTTGATAAGGTGTCATATGTTTCCTTTCCTAATAATTTTCATCAATCCATTGCTCTAGAATTTCTTGAGCATATTCATCATAATCGATATAACGAGTCGTTTCTAAATTCCCATATCCATTAAATCGAATATAAGGGTCATTCCATGATTGAATGTTTCCAAAATAGACGGCTTTTGCAGCTTTTTCGGGGTCGTCTTTGAAAATTGTATTGAAAAAGTCATCATCAAACTCATACCAATCGTTTAAATCTCCAATATTTTCATTATCTTGTAATTGATAATATAATTCTTCTATTGAGTCAATATCATCTAATTGATCATTCAAAAAGGCAATTAATGAATTAGAATAATCTACATTTTCCAATATGATAATTTCATTATCTAATACTATATTTATATTCTCTTTATCTCGTTTTACTTCCATAGTAAGATACCTTCTTAGTCAAAATATTTTTTAATTTTTTTATGAATAGCTTCGGTGGACAAATCCATTTGATTACTTCTTGTTAATATTGAATCAATCTCTGAATAGGTTTTATGTAGTATACTTTTATACTGTTGTTCTTTATCCTGATTTGTTGCATAGGTTTGATTTAACTTTTGGATTTCATCTACAAAACTACCCCATGATTCAATGTATGAGTTTTCACCTGGAACTTGTTTTACTCTTAGATACTGATATTTCTTTAACAATTGCTCGCATTCATCTATAGAATAAGGTCCGTAGTTTAAGTAATAATATAATTCTGAAATACTTGTAAGGACTGTATATTTACTAATAATTGCCCCATATTTTGAAAGATCAATTTTTTTTGAAATTTTACCATCAATTCTATATGCAATAATATATCCAATGAGTACATCAATTATTAGTTTTCTATGCTCATTTTCTATTTCAGAAACGGGACTCAATATTGGCTTATTCTTTTTTAAGTCATGATAACTAGACCATGTTAGTAAAAGTGTACAGATTCCTCCTATGAGTGCCCATATCCACGTAGATGGGTAATTCACAATAAATACCAAAACTGCAATTGATATAACTATTGAAAGAAATACGTCATTCATATAGGTTGCATAATATCCATGCCGATGACGATTACACATCATATGTCTATTTTTTAGTGTTTCATAATAAGTAAGTGATAACATAAGTACCACTTGAAACGTTATTAAAAATGGAACAATATGTGGCGTAATAACTTGTCGATTATAATACATCTTAAAAATGATTCCAATTATTACAATGATTGATAATCCTATCACTAAGACCTTTTTAACATTATGCCAATATGCTTGTTTTTCTTCTTTTGTTGGTGGCTGCATGTTATTCCTCATTTCTTATTGTGTCACATCTGATTTTGGAATAAATACTTTCTTGTGACGTACAAGTAGTACATATTCCGTATCGGTTTCACTTGCGATTTCAGATGAAAATGTATCTTTTAAAGCCGGATGAGATTCTTTTTCTGTAAATAATAGGTTGTTTCCTACCTTTTCAATTATGTAGTATTGTTCTACTTTTTGATTTGTAACTGCATATTGGTCCATTAGCTCTTGAAAATGTACATAACTTAATGCACTAAAAAGAAAGAATAGTCCGGTTGTAATTGTCAAAAGGAATGTTTCGTCACTATCTCTTTTCTTATTATGTTTAATAGTCTTGTACATAAAAAAGATGGAAATAGCACTCGCACCCATTATAAAAATAGAAACAAAAAAGTAAAGTATCGTTATATTTGGATTATTTACTAAAAAGTCAGTCATATAAGCCCTCCGTTTCTTTATATTAGAAAAAGACCTCATACTGAGGTCTTTTACTTTGTTGATTTCGTAATAAACTGTTTTAAGTTATGTTTATTTTGATATTCTTGAGTGTATAATTTATCGGAAAATTTTAGTGCTTGAATAATATCACCTGTTGTTGTAATGATGGTCTCAGTAGGTGAGGTGAGTAGTGATCTTAAATATTCACCGTGTTCATTCTGTAATACATAGCGCATAATAATATTTCTTTCTAAGCGTGTGATGGTAATTTTACAAGAATATGTAAATTACCACGGTCTTGTCCAACATATTGGATATTGGTAATTCCATGTGGCTCCAAATTATTTCTTACATCATAAATGGTCACATATGGATCATTCTTATGAAGTGTGACTGCATAAATATCATTTGTGATATGACGTTTTGGTGCTCGTTGTAACTGAGCAATATAAGAATTATCTGTTGTAGGTCGAATGGTATACCCACTTGTTTTTACTCTGGTTTTACGTCTACGAGGTGTATGTACGTAGTTATATGAATCAAAAGATTCTTTAATCATATCATTAGTGCCCATTTTTATTTCCTTTCTTCCGTTAACTGGATTTCTCTATATCCATTATTAGCTAATCGCTCATTTAATAAATGATTAAACTCTTCAATAGGTATTGATTTTCTTAATGGAATGGTTTCAATAGATAGAAAATCTTTAATTGTCATATCAATGATATCGCTACCAAATTCTTCAGCCATTTGTAATTTTGTATGAACTTTTTCCAATAACTCATCCGTAACAGTATATACTCCAATAAAATATTCCCACATTGTTGCTGTTTGCGTAGAAATCTTTTCCAGATCTGTATTAAAGTCACGTAAAACTAATTTTGATGGTACATCAAAATCTTTCAAAATTTTTGCAGCAATTAAGTAACTCACCATAGAAGGTTCAAGTCCACGTTTCTTTCCTTCTTTTAACATTTCTAAATATGGATTTTCATTTGATGTTACTATGAATGTATCAGCATTCTTAAAATGAGTAATCACATTCCATTCAGGATAATGATCAGTAAGTGCATCATGTAATCCCCCATTTGTTAAAATATCATGAGAGTAATACATGGCTTTTGTAATACCATACTTAGTTGTCTTCTTACGAAGAGTTGATGATGCTCTTCCTCTATACGGTGTGACATCTGCAATTAGTGCTAATGAATCGCCTTCAATTAGTCCAAATTCACGTTCTAATCCATACGGGTAAAAATGGATATCTGATAAATCAACCCAGATATGATCATCTAGTTTACGAGGTTTTGTAAATTCTTTTACGATATAAGGTTCTACAGCATCCGCATCCTTTGGAATAGGTCCTTTTAATTCATATGCAATTGTTGGATCTTTCAATAGTATACGAGTTACAGGTCCATTTTTCGTTTGAAAAGTACGAACTTGTTGAAAAGTACCATATAACAAGATGGTTTTTCCTACAAAGTCTAAAAATCCAATATGAGATTTAATGGCATGTCGTTTTGGGAATAATCGATCATAGTGTATTTGTAATTGATTTAACAATCGTAAGGTAATTAAATTTGTTTGATTTAATTTTTTTAACTTACGTAACACAGTAATACGATCTTTTACTGTATAATAAAACGGGTTTGTTTTTCGAGGACTCGAAAGTACTCGTCGTTTCTTTTTCTTTTTCACATGTTAACGTCTCACTTTCTAATTTATTTTGATAAAAGTTTTAAACTATTTTGTATGACCAATATTTGGTATTTAATCTTCTAAAAGAAGATATAAATTCAAGAACACAATCTCGTTTTACAAAATTTATCGTAGTTGAATAGGGTTTGGGGGAGTATCCCCCAAGAAATTTCGAAAAATCGTTAAGATTTTTCGAAAAAAAGAAAAAGATATGTCTTTTTCTTTACTTTTCATTATCTTCATCATCATCTTCAATAATGTTTAATTTCGTAACATCAATTCCTCGATTTTCTAGTTTTTGTAATAATGTTTCTAATTTTAGTTCGTACATATTTATATATCCTTTTATAGGTTTTTATTAGATTGTTGGAATTCTAAAAGAGCAGTTTCATATTCTTTTACATCATTCGAACTCGATTCTTTTAGATATTCTGTTTTGAAATGTTGAAAGGTTTTTACGTTGTTATTCACAGTTTATACCTCCTTTGAATATTGCGCAGGAGGGATTCGAACCCCTGACCTCCAGGTTATGAGCCTGGCGAGCTACCACTGCTACTACCGCGCATTAATTTTTTAATAGTTCTAATTATGATATCCAATGGATTCGAACCATTGGTTCCTCTTGGAAAGTACCCAACTTATCAGTACTCCTGTTTTTCCAAGAAATAATTGTACTTACAAGTTGTATCACCACAATTTCGCCATTGATACCGTCTTAACGTTATCTACCCGGGATGTGGAACACTTTTGTCATTGCAATATGGTATCTCTCCAACAGCGGGAGTGTACCATATTACTAAACATACCGATTAACGGACTTGAACCGCTGACCCTCTGATGTATAATCAGATGCTCTACCAACTGAGCTAAATCGGTTATATGATATGTAAATATCACATTATTATAATTGTAAATTTTTATCTTGTTTTAATTCACTAAGGGATTTTTGTAAATTATAATCAGATAAATTCATTTGATGTTGTACGTGTTTAAAAGTATCTCGTACTATACTTAGTTGTTTATTTCCTGAGTAGGTACTTCTAGGTACTTCACGTAATTGATGATAAGTTGCATGTTCATATGTTGGTTGACCATTTGAAATAATTTTGATAGCAGTTCGATTCATTTCTTGTGCTTTTCCGCTGATTAACTCATCATTTGTATGTTTAGAACCCCTAATATCCCATAATACTTTTGTTTCTTTTTGTGAAACATCTTGAACTAATGCATATACATCTTTGTTTGCAAATTCAGGTTGATAACTAGTGAGTTTTTCATTGTTACTTAATTTAGCTTGAATATCTTTAACATTACGATCCAAATAATCATCTAGTTCCTGTTTAAATTCAGTAAATGTCATATTTTGATAGTAATCTAGGTTTTCAATAATCAGTTTTGTAAAATCCGCAATTGTAAATGAACTTCGATTATCAAAATTAAGATTAAATTCTTGGTTATCTGCAGTTTCAAATTTTACATTATAAAGATATTTTTCACCATAATCACAGGTATCACATGTACCAGGTGTAAATGATTCAATTGTTTTAATATTTGTAATATCCGTATCTTTTAACTTAATTAAAACATCAGTATTATTTTCAGTTATTGTTGTCATTTAATATCACTCCTTTTTGATTAGTATATCATATAAAACTACTATAATCAAATTGGTTAGAAGTAATAAACTATGGTCTAATTCCACTCTTTAATAATAAAATACGAAAAACAAGAATCTTGCTATAAAAAACAAGATACTTGCTCTAAGAACTTCTGTATACCTCTCACAAGGAATACACGCCGTTGTGGCACAAAAACAAATACCACCTCAAGGATTCGAACAATTTTCACAAGGAAAATTCAGCTGATTTACCTGCTCGTCGAAATAGAGTCATGACTCTCTACCCAGCACCATGCCATAGGTGGTAATCAGTATTTGAAAACTCAATAACATTCTATCACATTATCGAGTTTGACAGAGAATGAGGGATTCGAACCCCCGCATGGCTTACGCCACCTAGCGCATTAGCAAAGCGCCCCCTTTAGCCTCTTGGGTAATTCTCCATATATGAGTCTTGCAGCCGAACTCATGCAAATAGGCACCACCTACTGCTTTAATAGTCATTTCATAGCCTTATCAACTATAGTAACTTCTGTTTTCTTATGAAAAGATGGTTATATGCGTCAACACTTTAAGTTTTACGACATTCGGGTACACGCCTGGTCGAGGTTATTTACGCCCTTGGGCATTAGGGTTTGCCTTCCCGTCTAGTCCTTAACCCTTATCTTCATAGAAATAAAGACCTAGAGCAGTGTAATCTCCCTAAAAAAAGAGATTTCTTTTACATCTAACGGAGGATGAGGGATTCGAACCCCCGCACGCTTTTACACGCCTGACTGTTTTCAAGACAGCTCCCTTAACCAGACTTGGGTAATCCTCCATAATATCTGTACTTTATAATATTTTACTATATTATGGTTACAAATCATAATGACAAGCAAGTCTGAGACGCACTTTTGGCAGTCCCAGAAGTTGCTTCATTGTATACAATGTGGGAGTTAAACTTGTCACCCATGCCGATTAACGGATTCGAACCGCTGACCCTCTGATTACAAATCAGATGCTCTACCAACTGAGCTAAATCGGCTTAATGTAGCTGAGAATCAGTACGTACTAATTCTCACTTACCTCAATCGCCAAGCGCGACTGAACTACATTATTTGAAAGGGGATCAAGTCCCCAAAAAATTGCTCCGCATACCAAAGTGTTAGAGCGAATACTTTAGTATAGTTATTTTCTTGGTTTTTTTCTTAAGGGTTCAAGGGATGGAAAAGACAACTCGTTGCCAAACTTGCGCCTTGGATCCACCTATTCCGACATGCGCAATGGGAATAGGATTACCGCCTGAGTTTATTGACATCATCGGGTTATTGGTCGATTTTAATAGTTGCATAGTAAATGGAATATTTCATTTATTTTGAGTTATCTTATTTTCCCATTCAATAGCTTCATTTTGAACGTTAAGAGGAATAAATCCTTCTTTTTGATAGAATTCGTCTACATCAAAATTCTCTTCTATTTCTTTACGCATTTTATTTATAAGTATACCCTGTTTATGTGCAGAATATTCAGTATTAGAAGCTATTCTGATGAATTCTTTATTTGCTTCTCTAAAATTTTTTTGAAAAATACTTCCCATTATATTTACTCCAATAATTATTTTTTAATTGGATACAGTAGTCGCAATACAAAAATCGGACACAAGATGTAAGATATCTTCTTTTTCGTCATATTGGACAGTAGATGATGTACCTTGAATATTTAGTGGACCATCTTCTGAATCAGAATAACCATTTAGAGAGGTGTAAACAAATGTATCTTCTGGAAATTGTTTAAGAGCTTCAATCAGTTCTTTAACTGTCATATTTGTCCCCTTTTTTATAAAATTGGTTCCTGCTATATATAAGATACTCCACCAACAGGGCTCGAACCTGTGACATCCTGATTAACAGTCAGGCGCTCTACCAACTGAGCTATGGTGGATTAAGTTGTCGTAGCAGACGCCCCTACGACTGATCATGCCATTGACCTGGTTCCAATTCTCACCGATCGCCAGTGTGTTTAAACCCAAGAAAACCCGAATTGACGTTCTGTTCATTCTCGCAAAATTGACCACTTGGATTTCTTGCTGGTCATTCACGGAATAGCAACGATTCTGACGGGACTCGAACCCGCGATCTCTGCCGTGACAGGGCAGCGCGATAACCAACTTCGCTACAGAACCAATGTTTAACTACTTCGATTGGTGGTCGAAGTAGCTTCTACTAATCTGTTTAGTTAGAAGTTACCAATTTCTAACCAATACAATTATCTCTATTCTCACCTCTAAACTACACAGCCAGTGCGGCCATGATGGGATTTGAACCCACGTCTTAGATAATTTACATTTTAGTAGAATTATATTTAATTGGTAGCCAATAAGTATAGCGCTAAACTTATTGCTCATGCCAGTTGCTCATGCGGAATCTTTCTAATTGATCCGCAACTAGACTACCTGTTCACCTTTATTAGAGGCTATGACCCGGGCAGGATTTGAACCTACAACCCTCGGAGTAAAAGTCCGATGCTCTTCCAGTTGAGCTACCGAGTCTTCAACTATCAGACTACTGTCTGACAGTTGCGGGATGCGAGAACACCACCTATCGACTTTTTTCACCTAGTATTAACTAGGCTATGAGATAAGAACCTTTCACAATTCCTATCCCGTTATATGATTTAATAATAGTAATAGAATCCTTTATACAAATACATAGGATTTCCCCACGAATCCGTATAGTTATACCAATATCCGTTCACATAATACCCGTAATATACAGGTTCATTTTGGTAATCATAGGAATAAGGATATTGTTTTTCATATGAATGAATATATGGGTCATGGTTGTTTCCCATAGCCATATTATCTTCATAATACATTTTTTGTTTCTTTTGTTTTGGTTTTGTATAATTACGTACTGGTGGTAAATGACTTCCACCCATTACTTCACCTTCATCAGAGGTGGTGTAATTACGAACAGGAGGTAAATGACTTCCACCCATCACTTCACCTTCATCTGCTTGTACAGATGCAAAACTAAATATTGTAAAAACTGCTGCAATTGCAACCAAAATACGCTTCATCATGTCCCCTTTTTAAATGTTATTATTGAGGTGTATGTAATATAAATAAAATTCTTTATTGAACATACAAGATTTCAATATCATATTCAATCACGCTTCCGTCTAGTTTGGATCCTGTCGGATTTGCACCGACGACACTCAAGGATTTGACACCTATGTTGTGATCAGTTATCTTCTCGTACTGATGTGTACCTTTCGCTTGAAAGATAGGAATTTCTGCATACCAAAAGACCCGTTTGACTATATGATTGAAACAGACTCTGAGGGAATCGAACCCCCGTCCATGGTTTTGGAGACCATTATACTTCCACTGTACGAAAAGCCTATTTGTAGCTGACAAGTATTGCGCGCCGAACTTGTCACTTTCCCCAGATACGTCCGCCGTATCCAGACTACATATTTAATTCACCTTAATAGCGGTTTAGGACATAACTTCACAGAATCCTTGAAAGAGACTGTTACTGACGCTAAAGTTTGCAGCTACTAAAGCTATGACTCAACAACCTTATTCAGATTGTTAAGACTAAAGGATTATATATGAATAATATAAGATCCGTTGTACTCATTATAATGGAGAGAGAGGGATTCGAACCCACGAACCCGAAGGAACGGATTTACAGTCCGCCGCGTTTAGCCTCTTCGCTATCTCTCCGTATATCAATAAGTATATCATAGTTGATTGAGGTTGTCAATCCCCCAAAAAAAAGGTTGGTATTTTTAATTTCATAATACGTTTACATTAAAAATAAATTGTGACCTAATCCACATCTGCAGTTAAAAACGGTTGTCGCCAACATCTTCCGTTAAAAACCTCCGTCGATTAGGAGTCACATTTATTCTAAGAAATTACGCTCATTTGGAATTTCTTAGGTCATTTATCCTAAAATGACTAATGCGGAGAAAGGGATTCGAACCCTCATGAGCCTAAAGCTCGCAGGATTTTAAGTCCTGTGCGTCTGCCAGTTCCGCCATCCCCGCAGAAGTTCGAACAAATGTTCGAACAACTGTAATGCCTTACTGCGAGAGTTAGTAAGACACTACGCCGACTAAAAAATATAATAGGAGATTATTACATGAACGTTTTTCATGTTCACCGAACAGTAAAAGTATGCCAAAAACTGTTTCGGCTATTGGTGTTACGAGAGTTAAACTCGTGTCTGATTTCAATCAAAAATCAGATGTTCTTCCGACACACCTGAATGAACTGGCTGAGACTAAACCAGTAAGTAGAAGTCTTTTGTACCATTATTGGTTCGATACGTGTCCAGAGACGTTCCCATCCCTATCTTCTATGCTCGGTTATTTAGGTGAACCACTCCTTACGATAGAAACTACTAGGCTGCTTTTCATTTAATCAAAAGGCCGCTAAACCTCTTGACTGCGTTACATTCACAACCTCACATCAAACCTTGCGAGTTATCAGTGCGTGGGTTATCCCACGAAAGAGCACTTTCGTTGCTATCGGACGACAACTTTTGCTTGTTGAAATGAATTTTAAATATAAAAACCATAATATTACATCTGTTGTCATTCTTGGCGTACCGTGGACAGGCGTCGTCTGACGTTTTGTTCTCTTTTGAAGAACAAAATGCGTCCCGCCCACTATTATCCTTTTTACTTGCGATAAAAAAGACTGCTCACATTCCCCAAGGTACACTCTACCTTTTCGTATATGTGAACTGGTTGTGGCATTTGTTGCAGCTCATACTGCACAACCTTTTCTATAGTCACGTATTATATCCTCACGCATAACTGTGTCCAGTCATCTATTTGCTCCGCAGCATTTTGCCATTGGAGACGCTTTGGTTTTTACGCTGTCACCCTTTCAGATAACATTTCACTATTTTGATTGCTTAGATTGACTATTTCTAGCGGCAATTTTGGTACGAAATTACCTTTTTCCTATCACTAGGGGTTATCACGGCTAAGCCCGTTATCGTGTTTCGAAAATTAATTCAAAGATGAATAGGGGTGAGGGGAGGTACTCCCCTATAATTAGGAAAAGTCGTTTAGACTTTTCCTAAAAAAGTCAGAAAGCTGACTTCTTTTTTAGTATATCAGGAAAGTTCCTTTGTGTCAAGATTAGAAGGTTAACTCATGTGGATTTTTATTGATGTAATCCCTTAATTGCTCAATTGAGACACCTAGTTCCCTTTTAATAACATTAATATCCCGATTATCATACAAGATATCATAAATTTCTTGTGGGGTATGATGTTCTAACGCCAAATGCAATAAACTCCAATATGCTCTATATTGAGTGACTGAATTTGTAATAGATGAGTCATAATATCGATCAATCAATCGAGGAATAGATAATCCCTTAAAGTTTGATCGATCACCATGAAAGATATCTAAGTCCAAATTTCCATTAGCCATAAGATATGGAGTCATATAATTAATCATTTTTGTAATGGCTTCTTCTAGTGAATTAGATGGTTCGTGATTTAAATAATTGTTGAATGTTTCACCAGGACACATATTGGTGACCTCAATATTATTTAAATATTCTTTAAGCATTTCTCCCATACCAGATTGAGATATAAATAAATTACTCACTGGAACATGTTGAAGATGTTTTGATCCCAAATCAAGAGTAGAGGTATATAGATATACTTTTCCATTTTCAATCCTATACTCCATTCTTCCCATTACATAAACAGTTGGCATTGGAAGGGTAATAGATCCTGATGAAAAACCATATTGAGTATAAACGCCTCCTTCATGTTTGAAAATAAAATCAAGACGTTCACATCTTTCATTTACATTTAAGTATAACATGCCATGTGCAATATCTTTTTCAAATTCTAATACATTAATTCCGTTACGAACTTCACTGGCTACATAATTATTTTGAAGTTGAATATCATGTCCATGAATCCATGCTTCAGCATTCATATGTCGAAGGGAATCTGGGTTATGAATGGTTTGGTTTTTATCATAAAACATATTAAATTTCTACCCCTTCTATAATTTCATTATTTACAATTAAGGCTTTTACCCCTGATTTCAATTTAACACATGGTGCCCATCCATTTCCAATCTTTGTGATTGGATAGGTTGGTAGTGGAATTTCATGTGGTTTTTCTGTTAATGTATTATTAATAATACTTGTATTTCCTGTTCGAATATAATTTAACCAATAAGGTACAATACTGACATTCCCAGTTTCTTCTCCACTAGAAAGAATAAAATGTGTAATAGTGTTCGTCTGACGATTAACTTGAACAGGTTCATATACGCCATTGTTTTCAAGTAATACTAGATTTTGAGAAAATACTTCAGCGAGTTCAGGTACTTTAACCGTACGTGTTGCATGCTTGAATATCGATGTATCAGGTGGCGTAAATTGTTTTAGTTCTTCTACTAACATTGTCATTTATTTAACCTACCTTTACTGTAATCGCATAATAGGGATTACACATTGTACGAATTACTTTTAAAATATCGCTATTCTCTACTGACGTTACATCAACATGAAAATTAACTCGATTATAAGAAATGTCAAACGTACAATCAATCCCTGGAACTTTTTCTTTAAGAGGAGTTACATAATGATGTTGAATATAGTTAGAAATTGCTTCTTTTACTACTTCATTGTTTGAAGGCAAGTCCATTAAAATGAGACGAATGACCATAAATGGAAATTGTTCTAGGAAATGAGGGAAAAGTTCTTCTAGCTGCTTTTCTTTATATGTAGTAACATCCATAATTGGATTCATAGAACGATCTATTTTGTCATACATCCTAATATATGATTCACCATTATCATAAACACCTAGTCTAGTTAGATCGTCACGTTGAATATAGTCAGAAAACCAAATTTCATTTGTCTTTTCTTCTGACATTCCATTTACGGGCGTTGACAGTACTTCATCTAATCCAGTTTTCATCATTAAAAAGGGGATTAAATTATCATACAGGTTTGTAGGTACATTAACCTCTTCTGAACGGGATTTTAATTCCCATTTAAACACATCTTTTAATTGTGTTTGTCGAATTTGCGTCATTAATTCTGTTTCAGTTGTCATTAAATCCTCCTTTCTTATTACATAGATGGTGCAAGTACTTCATTATACAATTGAAACTGCAAATTTGGTAATAGTGTTGTTACAACACTTTTTACAAGGTCTTTTTTCGTGATATGGTATCGTTCATCTAATCCGTGATTATATACAGTAAGTAGTGTCCCAATAAAATCACCATTTGGTTCAGCTCTTACTTCTGTAAATTGTTCAGCAGGTGAGTACCATAATCCAAATTCTGATACGTCAGTTCCATGACGTGCATCAATCAATTGAAGTGGTTTACCCTTATACTTCATTGATACATGTCCGCCCTCAACCAACTCAGAAAGAAACATAGAATCATCATTTAGTGCAAAAGTACCAATGGTTTTGATACGTAAATTTGTACAAATATCAGTATCATCAAGTGGATTTTTAAAAATATTCATGGTTTTCTTTTTACGAGTATTAGGAGCATGTTCCTTTAATAACTCAAGAACTCGACCATGAGTGATATGTAAACCATGTACATTATCTAAAACAAAAGTAATTGCGGTGTAAATTCCTCCACCATGATAATATAATTGTAAGTAATCATAATAGTTTGTTAAAGGTGATGAGGTTACTACGTTAACAAGTAACGTGTTTGAATCGGCTAGTACTGTTGGATAGTGACGAGACTTAGTTTGGTCAATTGTGCGTCGTGGTGCAAATTTATTAAAAATACTAATCATGCGTCACCTCTTCAAATTCTGGTTCTTTTCCAATTGCAGCTTCCATAATTACTAATGCTGCAGGATTAGGTTCTTGTCCATGAAGGTGTTGTGTAATAAAGTCTTCACGTTTCAAACGCCATTCTTTATGCGCTTCACTTTCAACTGGTGAACTAGGGATATCTGTTTCGACAGGAAGTTCTGAAACTCCTGTATCGGTTGGGTTTTCTGTTAAATCTACTGTGATAATTAGGTCATCAAACATTAATCAGTTCCTTCTTTCAAAAAGATAAAGAGGGATGATTATCCCTCAATATCATAGAATGTTTCAAGTAGTCCGTCTACTGAATCCATAACGGTCATATATAGACGATTGGTAGTAGCTTCCGTCACACGTAGTGGTCCATTTTTGCGTGTAATGTATCCTGCATAGAATGTTTCACGCATAATGTTCACAACGGTTTCATATTCAATTGTTTCATTTTGTGCACGAAGAATTTGATGTACAACATCACTTTCCAGGGCATCCATGAATGCTTCATCAATGATTTCTTGTTCTTTGACACTGCTATATACATTCGCACTTGTTTTTACGGTAGTAGTTGCAGTAGTTGGTGCATGACTATATCCATCAAAGAACCAACTTTCATCCCAATTTGTAGTTTGTCCACTTGTAAATCGACTACGGTCAGCAAAACCACCAACAAATCCACCATTGAATGTGCGAACTGGTCGTTTAATTACTTGTTGATCCCACTGTTCAAATAGATCTTCTTTAAATGTCAAAGTATTGGTGTCATATACCACTTTTTCAGTTGGAGTATCATAATGACTTGCAGGGTTCATTTCCATGATTTTACCCAATTCTTCTTCCGTCATCCCCAAACGCATGACACGATTCATTGTCATCCATGAGTACATGATTGGATTTTCAGTGTTTAATCGTCCAAATACCAATTGGAATCCATCGTTTGCAGAATTGTCAATATCGGTTCCAGAAGCGAATGCATCCATTGAATTATGAGAGTGTGTCTCTACATACATTCCAAATTGTTTATTGAATCGGTCATACCATTCATCTTTATCGGCAACTTCAGTTAGTGCTCCATGGTTATATTGCAATGGTGTGTATGAAAACAGTTCATCAGACCAAATGTGAATACCAGGAATAGAAGTTAATTCAACTTCCTTACCCTCATCATCTTTTACAAATGACTTCTTATAACGATTCCAGTAGAAGTTGACTTGGGCTTCCTCCCCGTTCTTATGTGTGATACGTTTATACCACTCCATTACTGTTTCAAGAGCAACACGTGGTAGTTTTGGCGCAGGATTTTCTGTAACAAAACATCCATCTGCAAGACTTTCATAGGCTTCACCTAAACCAACATAGTCGCCACCTTGACGTTTAATAGAAAATCCATACAATGAGTCTACTCGTTCAAACGTACCATTACCTGCCATAATAATGGTCTTCAATAACCCTTTATGTAGTGTTTCATCTGTAATTTTATTTAATTCAGAGATTTCTGGTTTGTCTCTCATAATGAGTTTTTTGCTATTAAAAGATGTGAAGTCAAAAGTTTTATCCATTGTAGAGGTTAATGAACGTGTGGTTGTTCCTGTAAAGTTATTCATGTAAAAATCTTCTTTCTGTTTTTAATTTATAAAAAAAGTGCTGGCCGAGGAACGACCTCGGAAATGGACCTATGCCACCAGCACGAGCCTATTAGGCTTCTTCACTATTTTGTGCACGAACCTGTTCCAATACACGTTGGTGCTCTTCTTTTTCTTGAGCTTCTTTAATTGCAGCAACTTCGTACTCTTCCGCAAGTTTAACCAATCCACTAAGTGTTTTAACAGCATCAGCCATTACACTTTCGATACGTGGTTGTACAGGAGAGTCTTCTTTAATGGCATAAACAGATGCTTGGTCAACTACTTCAGCAAGTTCAGCAGCAGTTTTTGACAATTCAGCTTGTTTCTTAGCTTTCTTAGCATCTACTTTTTTCTGAATCAATTCTTCTGCACGATCTTTCAATTCTGTGTAGTATTCTTGCAACTTGATTGGGTCATTCAATGTTTCAAACAAGTTATCATCTGGGAACAATTCTGAAATTGATTCAATATCTTTGTTAGTTGGGAATGATTTACCACCAACTGGAAGAATTTTGTCATTGACAACACGAATTTCAACAAGTCCTTTTGAACCAGCTTTAGCTGCAAGAACAAGTGTTGTTCCTTCAATTGACTCATCATAGTCACTCAATTTATAGTTCATTGCTTCAAGAACGCCTTCTACAGTCATACCAGCAGGTACTGGAAGTGGTACAGCTCCAATAACGTTGATTGTATCGATATTTGAGTAGTTTGACATAGGTAATTACCTTACACGGATTTTCCGTGTCCTTTCTATTTTATCCAGTTTTATGACATAGAGGTCAATTTTGTTAACATTTTTATCCAGTTTAATGACATAGAGGTCAATTTACTTATTGATGTGAGAGTGTGACCGCACAAGTGTCAAACATGTATTTGTTTGTTAGTACAATCCCACCATTCAAGAATAGATTAATAACATTAAATGCAGTTGTAGCAGCTGTGACATTCGCTGCTACATTCTGAGGTGCCGATTCTGAGTGTTCGGCACACGATATTTGATCAGGGCGACGTTCATCGCCTTCAAAGTTTTGAAAATTTGGTTCAATATCAATTGGTGACGGGAAGTCTTCAAGAACTTGACCCTTTTCTTTAATGGTTACATAAACTTGACCATGACGTTCCGCATTTCCACTATCTATCCATACAGCATCTTCAACTTTACTTACAAAATCGTGTGCAATTTTACGAGATGCGTTATTATCTAAGCATCCAACAATCATTGGAATACTTCCTTCAGGAAATTCAGATAATAAGTCATGTAAAAGTGATGTGTCTGTAATGTATGTATGAACATAACTCATAAGATGTTCGGTTGCAACGGCAGTTGCTTTTTGTTTTGCAACATCTGAACGTTTGAAATTTTGCCTTAAGACATTTTTAGGTTCCACAATATCACCATCAATGACAACTACATCATTGAATAATGAAAATTTGTCTAAAAAGGCACATAACCATGAGCCTGTACCACCTGCTCCCAAAATAAAAAGAACATATGGTTTGGTTTTTGCAATGTACATATCTCTATTTACCTTCCTTTTTTAGAATAATGCAATTTTTTCACGTACTAGAACTAAGTTTTGCTCAGACCATGCCCATTTTCCATTGTCGCAGGAAAGTACATATATTTTTGACTCGCTATTTGTCAGAATGTCTGTAATTCTAGTTACTCTACCAACGTATTGGTCCATACGGTAAGACCAACTATGTGGATAATACTTTTTTTCGTTGTCTGTCAATGGTTCAATTCGAACCCTATCCCCTATTTTTAAAGTCATTGGAAATATTCCTTTCTGATATCAAAATAAGTTCATTTTTGTATGCGGGACTAGTTTTAAATGAATACCTGACCATACAAACTGACCGTTATCACATTCTAAGCGATACCCGTCTCTGCGTTTGTCATATATACTGGTAATCTTTGTTTTATATCCAATATAGTCATTCATTATACTATTAAACCCAAATATATAACTTTGGATTTCACGTTCAACTAATGGTTCAATAATAACGGTATCACCAACTTGTAAACTCATTGTTCAATTCCTTTTTGATTTAAAATAACTGTACTTTCTGTGGTTCAATTTTTGTTAAATGAATCTTAGACCATGTAAATTGACGATTATCACATTCCAAATAATATTCAGTAAATGCTGATGAGTGGTTAATACTACCCGGTATGATTCGTAAAATAGTTGTAATTTCGCCAATATAATCATCCATGAATGAGCTCCAATAGTGTGGATAAAACTCTTTTTGAATATCTGTTAATGGATCAATTTGAACTTTATCTCCAACGTGTAAATTCATGTTGCAAATCCTTTTTAAAATAATTGTACTTTTTGTGGTTCAACTTTTGTTAAATGGATACTGGACCACATAAAGCGACCATTGTCACATTCTAAATAATACTCATCTTCTTCATCAAATGATCCATCCATACATGGTATAATACTTATAATTTTTGTAATTTTACCAATATATTGATCCATAGCTAAATCCCAACCATGAGGATATTCATCTTTCTCATCATCATCTAATGGTTCGAGCCGAATAAAATCACCTTCTGCTAGTGCCATTTAAAATTGCTCCCCCTTAAAATAATACCATTTTAGATGGGTTAATCAAGGTCAAATTAACATCAGACCATTCATATCCTTCATCATCACATTCAAGTAGGTAAACCCCATGACCCCTTGTAGCAATAACTTTTGTAATTTCTCCAATATATCGGTCCATATTATCATCAAGGTCTTCATTTTGATGAACCCAACCTGTTGGATAATTGCGCTTTTGCTCCATAGATAATGGTTCAATTTTCACCATATCACCTACTTGTATTGTCATATTATACTCCTAGTTTAAAATAACATAATATTTTGTTTTGTTATACGTTTCAAATGAGAATCAGACCACATATATGCACCACTGTCACATTCTAAATAATAGCAAGGGCGTCCTGAATGTTCTGATATTAGTGTAATTTTGGTGACTGTTCCAATAAATTCATCCATACTCATATAAGGGTTAGCACCTTGATAAATCCATCTAAAAGGATAGCTTTGTTTTTCCTCATCAGATAATGGTTCAATTCTTACATAGTCACCAACTTTTAATTCCATGTTAAAAACCTTTCATACTAAAATAACATAATATTAGACTTTGTTATAGGTTTCAAATGAGAATCATGCCACACATATCTACCTGCGTCACATTCTAACTTATAGCGAAAATCCGTTGATATATGTGTAATTTTGGTTACGGTTCCAATAAATTTATCCATATTCATACTACGGTTGTCAGTAATAGGCACCCATCCAAAGGGATAATAGTGTTTTTGTTCTTCGGATAATGATTCAATTCTCACATAATCGCCAACTTCTAATTTCATGCGATACTCCTATTTAAAATAACATAATATCTGATTTTCTTATACGTTTCAAATGAGAACTAGACCACATATATTGACCACCGTCACATTCTAAATAACAGCGATGAGTTCCTTCTACCCGTGAAATTCTAGTTACTTTCCCAACAAATTTATCCATATTCATATATGGGTCACTATGACTAAACACCCATCCAAAAGGATAATTGTGTTTTTTCTCATCAGATAATGGTTCAATTCTCACATAGTCGCCAACTTCTAATTTCATGATAAAACCCCTTTCATGCTAAAATAAAATAATATTAGATTTTGTTATGGGTTTTAAATGAGAAACTGACCATGTATAGTCACCGGCGTCACATTCTAAAAAAAAGCGATCGCCTCCTGATATTCGTGTGATTTTGGTTACTTTTCCAATAAATTTATCCATATTTCTATGAGGATTCTCGTCATGAAATGCCCATCCAAACGGATAATTTTGTTTTTGTTCTTCGGATAATGGTTTAATTCTCACATAATCTCCTACTTTTAATATCATATTAAAAATCCTTTATATTAAAAATAATTTAGTTGTTATAGAAAAATTTCGAGAGTGAAAGGGGGTCGGGGCATTTGCCCCGAAGAAAAAAGCCAAAAGTCGTTAGACTTTTGGCAAAAAAGAATTATAGTTCTAAAGTTGAGTTCTTTGAAAAATCATCTATGGCATTTTCTAATTGTTCAGCCTCATTACGTGTTCCTTATCAACTTAATGGGTATTCAACATCGGTTACTTTTTTTAACCAAAAATTACTGAACATAAAATTTACGAACGAGCATGAACCACATCACGGTTACAAAAATCGACCAAAAATTGCATTTGTAACCAAAAAAGTAACTTTTTTAAAATATGTGTAAATCCAGTCCTATCAAGGGATAAGAAAGTTTCTGAAAATTCATAAGATTCAAAAAAGTAACCGTTCGTAACCCTCAGAAACGCCTATATAATAATATTTAAGAGTATTAAGGTTACTTTTTTAGGTTACTTTTACTGTTTTAATCTCTGAAAGGGGTAAATCCTTTGTTTTTTGTAATATTTCACAATCTCACTTTTTCAATTTTTAAAGTGATTGCTTATAGAGAAAAAAAATGTAACCCAAACACCAAAAATCGCGTTAAATCAACGTTTGTGACGGTTATATTCAGGTTACTTTTAGTTACATTTTTAAAGTAAAAGTAACTTTTGTAACGACCATCAGAATCGTGAAATCCCTTGTAGCTCTAAGAATTAACCCACTTTTTACTACATTTTTAAAAATGGAAAATGAGAATTGTCAGAATTATTACTTTGTGAAATTTTAAAGAAAATCAATTATTGTTCGTATTTTCACTTAATTCCTATGTGTTATTCATGTATAAATCCAATAATGTTCGTTATTTAGTCTCACCTCCTAATTTTATGAATTAGATTACCTTGACCACTTGCATAAAGCGAGCAGATGTGCTATACTTAAACTATAAGAAATATAAAAGAAAGCGAAACTGTTTATGTCAAAAACAAATTCATCTAAACCACGAAAAGGAGCCAAACGAATCTTTATCACGTTACCGATTGCGATTGTTGATCGATTAGATGCGGAAAAAGAGCGAGGCTTTACAAAATCACAAATATTAGAACATGCAAGTCTTGATTGGATTTATAAAGAAGATCGTACACGTGAAGGAAAAACAATGGTGTTACTTCCAATTTCAGCTATTTCTCAAGCTATTTTGGATCAACATCCAGGCCAAGACCATGAACGACTCATTGAAGCGGCCCTTATTGGGTATATGCAAGAACAACACGAAAAGGAAGACACTAAATGAAATTAGCATTAGATATTGGAAATTCAACGGTTAAAGGTACACTTTTAGATGACAATAATGTAGTAGTTGCCAATCTCCAATACCCTTCTGCCGTTACAACTGTAAGTGACCGTAAATATTTGAATTATACATCCTCTGATGATGTCTATATTCAAGTAATTGAAAGTGAATTGGAACATTTCCCCGTTATTACAGCTACTGGACAACGAGCTATTGAAATGCCTGATTATCAAGAATTTGATGTTACATCATCAGGATATAAAGCGAATAATATGATTACTACTGCCTTATTATTTGGTGGGATAGCTCCTTATTTGGAAGACCATACAGAACTAAAAGTTGCATTGTCAGTTCCAATTGTGGAAGCAAAAACAATTGGTCTGATGGATTCATATAAGAAAACTCTTGAAGGTAAACATCGTATTCTCGTATTTCGTGATAATGAAGTTTCTCAAGTTACAATTACTATTACATTAGCAGTTGTCATTAATGAGGGTCAAGCTGGATTCTTTGGTATGTTTGATACGATTGATGATGATTTCCGTAGAAGTCTTGATTTACTCTATCATCACTTAGGTGAAGATTCTGACCCAATTTCTGAATTTGAAGATTTTCTAATTGTAGATATTGGTGAAGGTACAACCGATTTGGCGGTGTTCCGTAATAAGAAATTCAATCCTGACTTTTCTTATTCTGTTACAAAAGGTTATGGTAACTTGTTAGAAGATGCTATTGCACTTGCTGCACGAGAAAATCTAACCATTGAAAGTCGTAAAGACTTACAAAAATTATTGACAACTACTAATAAACGGCGTCAGGAACGAAAACTCAAATGGGAAGGATATGTTCGTCCTACAAAAGCTGAGTTTATTGAAAAAGTCGTGAATACGATTCTTAAAACCTATGGTACACGTGACTACTTTGATGCGATTATCTTTGTTGGTGGTGGATTTGCTGCCTTAACAGGATATCGTGTAGATGGTCAAGGTATTCATATGGATGATGATACGTTATTCATTGAACTAAATAAAGAACTTACTAAATTAAATAAATCGGTAGGTCTATTGTTTGGTATCCCCGAAGAATATTCTCAAGGTATTAATGAACGTGGATTAACTCAAGTTATCACAAATGTATAAAAAAGGTACGAAATTCGTACCTTTTTATTAATGTTGGAAAATTGGGGTTGTATCTAATGTTCCTAATGCTTTTGCTAATTCAATGGCCTTTTCGTTTTCAAGTACACGACCATAGTGTGTATCAAAATAATTATATAATTCTGGTTTTGTATTAAATAAAAACTCTGATGCGGCTTCTCCAACCCCAAAGTATGCATCATTCGTTAAATCTCCAAATAAATCATGATCTGATTTTGTTGGTTGAATGACATGACAGTACCATGTTTGAAAACTACGAGCAAATACTTCACTTGGATCTTTTAAATACCACATATACTCATCTGCTGGTTTATAAGTGAATACATCAGAGTCTTTAATGAGTTCTAATGCATTGATATATTCGTCATAAAATGGTCTAAAATCAGCTCGGTCACTTAATCGTGGCTCATATCCATAGGCGTTATCTAACATATGCCCACATTCATGAACGAGTGATGATAAGGTGTACATGGAGATAACAACACGTGAATTTAACAAGTGAGTATATTTATTTTGACTCACATTAAATTGTGGTTGGAAATATCCTAAATCACCTTTATCACGTTTAATTCCTTTATAATTTGTAAAAATTGCGGATTTATTTGAGTCAACCAGTGTCACATCAATGGTCATATCTTTTGATGGGGATTGGTTCATAAGAACTCTCATATCTTTCAAAAACTCAGTTAATCCTGTTTTAATCTCTTTCATATAACGATGCGCCACTAAACTTTTTCGAACATAGGTTTGATATCGAACATCCGTATTTTCAACTGGAATAGATACATCCATGGTTAATCGTGGAACATCTTTTGTAATACTACTTGTTCTAATTGGAAGTGTGTTTGCCATATTATTCGCCTTATCTGTTTTCTTTTATCATAACATGTCTAATATAAAAAATCAAAGCGATTGGACCCAATCGCTTTAGTTTTTATGTTTTGCCATTAAGGCCCTAAATTTATGTTGATCTATATTTTGTGGTGTTATTACTAGATATGGTTGCAATAATTCATACACATCTTCTGGTGCTAAATCAGTCTTTTCATCTAATGAAACTAATTTACTACCATAATTCAAATCTGGTCTAAAAATAACAAGTGGAATTCCATTTCTTAATGTGACACGTTCAATCATTTCTTTTTCTAATTCAAATGTGTCTAACTTACCATTGTGACGTTCTGTTGTGATAATCATAATCGTGATCCCTTTCTATCTTCATTATATCAAAAAAACACTCTTATTACAACATCCATTAATGAACTATTCCATATTGCGAGACAAATATAAAATTTTTTGATATGATAAAGAAAATAAAAGAAAGTAGGTTTTTAGAATGTCAAGTGTAACCTATAAATATGGATTTCCAGAACATGTTCCACATCAAGCATTTACAACTCAAGAATTATTGGAACCTGTATATGACCGTTTTGACGGTCGTATTACACGAGAGGCCAAAGAAGGATTAGAAACATTATTTAGTAATCTTGAAGTGCCTTCTATTACTCGACATTACGATCAATTAGCAGATGCACTTGATTGTATCGAAGATATGGATCCTTCTGGTAATTTTACATTATCACATGCACTTATAATTGCTGATGCAATGGAAATTCCACACGTAAAAGAAAATGCGTCTCAATTGATGAATCAAACCGTTGAGTGTGAAACTTTAGATGAACTAATTGTTCCATCTGATGACGTACGTAGTTATACAACAATTATGTTAGATAGTCTTGAAGTAACTCTTCCAAAACATCCATTTATGGATTTATCAAGTGATCAACAAAATCTCTTGTTAGCTCTTTATGAAGATGCTGAAAAACCATTTGAAGATGCTCTAGCTCAAGCACAAATGATGGCAGAAAATACTCCACTACATAAAGAAACTCAGGATATTATTGATGATACTCTTTTACAAGGACAAAGTGTGTTACGTAAAGAAGACTTAATTGGATTATCCGAATTAACCCTATAGACTCTATTATTTAGAGTCTTTTTTTTCTTTCCCATGAACAAGACAAAGTGAGATATTTGTGATATACTATTTCTATAAACTAAGAAAGGATATCATTCATGAATCTTCAAGATTATCAATTGATTACAAAAGGAATTACTCATGAGGATATGGCCTTCTATAATGCGGTGATGGAACTACAAGAAGGATTAAATTCTGAGTTTTATACCTTAAAACGACAGGCTTATAATAAATTGAACCATGCGATGATTGGAAAACCTTATGAGGATACAGAACCAATTAAAGTAATTGGTGTACTTGATTTTGAAATGGATACCTTAACGCTTAATCAATATGGTCGGGAAGTTATGTATCATTTAGATGATTTAGACCCTGCATATGTTGATTATATTAAAGCTACAATTTTGGCTTCAAATGGTAGTTTCCCTAAACGAGTACCATTGTCAGAATTAGCAGTAGAGGTATTAGATGAACAATTTAAGGATGTTGAAAAGAAACCTGAGTTTGTTCAAGAGAAAAAACAAGAAATTCCTCGTCATCAACAAATTCTTCAACGAAGTTTTGCAAATGAAATGGTTTTGATGGTTCAATTAGATGAATATATTCAAAAACATAATTTAGAACACACCTTTGTTAAGAATAAAGATGAATTGTTACATCATGTTGGTCAACAAGCATTTGCTTTTGATTTTAAAGATAAAGTAAAAGAATTAAAAGATGACATGATTACTCCATTAGAACTTTAATTTGAAAGGACATAACTTATTATGGCTAAACAACCTTCTGTTGTAACAGATGCAATGAATTATCTTACAAAAGTTCTTGGTCGTGATACGGCTGATTCACTTTCTAAAATGAGACAAGATGATCTCTTGCGATTTGCTACACTTGCTCATCGACCTGATATTCGTATCAAAGCTAATACAACACGTGTACCATTTGGAGCCATTTTAACAACGGCTTATGGTTCTATTTATTTAGATGATACTTTTACATCTATTGAAAAAGTATATGTTAATGGTACCGAATTTGCAGTTAGTGAAAATGGTTTAGATGCTATTGAAAAACTAGTTGGGTCATATGAAGATGCTTCTGAAGTACTTGTTCGAAAAGGTGCGGCTCGTCGTTCACGTAGTCGTCGTCCTCGTACACGTAATCGAAATGAAGTAGACTTTGAAACACTTCAAGAATCTGCTCTTGAAGACCTTAAAGGTGTAGGTCTCACCTATGAAACTATTTTCACTGAATTAGGTGCTCTATTAGATGAACGAAATATTCCAATTTATGATATTGCGGATGAATTGTTTGTTAATAGTGTTGCTGAAAAAGTTATTCCAGAATTCCTTGTTTATGAATCACAATACAAACGTGATATTGTAGGTCAGGTTCAAGGGGTTAATCTATCAAGTGTAACAATGGCTTATAATTTTGAGCCTGTAACTGCTGATGATAGTTTTATTGGTCGTCTAATGACTGCTCTTGATGCTGAAGAAGCTGAGTATGATAAAGAACGTGGGGTTCTTAAAATTGGCGAACGAATGGTTTATAACTTACCATTTGTTGATGAAAAAGGCGTATTCTCTAATGGCGATAAACGGTATATTCCATATCACATTGGTTATTTTGCTCAGGAAGAAGGCACTCGTGTTGAACGTCTTCGTCATATTGACCCTGTTCAAACTGCAATTGATGCCGTTAAACTTCACTACAATTTAACATCTGGTGATGTTAAATTCAAGACCATCTTAGATGTTACGCGTAATCTACCAGATTTTGATAAACATCCATATGGTGATTTGATTCTTGATACACTTAAAAATAAATTAGTATTTGATAAGAATCTTGCGACAACCAATAACCTTTTAGGTGAATTAGATGGTAAAGCTGACTCACTTGGTGCTATCGCTATGACGATGCTAGATGATGATGCATCTGGTTTAATTGACCCTTATGGTACATCTAATGGTTCTAACTTAGGTATGATTATGTATCTAACTGAAGGTTCAACCTTTAATGATGATGGTACGTTAACAGCTAGTGGTAATCAATTTTCAAAAGTTGGTAACTTTATGAAAGATTACTATACTGATTTTGATAACTTCAACCGTAATCAAATGAGTTTTACTGCATTTTTAACTTCTACAGATGTCCAAAAATTAAACGCATACTACGCTGAATTTGGATTACTAAATGCGGATGATGGTGCGGTATTGACCAAAAAAGGTGCACATCAGTTCTCTGAAGAAAAATTCACAGGTGATAAGTTAGAAGACCTTCATGGTAATAAAAACGTGAATGCCGTTGTTCTTGATCCTGATATGGATCCTGAGTTGATTAAAGAACGGAAATTAGAGAATGCTATTGAATTCGCAAAACTAAATCCTGAATTAGATATCATTGTATCTGGTATGTCTATTGCCTCTCGTGATAATATCGGAGTGGTTAAAGAAGGACTATCCGGTGAAAAACGAGATATCATCAAGTTAGATGGTAGTGTTGATAAAAATGTAATGGTTGAAATGCTCTTTATGAGTCTTCCTCAAACTGCGGAACACAAATCAAAAGACTATACTATTGATGATGGTGGACGTAATTATTCAACATTGTTCCGTTATGGTTTACAATCTAAAATTGGTGAAGAATTCTATCGTGAAGCCTTTATTCATGAAGGTGTACGAGATGTTAATTTAGATAAAGTAGAAGTAGCCTTTCAACGTTTGGGTGTTACCTTTAATGATAGAGAACGTTTGGTTGAAAAAGGAAATGTAAATGCCTTTGTTGAGACTGAAGCTGTTATTGATGCTCAATCATTCTATATGACACCTGTTCATGAAATTCGTCGCTTATTAAAAGAAGGAATGGTTGATGGACAAATTAATATCCTTCTTCCTGATAATATGAGCGTGAAAAGCCCTATGTTGAATGGTCAAACCGTAACCGATGCATATGGTAATAATATTATTCCTATTCGTGTTGATCGTGAGTCTAATGCCTTATTTACTAATTATGGAACTATTCCATATCGTTATAATGCAATCTTTAAGGCTTTAGCCGTTGGAAATGCAAAAGACTTAGAAACAGCTTATTCAAATGCCGTTTCCGTTGATTATAAACAATTAACTCGTAAAAACAACCTCATTAAAGATATTGATACCATGACCTTTACTGAAGGTGCAGGAACATGGGTTATTGTTGCCGATCCATCTCTTAAATTGGATGAAATTCGATTAGGGAATGAAGTTCCTGAAGGTAGTGACCCTCGTCATATTATTCACCGTGACCCTGTTATTCAATCAGGAAATACTATTTCTATGACAAATATCGGTAAAGGTGATGTAAATGTACTTCATGTAAATCCACTTATCATGAAAATGATTGATGGTGACTACGATGGAGATACAATGGGTGATACTCATTATGATAATCTTCGTGTTGCTGAGGATATTAAAGAAGTAATCTACTTATTAAGTAATCCATATGAACAACTTAATTATCATGGTGAAGTATTTGCTGGTATTGATTCTGCTCACTTTAAAGCAACTGCAGCTGCTGCAGGTGTGGATACATCTGATTTGAATTTCAATGATGGGAAAACAAATGCCGAACTTGGTCATATGATTGAAGATGCTCAAGATAAAATTGTTCGATCACCTGAAGCATATGGAGCCTACTCTATTAATTTCACAAATGAGAAAACAGCTCTTGATAGTCTTTGCAAGATGGCTAATGATGGTATGAAGGGTAATGTAGAAACATTGACACATAGAATGCAGTATCCATATACTCGTGAAGAAAATCGTGCGAATAGCCGTGCACTTCAAGGTAAGAGTTTACTTGCTGGACCTGCAGGTATGATTACAAATAACTTTATCGCAGATAATGCAGTACATGAATTTGATGCTGATTTCATGCGATTAGGTCTTGACTTAACACATACCCAATCACAATCAGTACTTCAAATGAAGAAAAATGCGGATAAACTTCCAGTGATTCACCAAGGTATTCGTACAATGAAACAAGTATTTGCAGGTAAATTTGATGTTGAAACCTCTCGTCAAAAATTGAAGTCTGTCACAAATGGTATGCTTCCAGATACAGCGGTTGACCAATTTGTTGATATGGTTGTTGCCCGTCAAATTCCAGATCCAAAAGTATTTGGTAAAGGGTTGTTAAATGGTACGTCTATGACGACTACAAAGATGGCCTTTACTTCAAGTGATAACTTCGCTCGTACACTTAATAAAGTAACACGAAAAGTCGAAGTGCCAACTCTTGATACTGCAACTGATGGTCTCACAATGTAAAGAGAAGGTTCTCCTTCTCTTTTTCTATTCTGCTGTGTTCGTAATGAATCAAATTTTATGGTATAATAAAAGAAAGTAAATAAGGATGGTGTAATATGAACCCACGTGATTTAGGAAAATATTTTTATATGCAAATTTCAGATACAAGTAAAGTTGGTCCTAAATATTATGTACGAAAAGAAGTTGCTTTAGATCCTCAACTTGAAACATTAACAGGGACATCTTTACCTGAAACAATGAGTTTAGATGAAGCTAAACAACTGTTTAATCATTTTTCTGATTTTACAGTAAAAGACCCACTAGGATATTACAATACTGAGGATTCCGCTTATTTCTTTATTCGTGATACGTTTGAAGATAAATATGAACAAACGCTTGAAGATATTGAAGATGGTCGTCAAATGGGTACGACCTATGCGATTGAAGCGAAATTAGGTATTGATAAAAATGGTGACCAAAATCGAGATGCACTTTATAAAAACATTCGGGATTTGATTAAAGAATCATTACCAAAGGGAATGGCTTATAGTGACTTAAAAGCTATTGAACTAGATGAACGTGGAGAAAAATTAATTGAAAATTTAATTGATTCTCGTGTCACATTAACACAATCATTCTCTGTTAAACGTTCACTTGGTCGTAATAAGATTACACGTGAAGATGTCTTAAATAATATCCGAAATCGTGTTACAAGTGCTAGTACCGAACTGAATGCGTATTGGGAAGATGTACTTGATGATAAATTGACAAATTTGGTTGTGGATATTGAACCAAAACCAAAGAAACCCTTTTATGGTAAATCAAATGTTGTAACAACAAATGATTTATCCTTATCTGATTTAGATGAATTGTTAGGTGGAGGTCCATCACTATGAGTCAAATAAAAGAGAAGGTAGCTCTTAAATTATTTGGAAATAAAGATTATGAATCTGTTTTGTCGGTACTGTTACCAAGTGACCCATTAGTTAAAAAATTTCATAAAGAAGTTGAGAAAATGGGCCGTGTTTGGCGTTAACTTAATTGTTTTAAAGTTACATAAGTTTGAATACGTCTAAAGGTTTTTCCTAAATAACGTGTTTGATAGGATGCACGGCAATTCAAATAAGGTAGAATATCCTTGTCAAATTCAATTTTTGGATATGATGTTTGCAAGTATTTCCGTAGTTTCTTAACCTTGTCAGAATTACCCAATACTCTATGCGCTGCAGGATTTGAATAAATAGGAAAATAAAGTTTTCCACCAGAAAAATAAAGAGCATCTTTAATGCAATCAATATATAAGTCGATGATTTCTTTTGATGATACAACTGGTGTTACAACATCATCTGTTACATTATTGGCTTCGAGTACTTCAATTCGTTGTTCTAATTCTTCAACTTTTTGTGATAGTAATTCAACAGATGGTTGTACTGATACGTAGACAATGTAACCTTTTTCTTCTGATACAAATTCCACATTTTCAATTGTAAATGCACAATTAGGATAAGCTGTTAATACACGTTCTTTTACTCGTTCTTCCCAAAATAAGTCATAATCCATGTATGATAAATAAATTTTTTTCATAATGGTTCCTTTCTCATTATAGATAATAAAAAAGACGGTTATAACCGTCTTTTTTTTAGTTTGGATAAATGTAAACTACATCACCATAAGCACCTACCGGGTTAAACCAACCACGGTGATTACCAATGGTTCTATTTCCACCCCAGTTTGATTCAAGTACTTGAATAGAAGTTTCTGATTGAACATCAGATACATATGCTACGTGACCATATTCACCGCCATTCCATACTGCGATAGCTCCTGGGATTGGTTTAGTTCCTACTCGGTAACCAGCTTGTCTAGCTGAATTAGCCCATTGATTTGCATTACCCCAATAAGGTCCAACAAATGGTACCATTACTTTAACACCCCATGTACATTCACCTACTGGATAGGTTCCTGCATTGGCATAGTCAAATCCTGGTTGTGAGTGACCCGTTACGACCTGACCAGATGCAATTGCATCTTCTTTGGCCTTTGCTTCTGCGGCTAATGCTTCTTGTCTAGCGGCTTCCTCTGCAGCTTTACGAGCTGCTTCTTCTTGTTCTTTTTGTTTTTTCTCAAGATCAGCATGTTTTGTTTCTGCTTTTTCAAGTTTTTCTTTAGCTGCGCTCAATCTTGATTCTAAATTCTTTGATTCAACTTTTAGGCTATCTAACTTGTTCTTTTGAACATCTACCAGTGTATTTACTGTGATTGGTACAACTGGTTTTACAGATAGTGATTGTTCTGCTGTGCTTGATTTTTTCACTTTTGATTGAATATGTTCAATTTGTGAATTTAAGTTTAATTGCTCTGTTTGTAATTGTTTTACTTGTTCTTTTGCAACAGTGACTTCTGTAGCCGCATCTTGCAATTCATCCGCATGTGTGGGATTTGTAAGTGCAGCCATTCCTAATACTGCAATACTTAATAGTGATACTTTAATACTTGTTTTCAATGAAATAAAATTTCCTTTCAATTATACTTACACTATTAGTTTACCATAGTACCGGTTCATATTCCATATCATAAATTTTACAATTTGGTTACAAAACAAGCACGTTTTCAGGAAAGGTTCCTGATTGTAATCGTTCTTCAAATTTAGTAAACTGTTCATCTTCATCACGTAATCGTGCTTGTTGATGTGTGTAAGTTTCATTTGTTGTTTGTGCACGCTCACTTAATTGTCGTTCTAGTTGTTTTGTATCAACCTTTAAATAACATAGAATAAGTAAACGATTTGGGTACTTTTCAACTAATTCATCAAATCCTCTAGGATCAATGACATATACATCTGCCTCATCTGTTTGTTCACGTGTTGCAAAATAATGATACCCATTAATGAATGTGTAAGCGACCATATCCCATTCATGTGAGTAATAAACGTCTTCACTGATAAAAATATGATTATCTTCATCAGCGGTTCGTTTTAGTCGTGTTGTATAGGATTTTACGGGTGTGAGTCCATAAGATATTAGACGATTTTCTAATGTGGTTTTACCTGATCCTGAGCGACCAATAATACATAATAGTGGTTTCATTGTACTTCCTTTTAAAATTCAGGGCATGTCAGTGTAATAGCTGTTTGAATGACTCTTGCTACGGCTGCTATTTTTGATAAATTTTCAGCATTCAATTTTAAAGTGGTAGATTGACAAGTTACTTCGCCATCTATAATTACAAACAATGGCCCATCTTCAATGTAGATTGTCGTAATTTCAGAACCTTCTAATATATACATACTATCGGTATTAAAATGTGTTTTTACGGCAGACTTTACATAGTCTGATTGCAACTGTTGATAATTATATTTCATGAGTATTTCCTTACAATTTTATTTGTTTGGGATCAAGTGCGGGTCCACCACCAAAGATATATAAGTCCCTATCCAAATCAATATGAACATGACATGGAAGCTCTACACCCAGTTCTAAATCTTGCATGTAGGCTTGAGCTAACGTTGATAGTGCTTGTTCAAAAGGAACTCCTAAGTCTTCAATATCAGCGTGAATACATTTATCTGTATAAATTAAGACGGTACGTTTCATAATAAGTCACCTTATTTTCTAAGAAAGTAAAGTGAAACTACAAACGATACTGTCACCCAAATTCCCGTCAAAATGTTTCCAATTAATTGCATAGCTTCATTATTTTGAGTGAAAATAGCAAGTGCTAATGAAAACATTAATCCAATAACAATAAGACTTGAAATAATTCCAATAAGAATGACAATGGTTTTATTTTTCATGTGTATATCCTTTCTTTTATATTATAACGTTATTTTTGATTATAAACAAGAGTGTGAACTAATTGATATGGTAGATAACGTCTTTGCGCTCTACTACAATTTTCACGTCTTTGTCTAATTCTTGTAATTTGTTTAATAATTTTTGATTAGGGTTAATGGCAATTGGGTTACCAACTGTTGTTAACATTGTGATATCCCCCATTGTATCCCCATAAGCATATGACTTCTGAAGATCAATATGATGATATTCTTGTAATTCATTTAAAGTCTTTTGTTTTGAGTGTTTATCCCACATAGGAATAACATCTCCTGTATAAGTTTGATCACTGGTACGATATAAGGTTGAGTACTCAATATCAACACCTAATTCTTTTGCTAATGGTTCAACAAGAAAGTTAGGTGAACCTGAAATAAAGACAATTTTATGACCTTGTTCTTTATGCCATTTGATTCGTTCAGCGGTGTATCGATATAATTTTTTAGCATCTTTTTTAATAACTTGTTTTGCAACAAATTGAATGTCATCAATAGATTTACCGTTCAAGTATTGTGTGTAGATACGAACTGCATGTTCCAGGTATTCTTCATACCCAAGTTCACGATTTTTCCATGCATGAAAATATGGTTTTACTTCTTCTTGAACTATGGATGGAAATACATCGTAATCCACACATTTATCCATATGTCTAAGTAATAATGAGTCACGAAAAATTGTTCCATCTACATCAAAAATAGCTGCAATATTCATATTTTGTCCTTTTCTTATTTTGTAGTTGTGATATTTTGCCAATCATAAAAATCCCCTTGATAGATATTCGTTACATCTTCTATTGTGTATTGATTTAAACACGTTTCAATGATACAAATTTCAGTATTCTCATCATTATAATACCAGCCTAAGTTGTACATTGATGGAGTATACTTAATATCAATTTCAATTAGATAATCAGTTGAAGTAGTACCAATCATATAAGACTGGAACAATTCTTTGTTGAAATTTTCAAACTTTGGATAATTTAATTTAAGTAATTCTTCAATTGTTATATTATAATTTAGTGAATCTGGTAAAATATAAACAGTTGGATTTTCATGTAAGAAAAATAAAGGTTTTCCTCTATCTTTATTTATAATGACCTTTTCATTTTTAAGATTATCATATTCTTCTTTGGATATGAATCGGTAGTATTTTGTCATCCTTTAACAATCCTCATCTTTTTCAAAGTTACTTAATAATTCATCTACATAGGTAGTATCATTTGTATAAATAACGGTTTGTCCAGATGTCCATTCCGTTAGATATGTTTCCAAAATGACTACATAATCAAAGGTTTTTCCTTGAATAACATGTGGTCCATACCCAATAAAATTATCAACTAGTGAACCTTCAAACACCTGATAATCGGCGTCATTAGGATATAATTGTAACAATAATTGGTCTACATCATGATAATTTGTGTAAAATTCTTCAATAAAGTTGTCTGATGGTCGTTTCATGTAGCCTCTCCTATTTTGATTGAATATAATTTTCTGGATTATGATAAGATAAAATTAACCGTTCAAAAATACCTGTAGTATCATCAATAGGAATATTAGTATGATATGTGATCCCATCTGATAATCTTGTTTGAATGGAAATCATATTGGTATTTTTAATGGTCTCAAAAGTCATAACGATGCGATTAGTATCATTAATTCGTTTATATCGTACTTTTGTTTTGATGTTTAGTGTTTCTACAAATCCTTCTTGTTCTAAAAGGGTTTTGTATCGTTCTAAAAAGGTTTTTAACATGAACCTCACTCCTTATCTTTTTTTGTAAAAATAAGGGTGACATAGGTATATTCCCCGTTTTTACCCATTCCATTAGTGTCTGTTGAAATAATGGTGTATCCTTTTTCTTCCATAGTTTGGTTTACAGAGTGGATAAAGTTAGTTGTTCTCTGTGCTGCCTTATTTGATGGAAGTAGTTCATAGTTAAGAAATTCAGTAATAATGATTTTTTCTTTACCATTTTGAATGTCTGTTTGTGTACTATCGGAGAGCTTATAGTCATATACATTAACTTTTGAGGTTAAACTATTATCACCACCGGAAGCTGTTGATTGATAACAAGCTGATAAGACAAAAAGTGATACAAATACTGTAAATAAAATTGCTAGTTTTTTCATTTTAGTTCCATTCTTTTAGACCGTTTCAAAGAATAATTGTGTTTTGCGTTCAATATCTTCAATTCTATGAATTGTTACGATATCTGCATCTTTATGATTATTTGGTAGACGATTACCCATTTCTTTAATATGAATATCCATATTATCGAATTCATCCATTTGATGATATTGGAAATATTCTTCTACCATTGAATTAGAATAGATATATAAATCCATCATGAGACTGTTCCAATCAGAATATGTATCTACATGCCAATCAAAATCAGTTCCATAGGATACATAATAACAGGGTGTTGTTGTATTTTGAGATTTGAAATTGAATTGTTCTTCAGCCATTTCTAGGTAGGATAGTACCGTTTGCTGCTTATCAATAGCTTCAATTTCTTTAGCTAACATATCTCCATGATCAGAAATATAATAATCATTTGAAGATGCTGCTCCTTTTACAATTAATTGATTCATAATGAACTCGTCTTGTTTCTCAACTGTATCTAGCTCAGGATGTAATGCAATAATTGAATAAATAGCTGTTGAATGATTTCCTATCCCTCGTACAGGATATTCTAAATTTGTTGTTTTATCTATTACATAACTATCTGTGAATATATGAGTTTGTGATAATTCATTAAATTCAGGTGTTGATAACATTAATTTAAAGAATCGTTGAGTGTCTTTAATGTCTTTACCCATTTCCCAATCGACCATATGACGTTCTATTACTCGTTTGAGTACATCATCTGGTACCGTACGTATAAAGTCATTAATGGCCCAAATAACTTGTTTCGTAACAATATAAGTAAATGGTTTTTCGATACATGATAGAAATTGTTGATTGAATTGATACAAATCCTTTTCAAAATGAATTTCTAGTAACATACGAGCAATAAATAATTCGTCTGCTTTAAATTGAATAGTAGTTGTTTCCATGGAAGTCCCTCTATTTTCTTAATATAGATTTAACAATAATCTGTTAGGTGTAAATAAAAAAATCGGAAATGAAGAGGGTTTGGGGGTAAAATTTACCCCCAAGAAATTCCAAAAAATCGTTAGATTTTTTGGAAAAAAGGTCAAGATCGTGACCTTTATGGTAAATATTGTTCTTTAATGCGTGCAAGATGTTCATCAGATACATGTTGCCCATATTGGTTAACTTGAAGAAACAATTCAACTTTTTGTTTATTTGATAATGGAACTTGTCCTTTATCGGTATAGTATTTCACTAATGTATAAACCATAGGAGTGTTCATAAATCGATAGGTGTCAGTTCCATTTAAATCACTATAATATAATCCGTCTACTGAAAATTCACCTTTAATATACGATAGGATAGCATGAAGTCTTTGTTTACCATCTAAAACTTCATACTCATGTATTCCATCATCAGCGTTATCTAAGAATGTTGGTCGTACATCGGTTTTATCGGTCAATAATGCCTTAATAAAGGCTTCTTTTTGATGAACTGTCCATACTAGTTCTCTTTGATAAAATGGGTCAAAATCATATGTACCAACGCTATATTCTCGTAAAAATGAAGCTACCGTTGATGTTATATGTGAAAGAATCAAATCGTCAATAAATGATCGATTTTTAGGTGATTTAAATTGGGAATCACCTTTAGGGCGTTCTTCCTTTGAAATCATTTCAATAAGAGGATATCCATCAAACAGACTATTTCTAGGATTAAGTACGACATATACTTGATTTTCTTTTTCTATAAATTCAGTGATAATATCCATATTTTTTGAATGATCCATATAGATAGTATCACCAATAGATAATCCATTAATTGATTTTTTAAAGCCTAACTTTTCAAATAACATTTCATAGATATAGTTATTGTACTCATGCATCAACTGTTTTGTAGAGTCAGCACATTTTGTACTTTCAATAGATTTAATAACATCTTTATAATATCTAGGCTTTAATTCCTTATAAAAATCTAATACTCGATGGAAAATATTTTGTTTTGATTTCGTTAGATTATTTAGGTAATCTTCAAAAATAGTTTCTTTCATAGTTATTCTCCATTCTAAAAAAGGGAGATATTCATCTCCCTTTATATATTATTCTTTTTTATCAAAAAAGTCATAGAATTGATTTAGTTCTATAATTGCAACTTCTTCAACTTTATGTTTTTTAATGTCAAAAGTTGGATCATTTTTGCTAAATTCTTTTTCTATTGCTTTTTCTGCAAGATAAGGTAAATCAAATATAATCGTTCCATTTCTTAATGCAAGTGGTTGACCATATTCATTTACGATGCGATAACCAATAGAAAAGGGTCTGATTTCTTCAGGTATAGGTATATATTTCATTATACGTATCCCCTTTATTTTAACTGTAATTTTAGTGCCATTTCCTTAATACTTTGTGGACGGAATCCAGCAAAAGGTTCCATATCTAATAATACAGGTGGTACTACATATGGCATTGCCATTGGTCCAGATTTCCCATTCTTAATAAAGGCAATATATTCATCCATATATGGTGATTCTTCAATGTTAATCTCATCATATGGAATTCCAATTTTATCTAATTCGTTCTTTGTCATTTTACATTGAACGCATTGATTTTTGGAATATACGGTTGTTTTTTCAGGGTTTGGTCTTTGAATTGTCATTTTTATTCTACTTTCATCCATGATTCATATTCTTTATCAAATTGATATCCGCCAGAAATTAACTTGTTAATGCAAAACTCAATTGCACTTTCTAACGTTGGAAATGATAATGAATATGTTTTTACATTTGGTTCCACAAATATTTTTGTAAGCAAATTAATATTTTTATTTTGCGTATTTGTTTTGAAGTTTTCAACATGACGCCATAAGACATAATATGTATCTTCGGTTAGTGATCGTACTTCATAATAAATGGATACCCATTCTTCATAGTCATTCACGGTATCATATGCAATAAGACTTAATGATAATGAGTCTAAATTATTAACAGGAATACTGTCAGGAAATAGTTCCTGTTTATATTGAGATAACAATGGATCCATTGCATTAAGAATGAATCCGTTATCTAATCCAATTTCATTATCTTGAGTTGGATGCAATAAGTCAGGTTTAAATTCGATAATTTTCATTTCTCAATCCTTATTTTGAAAACTGTAAAGCATATTCTTCTTCACTAGGTAATTCTTTAATTGTCTTACGAATTAAATTAATCAACCAGTGATATAGTTTTGTTTTTGTATGATAATAACCATACATATATTGTTCATATGCTTCTGCTAATTCCAAATCTTCCAACACTTGTCGAATACATTCATCCGAGTATTCTGCACATGCACGTTCTTTTCGTGTTACAAAATGATTGATAATTCCAGACTTTTGATTATAAGATTGTCTTGAAATTGCATCTCGAAGTCCTTCAGTTGCTCTATTATATTCAGTAATTCTACTATTCAAATATGATTTTGTAGAATACAAATAATCTAAGAACATTGTTCGATCACCTACTTCATAAGATAAGGCAACGACAATATCAGCTAACTCAATCAGAAGATCATTAGGTAGTCCTACAATAGGGCCATTTGGAAATACGGTTACTAACTCATTTAGTAGACCTTCCATATCATCATTCTCAATCTTTTTATCAATACGATCAGGTAACTTTTTGTGAATGGATAACTCAAATAAGTTTTTTATACCCGACTTCGTATCTATTTTTACAGTTTCTTTTACTGTAGATTTTGAAAAGAAGTGGTCACGAACCGATAAAATATTACGATCATGTAGTGTTTTAACAAGAGCTTCTAATTCACGATGCTTTTGTGCTTTTCTAAAATGGTAATAACGACCATTCTCATCTACTTTTACAACATAAATAGGAGGGATATATTCATCACGTCTATCTAAATGTTGATAACACTCTGTCACCGTCATACCGGGATATGTTTCTGTTAAAATGTGTTCAAAATGTTTATGCTCAATGGAGTGATCTCGAATCATAGAAATGAAAAATTCAAGTTGTTTATCTCTGTCTCGGGATAGTTCTTCAACCATTCCCTTATCTTCAAATGGTTTTATAAGTCTTCCAAATGCAAGTTCTTTCAGTGTTAATGGTCGTGTCAAAATAATTTTATAGTTCGACATGGTTTAATACGGCTGCTGCAACATAAACAAGGTAGGGACAGCCTCTCCTTTCAGTATCATGTTTTTCACGGTAAGGAATCATTCCTCCACCATACTCAGCAAGTACCCATGGCAAATCTTCTTTTGTCATACCATAAGCGATAATTTCAGGTACATGTGTATAAATATCTTCATAGAAAATTGTACGTAAAGCCATATAATCAGCATGTGATTTATCACTATCTAATTCATACGCTGTACGAACTTTTCCTAATGTTGGACGGTTTAAATTGATATCTTTTAAACTTACTACTACTTCACGAACACCTTCTGGTGCTTCTTTTAATGTGACGGATTGTCGTCCAACTTCTTCATAATTTCGATCTTCAAAACTAACAGTTGGTGCATTTAAATCTACAACTTCACTATTAATTCCATAAAAAGTACACATAGTACGATTGATAATTTCTAAATGTTTAGATGCTCGATACTTAAATCCTTTTTCGGTTGTTCGAATGAGATAATGTTTCCCACCTCGAACAGTATCTTCTTTATAAATATAGGAATAGGATTCCGCTTCCTGTAACTCTTCTTCTGTATATCCAGGTTCTAAATCGATTACTGCGTAATCTGTACCAACTAAATTTACAACAATTGGGAAATTACGTGGTACTTGTGCAATTTGAGATACAGTAGTCTTCACCATGTCAATTCCAATTGGAATATATACTCCTGATGTTAATAATTCAGGGTTTAGTGGTCGTTTATAGTAATCAACATAAGTTGCAGGTAAGTCACCTATTAATGGTAATAATCCTTCTGGAAATACAAATGTTTGAGAATAGGAATATCCCGTTAAAGATACGGGTAATGCCATATTATAGATATCTAGTGTATCTTCTAATGTTACATGTGGTGTATTTTGAATAAAATAAGGAGTTTTCTTCTCTTCATATTCAGCAATACCTGCTAAATATCGAAATCCACGAGGGCTACTAGGTCCTTTATCGGTATACTGACCGTTTTGATAAATTAAGCTATATCCTAGACCAATTGGTTCTACTTCGATGATATTGTCTTTTTGACGGAACAATACTTCGACTGGTTTTCCAAATTTGATATCAGGAATAGGTATTTTTTTTGATATTAATTTATCACCTGCCTCAGAATAATAGACAGGTCCGTTTCGTTTAGATTGTTCAATCATATTTGTTCATCCTTTTTCATATAGTGAGCTATCTGCCGGCTTTCTTATATTTAATAGGTGTCTATTAGACATAAGGAAACCGACAGAATTCTGTCGGTTCACTATAAAGGATTATCCCCATTGACCTGTTGACGCATCTGAGAAATCACTTGCCGATGCAGTTGCACCTGAAGTTGGATCCCAAACATGTCCACGTTGAGGAATTCCAAAGATATCTGCAGGAGCTTTATCAGTAGAAAAAGCTACTTGGAAATATTTGTTTCCTTGGTTAATTGCCTGTGTCAAAGTTACAGTCAATTCAACATCATTACGCAAGTAGTAGTTCTTTGGATTTCCATTCTCATCAAAGAGTGGTTGTCCATTTGCATCTACATCATCTGCGTTTTTGTCATAGATTGTAACCAATCCTTCAGACGTTTGAATATTGGCATATGGTGACTTCATATTAATGGTAAGTGTGACGTTACCGTCAGCCGCCAATCCATTCAATCCATTAATTACGATTTCACGAATTTGTTCTTCTGGAGTTGTATCAGTAATACCACTTGTTTCTGGTACAAGATCTGTAAATGGATTTTCACCCATACGATATTGAATGTATTTGAACGCGAGTTTACCTGATTTTGCTGAGTTTTTAGACTGTGAACGTTTTAATGCAAATGCATGTGGTGGCAATACTGTCAAATCTTTAATTGTAATAAACAGACGACGAATAGTTGTTGATTTATCAATTGTACGATAGTATTGATAATCACCATTTTGGTCACGGTAACGATCACGAATACTTACAAGTCCTTGTACTGAAAATGGTGCTCCAAGTTCTGCCATGTGTGTTTTACCTATTGTGCGATACTCTATGAGTTTTACGCATGTCTTTCTATTGTGCTTTTCTAGTCAATGTGTTTTACGATTATAGGAGACTAACCCTATTCTCAACCTTACTGTTTGTTATTCTAGAACTAACAAAAATTAAGGAAAAGGTGTATCACCTTTGATATATTTATTCTATCATAAATTGATAGGGTTGTCAACAATTTTATCAAAAAAGTCACCCAAATTATTTGGGTGACTACATCTGATATTGTTATTCTAAATCTTTTAGGTCTTCTTTATCTAACGGTACATGTGTAGATACATGAGACCATCCTCGACGTTTCGCAATATCAGCTGCGTAATCATCTGCTGTAAAAATATTATTAGCTTTTTCGACATCTTTCTCATTTAATTCAAAAGAATAGTCAAAATTCTTGTTTCCATCATTAAAGGTTGCTATGTATTTATAGACTTTCATCATTCATCCTCATTTCATCTTTTATTTTATTATAAATGATTTTTAAGGATTTGTCTATTAACTAGGCATTGATGATTATAGCTGTAAATGTTGCTCTTCCAAACCTTTTAGATCTTCTTTATCTAACGGTATATGTGTAGATATGTGAGTCCAGCCTCTAGTTTTACACATTGCAGATGCATATTCCTCTGCAGTAGAAATACGATTTGCTCGTTCTACTTTTTCATCATCTAATTCAATAGGGCGTTCAAACTTTTTTTCACCATCATAAAAGGTCAGAATATACTTATAAATTGCCATTATTAATCCTCATTTCATCTTTTATTTTATTATAAATGATTTTTAAGGATTTGTCCATCAACTAGGCATGAGTACGTTATGCCATACTTTAGCTTGGCTCGCAAACATGGTTACATATTCATCCCAGTCTAATTGATTATAAATTTCTTCAATTTCTTCATCTGACATTTTCAAAATAGATTGATTGTTGATGTAAACAAGAGATGTTGGAGATAAGTTTGCAACTTTTTGTTTTGAAACCGCATAAAATGATTGATTTCGATGAAGTGATCGATATTGGTCAACTGTAACAGCACGTTCAAAATATTTATCAATTAAACCTTTGTCTGTCAATTCAGAAATAACATTTGGGTCACCAATTTTGGTATCTCCAAATAACTGACTTGCATATGCGTCAAATGTTTTAGAATGTTGACTAGATTTAGTTGTATATTTTTCAAGTTTTACACCTGTTTTTGTCAACCAGCCACGAATAGTTCCTGTATAGACATTTCCATCGGATGCTAGTAAAATAGAACCGGATGTTGAACGCATAATCCAGGATGCCATTAATACCATTGTGCGATGATCGAATTCTTCACGCGCTTCCATTAAGGCTTTCGCAATTAATTCTTTATCGACTGGTTTATCCAAAATATTTTCATTTTGGAGATAACGAGTTAGTACATTATCTGATAAGGCTGGGTGAGTCAACCGTTGAGTGATGGTAGGGCCTTGCCATGCAGTCAATGAACCACCTTTAGCTGACTTAACCTCACCATCTTCCATTTCCATGCGATTATTGGTATCTTTTGATACCAAATATAATGGTTCTGGGTCAATTTTGACATATAGTTGTTCCAACTCAGCATCTACTAACTGTTTATTTAAATCTTCATCAATATTAAAGACATAAATACCATCAGTATTTGAGGATGGTACACTAGCACCTTCAATCGCTAATCGTGCTGCAATACGGAATGTGAACAATTGTCCTAAGATACGCATTGCCATAGCCTTATTATTTCCACGAAGATTTGTGTCAAATCCTGCATCTAAGGCACCAGAAGCCGAGTTTAATACCAATTTATATCCTTCTTGTATAATATTGGTTTCAATCCATTCCCTTGAACCAAATTTGAGAGTCTTTAATTTGCTCTTAATTGCAATACGTAGGTTGTAAACCTCTTCATAGGTATCTCGACCATTACCGTCATAGAATGCTCCCATGTTAATGAGCAACATGGGATAATATCCCGCGAAGTCTTGGTGAACGGAATATCCGGCAGAAGTGTATTTATACCTCTCAATTAGCTTTTCGCCACCTGTACGATTACCTGTCTTTTTGTCAGTTTTATACTGAACCATGAAAGGTGTAAAATCTTCAGGGTCAACAATTTCATCACATTCTTCCGTATTATCAAAGAAATAAGGAATTTCATGTGTTAAATATTGAGGGTAATCCCCAAAAGGAGTTCGTGATTGTGCCTTAATTAAGTTCATTAAGGCTTGTGGAACTTTTTCGTCTGCAGGTATTTTAGATATGTACTTATACTTATCTCTTAATTCTTTAATTCGCTTACGGTCATTATCTAATTGGTTACGGAATATTTCTGCACCATGAATTCCTCCAAAGGAGAAGTTTTCATAGGTATATGAATCATTACCATATTTATCAATTAAGGGGATGAATGTCCCATAAGTTAACATTCGTTCCCTACGAGCTGATTTTGGTTCTGCAGGTATTCCATAACGCATTAAATGTCGAGTAGATTCATTAAAGTTTTTACCTCTAAATGAAGCATAAAACTCATAAATCGACAAGAATTTTGCTAAATGACGTTTAGCTGCTTTTGGATTGTGTTGGGCTACCTTGGCGTATACTTCACGCATATACCAGTCTTTGGTATCTTCCAACATATCCTTTTGTTCGACACCTAATTTTTCTGCAATATGTTTTGCAGGATATAGATAACTGACAACAGGGGTATCTTCAATTGGCTTATCAGGTGATACAATGAATTCTACGAATTTGGCTGATGATGAGTTAGGTGTTACACCATTTTCTGTAAGTGATGGATATCGTTCTAATAATCCTTTACGAACCGTTAAGGTTTGTTCCATTGTATCAGGAAATACAACATCTTTTAACTCAGAAATATCATTAATATTATAAAGAGTATCTTTATAGATATCTTTTGAAAATCCTGATGTGTTGGATTCTGACTCAATGATAGATCCACCCTTCATTCCAACCATAGTTTTCAATCCAATAGTTGGACGACCGTTATCAATCATCTTTTCATTAAGAAAAACCGCATCAATTTGATTCCCAAATTGCTCATAATCACGAGTTGATACTCGTCTACCAGTATTGTCAATTAAGGTGTCTGAATACGCACGTAAGGCTTCCGTTGTTGTTTGTACACGATTTCCGATAACTGATTTTAATAGAAAATCAAGCATCTGAATATCGTATGATAAAGAGTTGAAGGCTATATATTCGTGCTCTTTAGGTTTGACTTCTTCATCTTTTATACCTAAGAATTGACCTAATAATGTATCGGTTCCTTGTGTTGGAATTTGACGCTTGAAATGCTCAACTAATCGTTTCGCACTTTTTCGTAAATCTTCAGCTCGGAACGTATACCCTGAGTCTTTACAGGCTTCTAATACTAATGCTTCATCTTCTTTTGAATTAACAAGATAGTGCATCTCAAGGACATTACTATCATTAATAAATCCCGCACAAAAGAAGTTTTCATATGATTCGACGTCCCAATGATACCTCATTATTCACCCCTTTCAGGTGTGATAACAAGATTTCGTTGAGAAGGAATACAAGTACCTTTTGTCTCAATCAAATGTAATAACTCAGGTAGTGGAGAAGGTGTTTGCCGTAAATATCCAATTCGTCTCTCAATTCCTTTATAGGTTAATTCACTTGGTTTTAAAATAGGTTTTAGACCTTTGTCATCTACATAGGTAGGTGTAAAGGTTTTATTCTCATGGTCTAATTCCCCTTTTAAAATTGGCAAATCAGTAATAGAAAATGTTAATTTTCGATACGTAGGATGTTTTGTAATTCTCATAAAATTTCTTGCCTTTCTAAACCTTTTACCTCAGATAAGGTTAAGGTGGTATCTTGCCATAATTGTTTAATAATCGGTAATTCTAATCGTTTACGGAAGGTTTCTAACTTTGCTAAGGCAAAATTAGGGCAAGGAAACTTTTCAGACAAGAATACTTTTTTTAAATTCTCAAATTCTATATTTAGTCCAGCCGTATCAACTCTAAAAGGAATGAAATTATGATCAACTAAGTAATCAAATTGTTCATCATCTCGTAAGGCTGATATAATGGAGTCATTATCCATTGTCGATGCAAAAACATCTGTATCTTCATCAAGGTATTCAGGAAGATAATTTGCTTCCATATGATTTGACCAAATTTCACCAATTTGTAAACAACGTCCATAGTCCATATTAATGGGTCTTGTAGTTTGTGTATCTACATTATAGGCCATAACAAAATTAGATGGGTTGTGAAGCCTATCATTATTTCCTGTTAATAAGTCAAATCCAGCTTGTTGAATTAAAAATTGTCTAGCAGTAGAACGTTCCATACCTTCTAAAACCATTGCGTTTTCAAGATTTTGAATACGTGTATCTGTTGATACGTCTGCTATCTTTTCAATATAATTGTCACGAGTCATTGTAGTGTGCTGTTCACCTGTATAACCTGATGACAAAATATATTCAACTTCATATTCATCTAAATAATTACGTGAACGAGTACCTATTATTGATTTATTATCTTTTTCAAATAATCCAATTTCATAAACTGTACTATCCATGGAACAATCAGCATGTTTCAAAAAACAAGAAACAATTGCTTCCGATATAGATGAATATTGTACATCAAAATGTGGTTGTAATGTTCCAGAAACAGCAGGACTTAAAGTATCTAACTTAACAAAATATTCGCCATCTTCAAATACTGCAATTCCTTTATGTTGCATTCCTGAAATTGCTTGACTTCCAAATTTATGTTCGGAAAACTGATAGATGTCGTCCTTTTTGGTAGCTAAAGGATATCCCATTAGGTGGTTACCGTTCGTAACACGTGTTACGTCCTTTCTTGTTTCTTCTATTATATCACATTTTTTATATTTTTAATCATGTATGGATGGTAAGATAACTTACCACCCATAACTAACATCTTTTGTTTGTGGAAGTGCGGCTTCACTTAGAAATTCACTACGAGTCAAATCTCTATCCATTCCAAAGGTCATCCGATGTTTAGAATAACATAATCGTAAGGCTTTCTTGAAACGTGTCACACCAACATACATTAAACGTCGTTCGGACTCCATGTCTGCTTGGTCATTTACTTTAGTACCAGGGAAAATATCATTTTCCATACCTAAAATATAACCATAATCCCATTCTAATCCTTTTGACCCATGTAAGGTTGCAATACATACCCCATCATTATCTTCTTGTCTAGCAGAAGATGTCATTTCAAAGGTAAAGTTATTTGCAATATCATAAAGAGATGCATTTGGTTGATTTACAATAAAATCATAGGTGAAATCTTCCACCATACCTTTTAAAATATCTAAATTTCGTAGATGAGACTCATTATTCTTTAATCCTTTTATCCATGAAATATATCCTGTTTCTGTCAATAAATAATTAACAGCCTGTGGAAAAGTCATATGATTTTGTGGACTAATTAAATTTTGATATACATCAATGAAGTTTTGTACGTTTTTTCTCAATGCAGGAGTTAAGGTATCAACTTCTTCCGACAATAAAAATTCAACAATTGATAAATTATTCTCTTTTGCCTTCTCTTCTAATGTCGCAATGGCTTTTGGCCCAATTCCACGTTTTGGTCTATCAAGAATTCCCATAAAGGCATAAATATCTTTTGGATTTGTGAATACCTTAATGAAATTTAAGGCATCTTTCATGACCTCTGAATTCATGAAATCTGCAAATTTTGTTGTATCATTTACTGGAATTTTAGATTTCCCTAACGCTTGATTGATAGCAGGCATAGCCATACGAGATCTAACTAAAATAGCAATATCAGATGGCTTAATACCATGTTTCATCAACCATTCAATTTCAGCGATAACATAATCAGCCTCTTGTGTATCACGGTTTGCTTGTACTTCTAACATACCTTTGTAATTTTCATCAAGAGGTCTTGCTGAAACCATTGGTTCACGAATTGATCGACCACTATCATTAAAATCAATAATTCTATTTGCAACATCAAGAATTGGTTGATAACTTCTATAATTGGTTTTTAGATTGATACGAATACCTTCATTTGCAATTTGTTCCATGAGGTCTGAACGACCGCCACGAAACTCATAAATGGCTTGGTCAACGTCCCCAATAATTGTTAAATTATTTTTACCTACTGTACGAACAAAATAATCTTGTAAAGCATTTGTATCTTGGTACTCATCGACAATCATATGTGCTAATGAATTTGAAAAATTGTCTAACATGCCTGATTTACACATTAAATATCCAATAAATAAAATATGGTCATAATTCACCGTATTTGTCGTACGACCCTCTTGAATAGACCCAATAAATACCTTATGAAGAAATGGCATAACCTCATCATATGTTGCAGGTGTGATATAATCATCTGCTTTACTCATACGATATTTCGTTTCATCAGAGAAGTTACCCGTTTCCAATTCTTCTGGTAATGCAGTATTTACTAATGCAGATACCAAATTGGCAACCTTATTAAAGTCTTTCTTGTTTAAGTTCTTATGTGTTTCGGTTATAAACCAATGATTCATGACCTGCATATATTCAGGCTCTCGCTCAATTACAGTTCGATACATAGTGGCAGTTGATGAATCATCGATAATTGAAAAGGATGGTTGAAGTCCTACTGCAACAGCATTGTCTCGAATACATTTACCAATGATAGCATGGAATGTGCCAATTAGGACTCGCCGTTTGTCCTGCTCGCCAAGAGTACTGAATAGTCGATCCTGCATATCTTTTGCCGCATTACGTGTAAAAGAAATAAGGAGTACTCGACCAGTAGTATACTCTTTTAAAATTCGTCTGGCACGAGCCAATACCACGGTGGTTTTTCCTGTACCTGCTGAAGCAACTCCTGCAACAGGAGTTGTCAACGGGGCGTCAATCAACTGTTGTTGCTCAACATTAAATGTAACCATTATTTAGACAATCGTTCTTGTAGTTTATCTACAACAGCTTCGGCGATTGCATCAATAGTTTTAGCATCCAAACTTGTTGGATCCGCAGTGACATGATTTAGCTGCTCTGGTGTGATCGTAGTAGATGCTTTTGTTTCAGTTGGTTGTTTTGTAGTGGCAGGTTTAGCTTGTTTAGGTTTTGAAGTCGTTGTACTACCAGGATTCCATACAGTTGCAGTATTTTTAGTTTCATCTTGTGCTATTGTATCCTTTGATTGTGTGGTACTATTAGTAGCTGTACCAAAGAAAGGATTGGTAGTTGATGCTGTACTATCCGTTGTACCAGTTTTTGTACTAGCAGTTGTACCTGTTGATGTTGCGGTACCAAAGAATGGATTATTTGCTTGGGTAGTCGTTGAGCTTTCTTCTTTAGTAGCTTCCGGTTGTGAAGTTCCACCAAAGAATGAATTTCCTTTAGAGGCTTCTTGTACTTGAGAAGACAATCCTAATTGGCTATTTCCTTGTGTTTGATCTTTCTCAAATACATTTGTGTCAACACGATACTCTTCAGTTCGTTGTTGACTTTCATCTACGATTTCTTTTGTTTGAACTTCAGTCTCATCAACTTGTTCTACATTACGATTGATTGATGCTACTAGTTCATCAAAACTTTGATTTCCAAAAATTGTCATGTGTGTTTTACCTTTCGTTACATTACTTTATTTGCAGAATGTGCTGTTAATACTTGCTGGATTTGTGATAACTTTTCTTCAGATGTAACATCTGATTGAATTACTTGCATGATTAACTGTACTGCTGCATCTGCGGTTGGCACTTGTTGACGTAGTGCAATTTGCTCAATTAATGTACGGTCTTGTTGTAAAATCGCACTAATATTTTGCAGACCATATTCTGCACTAATTTTAAGATATTCCGTTAAAGCCATTAAACTATGTGACCCCGCAGGTAATTGACTAATAATAGGATAGTCCTTTAATACATTTTCCACATTATCTAAATGGGTTTTTACTACTAGTCGAATAGCATCCCAGTCTTTAATAATTTTACGTTTATCACCACTACTAATGTTTGGAAAACGAGATAAGAATGCATTGTATACAACATCTTTTAATGATGTTGATGATACAAGTGGGTGTGACATCAATTCTGAATCAATAATATCACGGTATTGAGTTACTTTTTCATTAATTCGCTCAGATACTTCTAACTGATGAGCCTTCTTCTTATGTTCAATAAAGTCAACGATAACGTCATATCCTTCAGCTGATAATAACGCGGTTAGATAATCGTTATAGTCTTTTGCAGTTTTATTAATGGCTTTTTTGTAATTTGCACCAAGATCTTGAATTTTTTTCGCAAATTGCGTTACATCTTTAACATCTTCTGGTGTTAATTCTGCGTTTGATTCGATTAATGCTTTGACACGATGAATTTCAGCTTTTGTTTCTTCCCATGTGCTTTCCGTTAAATTATAGCCTGTTTGAGAAGCTAGTTGTAACATTAATTCTGACATGTTGTCCTTCCTTCTATTTATAGTTGAGTGTCCCAATCTGATGGACGTTCATAATATTTACTACTTCGGTGAACCTCATAATAAATCCCATTTGGATTTAAATGTGTTGAAACATATGCACGTGCTTGTTGTTTAGACAAATGTCGCATATTTTGTACGGCACGAAAAAGATCTTGTCGTAATGATTTAGGCAAATCTTTATAATTTGTTTTGACAAATTTAGATAATTCAGTATCCGTTAGGTTACTTACATCATATGATTCCCCCGTAAAGGCTTCAATAGATGTTTGAATATATTCACGTAACCAGATTTCATCATAGTTACCTTCCATAATAATAACATCAAAGGTTCCAGCTTCCATTAACCCTGGGCCAACATCTGTTGGTTGTACGGTATCTAAATCAGTTACATATAATAATCGTTCATTTTCTTTTTCAATAATCATACCATAATTAATGATATCATGATGTTTTTGAGGTAAAAGTGTAAATTGGTAATTAGTACCCTTAATTATTTTACTAAAGGATAACTCCTTACCATGACAGGTAATATTATCATATTTTGAAATATCTAATCGTCCCTCTTCTTGAATTTCATCATATACTGCTTGAGGAATTCGAATATCAGTACCATTTTTAATACATGTGCGAATTAAAGGTAAACTTTTATGGTCAGAATGTTTATGCGAAACAAAAAGAAGTTCTAATTCTTTTAAATTTACATGATAAATGTCTCTAACTCTTGTCTCTGGTACACCTGCGTCCAACATAATAACTCCGTCTATAATGACGGAGTTACCTGATGAACCTGTTTCCAAAATATTTATATGAAAGGTCATTAGTCTTCCTTACGTTTTTGAATAACTGACATTCCTAATGCAAGTAATCCTAGTCCAAATGCTGCCATTGCGCTTTGTTCAGAACCAGTTGCAGGAAGTTCTTGTTTAGTTGTCTCTTGTTTAGTTGTCTCTTGTTTAGTATCATTAGATGATTTAACATCTGGTTTAACATCTGGTTTAACATCTTGTTTCACATCTTCTGATGGTTTAGTATCTTCAGATGGTTTGACGTCTGGTTTAACACCTGGTTTTACATCTTCAGATGGTTTAGTATCTTCTGAGGGTTTAACATCTGGTTTAACACCTGGTTTTACATCTTCTGATGGTTTAACATCTTCAGATGGTTTAGTATCTTCAGATGGTTTAACATCTGGTTTCACAGTTGCTTGATATGCATCATATTGAGCTTTCAAAACATCATATTCATGTTCTGCTTTATCAAGTTCAGCTTGTGCATCTTTCAATTCGGTTTCACTTGTACGTTGCAATTCAAGTGCTTTTGCGTAATCAAGTTCAGCTTGTTTAAGTGCTTTCTTAGCTTCTTCAAGTCGTTGAGGAGCATTCTTAAGTGCATCAACCTTATCTTGAGCCTGTTTGAGTGTAGCTTGTGCGTCTTTTAATACATCAGCTGTAATTTGGAAGTTTTCTTCTGCAGTTTTCAAGGTTTCAGCAGCTTCAGCATAAGTCTTTTCTACTGTGGCAAGAATTCCTTGACGTTTCGCTAATTCATCTTTATCACTAGCTAGTTTTGATTTTGCATCAGCAAGAGCTTGTTCTTTTTCTTCTTTTGATTTAGAAAGTGCTTTAAGATTTTCATCTGCTACTTCTTTTGCAGCTTCTGCTTGAACAAGATTATCTTTTGCAGCTGCTAGTTGAGCCATTGCTTCAGGAGTTTGTTCCTTAACTGCTTTCGCTGCTTCCAAACGTTCTTTTGCAGTTTCAAGGGCTTTAGTTGTTTCATCAGCTTTTGATTTTGCATTTTCTAAAGCAGTTTGTTTAGAACCAAGTTCTGCTTTTGCGGTATTCAATGTGTCTTCTGCTTGTTTCACAGCATCTTTTGCGTTTTCAATACGAGCAGTTGGATTATCCAATTCTACTTCTGTTTTATCAAATTTAGATGGATCTTGAATGTAATCTGGACGGACCAATTCAAAATGTGTCTTACCAACTGCAAGGCCATGACCAATTCCCACACCTAGATAAGCTGGTTCATTTGTATAGCCAAGAATACTACGAGCGTGTTGCCATTCATAACCATTGAACAAGAAGGCCTTCATTGATTTATAAATGCGTTCTTTCGCTTCATCCATTGTTTTAGTATAGAATTGGTCAGGATTTACACCCAAATGTTTGTATTCATTTTCATATTCGTCATCGTTAAATCCGTATGAGAATAGGTTTTCATAAAATTGAAGGCTTCCACCATCAAGCAAGCCAAATTCACGTGCAGCTTCATTAATAGCTTTTACGTCATGGGCATCGTCCATTTGGTATCCATTTGCTTCATCTTTACGTACAACTGTATTCGCAAAATCCATAGATCCTTTTGTAACTTTAACAAGTGGTGATCCATATTGTTTACGAACTTGGTTGATAAGATCAGCTGCAAATTGATTCAATTCACGTTTTTGTTCATCTGTTAGATTACGAACATCAATTTTACGCAATTTATCTGCTTCATTTGATTTGAATTCGTTTTGGGTACTTAACTCTTCATTGATTTTTGCAAGAGTTGCTTCATCATCAGATTTCAGTGCCTTGATATAACGATCATTTAATGTGAGTGTATTAATAACTTGATCAGTAAGAGCCTTTAGTTGTGCAGTCGCATCATCAAATGCTTTTTGTGCGGTTTTAACAGTCGTTTCTGAACTTGTTACGTCAGCTTCTTTATCTGCAACAGTTTTATTTGCAACTGCATTATCTGTTGTAGCTGTTTTCACTGCGTCTTCAGCATTGGTGATTTCAGTACTACGTGTTTCATCTGCAGTCTTAGCAGTTGCTACGGTACGTTCAGCAGATGCAACTTCGGTTTTAGCAGCTTCAACAGCGTCATTAGCTTTTTGAACGGCTTCTTTTGCTTCGGTTTCATTTGCACCATTAAGGTTTTGTTCAGCTTGTTCTACTTTCTTTTGAGATGTAGTTACGGTAGCTTCTTGTTCATGTACGTCTTTTTCGGCATTCTTAACCACGGCTGCTTTTGTTTCAGCATCTTGTTTTGCAGTAGTTACTTGATCTTTTGATACAGAATGTTGTGCAGTAGCTTCATCTACTTGTTGTTGTGCAGTTGTAACTGCTTGTTCAGCACCTTTAATTGCTTCAGTAGACGCATTTTGATTCGCTTCAGCTTCTGCAACGGCTTTAGTTGCATTTGTTACTTGTTGAGAAGTTTGTTGTACAGCTTCATTTGCAGATTTGTTAGCAGTAGTTGCAGTATCTACTTTTTCTTTTGCAGTATCTACGCTTGCTTTTGCATTATCAACTTGTGCTTTAGTTACTTCTTGAACAGGTTTAACATCTTGTTTTGTTGAAGGTACAGGTTCTTGAGTATTTGCACTAACAAGTGGTGTAGCTCCCAATGTAAGTACAGAAATGGCTACAACACTTGCAATTTTAGCAGATGCAGTACCAGTTTTAAATTTGCGAATTGAAAATTTTTCATTTTTTTGTTGTTTGAACATCGTGGTTCTCCTTTTTTTCTCTGAATTTATTATATCATTTTTTTGAAATAATCACAACAATCTCCAAGCTCTTTTTTAACTTGGCATTTTGTGATATAATAGTTATATAAAATAAGATTACGTTAGAAAGGTGGCCGTTTAGTCATGAATAAACAAGCCCTTTTTGCTCAACGTAGTCAATGGTTTGACCGTATTGAAATGCGTATGAATGCATTACGGGATACGATTACCTCATTGACACGTGGAGTATCTACTACTGTTTCTACATCAAAAGTAGAAATTGCACCTATTGAATTAGAAAAGGCAACTCCTCAAGTTAAAGCTACACAACCTGATGTAAAAGCTATGGCTGCAAGTTTTGACTTTGGAGCACTCAATTTAGATTTGAGTGACATTAGTTTGTAAAAGAGAAGGCATTGTCCTTCTTTTTTATTTATACGGATGCGTCAACTGTGACATACACAGAATCATTATATTTACTTTCCCATTTTGAGTATGCATAAATAGTTAATCGTGCTAGAGTTGGTTCGTTAATTTTTCGATATAATTCACCACTCTTAGACAAATATCCAATATGATGTGTATCTCCTGTTTGTAATTTTGTTAATACAGCAATCGCATTTGGATCATATTCATTTGTTGGTTCAGGCATGAGAATTGCTGTAGTATTTAATACAGGAACATCAGTATCACTTTCAAGTGTTCCTTCATAAGCCTCGATTGGCATATATGGTCTAAATGTTGTTCCAACTACTTTTTCGGTTATTTGTTTATTATTTTCTTTTGCAAGATAAGCCTTTAAGACTTTTGATTTGTAAGGTAATAATGTATAATCCGTAAATGGTTCAAACTTTTGAGGAATTGGTGACGATACTTCTCGTCCTATTACTGGTGTTAAAATGTCAATATCTGCATATGGATGTGTAGTTGTGATATATACATTTACCAATTGACCTGCTGGTGTTTGAAATAGTTTAGCAGTTTTTCCTTTTACTGAGTTATTGAAATCAGTTAAATCATAGGTTCGATTTTTAATTTTAATAAGAGTTTGACCCACATATAGGGTTTCATTTGTAACATCAAGAAGATTTTCTTGATTTAATTTCAATTTATTTTGCAATTTAATTAGCCCAGGAAACAACTCTTGTTGCTGTGGACTAGTATATGCATTTGAAATAAGCATAAGTATCACGTCCTTTTCTAAAATAATGCAATTCATAGTGAAAATAAGAATGCAGTTTAATAAAAATAAAATCGAAAATGAGAGGGGGTTCGGGGGATACCCCGAGGCATTCAAAAAGTCGTTAGACTTTTTGAAAAAAATGACAGGTTATACCTGTCATTTCTTATCTATTGTTGTGTAATCAAATTTGAAAGATGGAGATGTATTATCCAATACAACACCACGGTAGTCATCTTTTATTGTGTATGACTTCCCACCAATTTCAATAGGAAGAGTGTTTCCGTCGGCATCAACACCAACCCATTGCATGTAAATTTTTCTAGGTGCGAGTTCATTTCCTTCATAAATTGGTTTCACGTAATAATCTAAACTAAAGTTAGGGTGATTTGCTAACCATGAATCTAATTGCTGTTCATAGTATAACATACCATCTGGATTATCTTGTTTGCTACCTTTATCATCGGTCCCTTTATTCACATATGATGTTCCAATAACAAGGTTACGAGTATCATCGTTTACTCCACTAAATTGCCATCCAACTAAGTGTGTACGATTAAACGCCCAATTTTCACCTACTCGATAATTTTTCCATCCAGTCGGGTCTACATTGATACGTTCATCACGTTTCACTCCATTTTGCGATGGCTCTTCACTGTCACGCACAAGAATATGGGCATATGTTGATCGACCAAGATTATCTAATTCACCCATTATAAATGTTGCGCCATAAGTCGTTTTAGATGATTCGGTTCCGGTTAATCGTTCAGCAAATAAGGTATCATTTTTCTTATTAAAGAATGAGGTTACATATGAACTTACTTTATTAAATGCTTGCTGAGGGGTTGTGATATTGTTTGAATAACAATACCAAAAAATAAGCCCAGCTGCAAGAATTAGTAATCCAGAAAGTCCTTCTCGTAACATTCCTTTAATCATTGAAATGAATAATACAATGATGATAATAATGACAAGAGCGATTAATCCAATAGCTAACCCACTCATTAGTTACCCCCTAACAATGATAATAATGATTGTACATCAATATGTAAATTCTCAGCATAATATGCAATTGTTGCAATGTTTTCATCTGTTATTTGGTCACCTAAGAAATCAATTAATCCATTCTTGATTTTAGAATCAGTATTAATGATTTCTTTTATTTGAGTTAAGGTTTCCCCTTTAACTGTGATGGTCTTACCATTAATAGTGACTGATTGGTCACCTGATGGTAATAAGGTTGTTGCAACTTTATTCTTTGCGGTCATTGTTGTTTTAATCATATCAATAACAGGCTTTTTAACCTCATTGATAGAACATGCACACAATGTAAGAGCTGTAAGAATTATACCTATCCATTTCCAATTCATTATGATCATTCTTTCTTTTTTATTTTATTATATCATATCTTCATCTTTCTGTCACTATCATTATTTCTGTTAATGTGATTGATCAGGTCTTGTTTCTGATGAGGTTAAACCTAATGATGAACTTGATGTTGATGATGATGTACTTGATGAGGTGCTTGATGAAGTGCTCGATGATGTACTTGATGAGGGTACTCGATTATAACTTGGATTGATAATGACCTTTAGAGGTATTCCCTTTTTAATGTATTGGTCATTAGATAATGTACGTCCGTCATAAATAATACTTGTAACATTACTACTTGATAAAATTTCATATCCAGTTTTGGGAATAGCACCCGTTATTTCGGCATATCCATAATTTTGAGCATCTTTATATGTACGGATGCTACCTATTTGTACATATTGACCTTTTGATAATGTATCAAATATTGATTTTGTCTTTTCCCAATTATCTTTTCTACGTTTTGAATCATTATTATTGATAATGGTAGTCCAATCATTAGATGTTAATAATGCTCGTATTGTTTCAATTTTATCAAATTTATCTAACTTATTTTCATCTATTTGAGCAATCATTTCTGAAGTTAAATTGGTGTCAATCGTATCATTCACCGTTAATACTTCATCTTTGATTGTTCCAAGTTTTTGAATATATGTTGAAATAAAATCATTTAACAAAGTATATTGTTCTGCAATTGTATTTAATCGGATTAATATTTGCTTATCCCCGTCTTTATCATCCGATGTTACCTTAGACGCTAATTTATTAATAGCATCTTTTAGTTTTTCGTTATCAGGATTTTTGTATGCTGAATTTTCAATTTCATGAATTTGAAGATATAAGGTTAGATTGTCTTTAACCTTTACCATATCTCCACTGTTGATATTGTATTGTTCAAATAGGTCATTAGCTTTATTGATAAGTGTTGTCATATCCTCAACTTTATCAATGACACCTGTCTTTTCAATTTCTTCAACTAATGTTTTCATATTTGATAATTGATTAATACCATCTACCATATTTGGATCGATCGTATTTTTTACAAATTCAGGAGGTACGGTAGCATAATCACCTTGTAACTTGGTGTGACTCCATTCTTTTGTTCCTTGGTATTGGTCATATATCAATAATCCTAACCATGTAGCGATACCTAAACCTGCAAGTGATGATAATAATATTCCAATCACAAATCGTTTACTACGTCGTTTTCGTTTCTTAATAACATTATTAAGTCGGGAACGTGTAATACTGATATGACTTGATTGTTCTTCCATATTTTCACGTTCCTTTCTAATTTGGTAATAAATCATATAAATCTTTACCAATAATAGTAGTATCATCTACAATACTTGGTTGGTTTTTATATAATTTATAAAATGAATTCGATGTCAATGAATCTTCCCATTTATCGGTTGTAACTTCTGATTTTACTTTGGAGAATAATTCATTATATCCTGTAATTGATGGTACTGTTGCACCTGTTGATGAACCAATATCTTGACTATCGGTAATAGCATATTGGACTTCAATTCCACTTCCACCTAAGTTTCTAACATTTGATGGTTGGTTCCAGTTTTCAATGGTACGATTCCCATTCATCATCAATTGAAGATCTCGTCCAAGAACTTGTTGAGTCCCTAATCCATCTGTTAACTGTGGAGAACTATTAGGTTCATCATATCCTTGCCATACCGTAACGGTATATCCTTTGTTTGTCATTGATGCAAACCAGATATCACTACCTCCCGCTCCATAAGTTGCCGGGGCACTTGTATTTTCATCAAATGCAACAGATCCAGTCTTACCAGCATATCCGTCATACTGTGGAATTGCACCAACTTTTGCAGTATATGGTGCATGTACTGTACCTCTTAAAATCTGAGATAAGACAAAGGCAGTAGATTCATTCATCGCTCTATGACGTGTCGGTTCGATTGTTTTTTCTGACCCATCTGTGAATTGGATTTTATCTACAAATCTTGGCTTCGTATACACACCACCATTATTTAAGGTGTTATATGCAGCTGCTAATTGAAGAGATGAAATATTTAATCCAATTGCATCAACGGAACTATATTGGTCTTTTACATCTAATCCTACACCATGTAAGAATGCTTTCATTCGTCCAGAGCCTAATAAATCATCAGCAATACGCCCTACTGGTGTATTTAATGACATACGTAAAGAATATTGGAGACTTTGCATCCCATAAGTATATCTACCGAAGTTATACATGATGGCATTTGAACCTGGATATTGATATGCTGAGGTATCAAATAAACTAGTTGTGTTATAACTATCACCTTTATACTGAAGTAATGGACCATACGCTGTAAATGGTTTCGTTGAAGAACCAGAACTACGTGTTTGTTGAGTTGCACGATTTAATTCATCATTTTCGAATCGACTACCAACAATCCCCACAACAATTCCATCATTGTTCATAACAGTTACGCCTACTTGTTCTGTTCCACCTACGCCATCCTGATAATATTTATCTTCACGTACTTTTTGGGTAATGGCATCAAACGTTTCTTGATGTAGGAATGATTTTATTGTTAAGGTCGCATCCTTAATATTATATCCCATGGATTTGACTTCATCTAAAACTTCATCGGTATATACTTTGTATTTTAAATTTTGCAATCGTTGTTGCTCTGCTTCCCAATAACGTTCCTGCAAATTAGTTGTTAAATCATATTTTTTAGCACTATCATATTCTTCTTGTGTAATTAGTGATTCTTTTAACAACACACCTAATACAATATCTTTTCTTTCAGTTGCGGCTTCAACATTTTCATATAGGTTATATGTTGTTGGAGCTTGACCCAGACCAATAAGATAGGCTTGTTCTGCAATTGAAGCTGCAGAACGGTCTTTATAATCAGAAAACGATTTATTGAAATAGGTTTTCATAATGGTTTTAATTCCTTGTGCACCTTCTGCAAATTGAAGATTATTTACATAGTAAGTAAGAATCTGTTCTTTAGTGAAGTTTTCATCCAATTGTTGTGCAAGAAAGATTTCTTGGATTTTACGTACCTTTGTATTATATCCAATACCACCATTATAGTAAACATTCTTGATCAACTGCTGACTCAATGTTGAGCCACCACGTGCATTATATGATTTGTCAACCGTTTCTCTTGCAACACCAATAATCATTTTTGCGATTTGTGTATAATCTACACCTGGATTTGTCCAAAATGTCTTATCTTCTGTTGCAATTAAACCATTTAAATATAAGGTATCTTTCATTTCATCATATGTTGTGTTTTCCATACGACGATCTGTTGGTTGCCAAATGACATTTCCATCAGCATCTAAAATTTTACTAGTTCCATGGGTGTCTAAATATTGAGCATCTACTTTTGGTGTTTCCTTAATGACCTTATGTAAGTAATAAACCCCTCCAGTAAATCCAATAACTATAACTGTTAAACATAAGAGTGAGAACCATTTAAAAAATGTTCCCACTCGTTTTAATACTTTTTTTTCTTTAGTCTTTGTTGTCATCTTCTTCCCCCTTAGGGTTGAAAGCATTTAGTGCATTAATTAGACTTTCATTACCATATACATCAATTGAAACTGGTACAACATATCTGGATGCCTCAATTAATTCTTTATTAACACGTCCTTGTAATAAAGCGTTTCGTGTAAAGTCATCTAATTCAATTTCAGGAGCCGCTTTTACTTGCAATCCTTGTGCGAGTAAAACGGCAGATGCCGTTTGTTCATCTTTTAAGATTGATTTTAATTCTGAAATGAAATCATCAACTGCTTGATGTAGTGTACTATGTAATAAGGCCACTGCTTCTAATTGTGGTGCTTGGTCATCTAAGAACTTAATGTATTCATCTAGTAATGTATCGAGGTTATCTTCATCTTCACGATAAATAACGGTAGATAAAAATTCATCGGATAATACATATTCATAATCTTCATGACTTAAGCCTCGAAGTGTCAATCCGTTTTTCATTTCTTCACGTAATTGAGTAAGTTTTTGTTGATGTTTCTTTTCTTGCTCATCTAACTTTTCTTGATTTTTACGTGCTTTATGTAATTGAATGATTTTATGCTTGTTATTTTTATTAGCCATTAGTATCCTCCATAGCTAAATGTACCCCATGCTTTTAATAATGCATGAACTGATCCACCAAATCGACCATTTACTTGTTGGTTTACAAATGCTTGATGGCTTGCAGGTGAGTCAACACCAGCCCATCCAGCACCTGTTTGACCAAATCCTGCACCTTCAATACGGTGAATAACCCATGTAGCTTCTTCAACTGAAAGTGTATCAATTAAAGGGTCAATTGTGGCATGTTGTGCTTGACCATTACTATGTCCTGGAATTGCAAGTAATTGATTAACTACTGTTTGTGCATTTCCTGTTCCTGACATTACAAGTAATCCGTCAGAACCAAAATATGGTTTACCACTTTTTGCTTGTTCTGCTTTTCGTTCAGCTTCTTGTCGTTCAGCCTCTTTTTGTTTTTCAGCTTCACGCTCTTTTTCTTCAGCTTTACGTTTTTCCTCACGCTCGTCTTCAATTTTCTTCTTCGCAGTTTTTGCGATATCTTGTGCACGATCGTTTAAGGTAGTGGCTACCTTAGCCGCAGAAATGTCTTGCCACATCTGTGATTGAGATAATAAGGTGTTACTTGTTACCTCAATAATCGAGGGGTTTGATGATTGCGTCTCCGCATGTGTTGTTTGGGTAATTAGTCCAAGTGATACAAGGGCTAATGTAGATGCCCCGATTCGTTTTATTTTTTTAAAATTCAAACTATTCGTCCTTTCTTCACTTTGTTAGCAAAAGTGTAGTTGTTACTTTGTTATCAAAAGTGATTGGGGGGTTCGGGGCATAGCCCTGAGTAAATGTAAATGGTGACATTTACATTTGTAAAATTAAGAGTGTTAACAATAAACTTGTTAGTAGATACCAAAATAACGACCATGGAAGTTTACTTTTACCAACGGTATAAAGAGGTATAAAGATACCTCTTTTACCTTTTACGTAAAATCGACCATTTGGTTCATGTACATATTGTTGAAATGGATATAGCCATGCAATTCCTGCTTTAGAATAGGCATCACCAATTAAATGACTCATATAACTAATGAATAAGGATAGCAATAATATCTTTACTATTCCACTACTATTATAAAAACCATATCCTATAAGTAATGGTATCCATATCGCATGTGTCCATGTTCTATGATACCCTTCTGGTAGCTTTTTGTCAATATCTGGTAGTGTAGCACTAAACCATGCTACTGTAAGTGCTAAAATAATTTCAACAGGTGATTCTTTTTGTGGAGTTACTAATAATGTACCTGCTATTGCGGTTGTCGCAAATGCTCGATGTGTTGGTCCTAACATATTACTTTAATGATCCTATATATTTTGTTAATTTATTATATGCTAATTTATCTACTGCTACATTTCCAACTACTCCACTATGACCTTTTACTTGTTCAATCATAATCGATGAGTCAGATAATATAGTCGCAGCTGCAAACCAAACATCAGTGTTGGTTTTATGAGTTTCGCCACGTCGTAATTTATTAATTCCAGTTACAACATATCCTGAATCAGTAAATACCTTTATTGGTCGTTTCGGGTTTCGTTTGCGGCAATAATAAACGCCACGCATAACCGCTACCAGTTCTGCAACATTATTTGTTGCAGGATTTAATACTGCTGTATGTGTATAAATGAGCTCTCCATCAAGATAAACTTGTACGGCAGTGGCACCAATCCATACACCTTTATGTTGTTTACTTGATCCATCAGTGTAAATATGAAATGGTACCATTTATCCCTGCTCTTTCTTTTTTTCACTCATCAATTGCTGTACGTCATTTGTAATCTGATAAATATGTTTTACACTAGCTTCTACAGGTGTTCGATTTTCGTCATTTTTACCTAGTGTATAGATTTTCTGGACAATTTGATCGTTTTGTTTTGCAATAACACTTCCACGACCTTCTAAATGTGACTTGATATCACGAGTTAATTCATTATCCTCATCTACGTTAACAACAACAATATCTTTTTCAAGAGTATGAGACAATTGATAGATAAATGATGTGATTTTTCTATTCTTATCTGAAATTCTACAATATTTACATTTTGGTGAATGTGTAATATAAATTACACCTTCTTGCATTGGTTTATTTGTAACATCATGATGTTGCACGGTGTTTAATCCCCATAATGCAAATGCACAAACTACTAGTGATGCAAATGTATTTCGTAATAAATAACCAATATATTCTTTTGATTTTTCGGGTTTTCTATAATCGAACCAATAGCCAAATAAAACAGTCATATCCCCTACAAGAATACTATAGACACATATATAAGTAATTGATGCGAGAATTCCACCCTCAAGAGTTGAATTAAAAATCATCAGATAGTATCGTAGTAATGTAAATATTCCACCGAATAATATTGCAGCTAATAACATACTCAGTATTAATGATGTGGTTTTCATATTATAAACTTTAAACCGATTACTTAATTTTTTATAAATTTTTTTATAAATCCATAAACTCATTTAGCAGTCCCCTTTTAACTTAGTAATTCCTTAATAATAAAAGGTGCAACATTTACTGTTTCTTCATCTACACGCTCTTTCGCGGTATAGTATAAAGCCATATCTCCTACTAAACGGGTCATATACATAGATTGAAAGGCTACTTGTTGTAGCGGATCTTTTATTAATTGTTCTGATAATGGTTTAATTAATACTTGATCTATTACATTAGTTAGTAATTCCATATAATCATAGGGTTCGAAGTCTGCAAGGTCCAGTCCTTGAATGAAATTAACGGTATCACTTGTAAGCATACGTACAAGTGCTCCTTTATTTGCTGTATTTGGTACAATGACTTCAAGTTGCGTTAATCCTGACGGTGTTAATTTTAATAGGTACACCCCATTATTATACTTATTATGACCGTCTCCCATTTTTACGAGTAGTCCTTGACTCCCATCTTCATATAAAGTACCATACTCCATATCTTCATATCCAAAGTTAAAGGCTTGAGCCTTTAACTGTTGGAATTTTGTCATTTTATCTTTTAGTTCAGCTATTGGTTTAATCTCTCGACCTAATTTTTTCGCATTTTCTACAATTTCAATTGTTAGGGTCATAAACAGCCTTTCTTTATATGGTCTAATAAGTTAATTGATAATTCTGTTGCTGTATCAATCATACGTTTTGTCGTTTTATCAATACAGCCATATTTCACTTTACTTAAATATTCTTTAACGGTCAAGTCGGTTTCAAATGTTTGAAGAATATAATTTAAAATGGAATAATCGTAGAATGATTCTTTTGAAAATACATATTCTTCAATATCATTTTCTTGTCCATCTGGGTTATCTATATAGCCGATAGGATATAACTCATCATAAGGGGGATATACGTAAATATCAAATTTTTTGGATATACGGTTTAGGCCACCTGCTTGTTCTAAAAATAATTGAATAGCCTCAATAACAGGATTTACTAAACTATCTTTTTGAAAATTTTTAGAGGTCAATTCATCAACAATTACTTGTCTAAGTGTTAATGGTTCAATAGTTAAATCATTTACTGTAATTTTATCAAACATAATCAACCCTCCGTTTTCGCAGGTTTAGTAGACTTGTGAAATACGTTTGTATCCCGTGGTGGAAGTTGTAATGTTTGATCACGTAAGTCAATTGCTCGAGTACTAACACCATCAATTTTTACATTTGTAGGTGTTCCATGGTATTCTTTCACCAACTCCATTAGCTTTTTATACTGTTTCGGATTATTAAGCCATTGCTTCACAACTCTGACAGGAACTGCCGTGCCTCGATATTTATCATAAAAACGATGGTATAATTGCTCTGGTTCTTCATCCATAAAGAATGCATTTGGCGTCGAATAATTGTTCCAATACTCACGTCCAATTTCTTGATTGTCAATAATGAATTGAACAATGGAGTCTCTATTAATTCCGTCAATCATTTCAACCGTATCTAATCCTAATGCATCATCAACGTCTTTAAACATAGATAGGAAAAATACACGAGTATAAATTTCTTTATCCGCAAAGAATTGTTGTTGACTATTTGTAGCAATATAAACGTTACCATAAAACATTTCTTTGGTACGTTCATTTCTACCTGCAAGAGTTTGAGGTTGCTCATATAAGTTCTTCATAAAATCATAGGATAAGTCGCTTTCGGATGAGTCACCAAGTATTACAATCCATTTATTTATAATTAACTTATTCCATGCACCGGTTGAATAAACATCTCGTTCATTTGGTCGAACAGGCATCTGTACGGGTGCTCCAACATATAATTTGTTGACAACTGATAATAATAGACCTTTTCCGGTATTAGACCCATAACCAAACATAGCATGTTTTCTCTTTTTACCATAATGATTATTTAGTAATGGATACATAAGTGCCGCTGCAAAACTACCTTTACCATTTTGTTCATCTACAAAATCTGCAAATCGTTCTAAGGCCTTCACACTTTCAGTATCTGCATGCTTGGTTGACAAGTTGATGTGTTCTAATCCCATATTTTCTAATGAATCAAGCGTGTTTCGTAGGTCAATTCCAGCTGCCACATTGAAAATAAAGTGAAGAAGTTGCATTGCTGCACCCTCAGCTTTTTGTTCAATATCATTATACATACGTATCGGATCTAGTAACTTTGCACTTGTAAAATTATAGGTAAAATCACTATCAACACCTAATTTAATTAAATCTTCAGGGGGTCTACCCGTCCATTCCACATAAGTTGTTGCACCATATCGAATCATTGTCAGACTTAACATGTTTTTTAAAATGGTGTAAACAGCTTTTACAACATCAGAATCATCCGTTGTGGTAGGTTGTGCATCTACAATAAGTTCTTTTAATCTAGATACCTGTCGTCTTCGTTTTACACTATCTGTTAAATGAATATTTTCGATTGTGGATTCAATTAACAGTTTGTTACTGATAATATCTTTTATTTCCATATGTTTAACTTTCTTTCTCGCGAATATATTCATTAATTACAAAGGTAATAAATGCCTGCGTATTTTTAAATCCTAATCGTGATGCCATTTCATCCCATGTTTCATTTGTCGTCAGGATAATATTATTTTTTGATAATCGTACTTGAGGTTGATCAATAAACTTTAACTTTTGTTGGATAGCTTCCACAACTAATGCATTTGCATTTGGATACTCATAAAGTCTTGATGTTTGAAGTAACTCATCTTTTAATTCTTGCGACATGCGAATGTGCATTTGTTTTAATTTTGTCACATGATAGCCTTTCTAATTATTTATATACCCATTATATACCTATGGTATGTATTTGTCAAGTATGTATGTTTTCGGATGAATTGGTTTTATATTTTATTTTATGATATAATACTATTAGTACAAAGATAAGGAGTGTTACTCATCTATGGTTCAATTAACTAAACCTATTAGTATTCGTTTTACTAATACTACAAATGATGTACGAACATATAATGTTTTGACGGGAGATCCTAGTGGTTTTAATGGTATTCCTACTATTGAAATTCCAATTTCAGGTAACTCAGCTCAATATCGTACATATGTAGAGACAATTTCTAAAATTTTTAATAGTGGTCAATTTGATTATGGTATTATTTCTTATGACCCTTCTATTGCTAGACGAACTCCACAAATTCTTCATTCTATTGATATTCGTATGAACGCATTACGAAAAGAAGCTGGAGATAAAGTTCGTTTGTTTGACCGTTTTAACAATAATTTATACTACTTAAATCCTCAACCAAAGGAAGGTCAAGCCTATTATGTACCTGATAATGAAGTGATTGCTAAACGAAATCAATTTACGACAAAAGAAGAATGGGAAAAATATCAATCCGATGTATGGGATAAATTAGCACCCTTCTTTACGCTTACTAAAGGTGAATTTAAAGGTCAAACTAATCATTTAAAGGAATTAACTGCTGAAAAACGTGGATTAAATGAACGTCAGCTTGAAGGCTTTCTATCATGGAAAAATAATATGTCCATGCTTCCAGGGTTAATTAATGAAGATTTGGTTGGAATGCCCGGTTTTAATGCTCGTAAATTTGATGATATGCAATTATTCATCTTAGGTAAACCCTTAAACTCCCCAATTTTAAGTGTTAAAACATCAGGTCAAAGTGGTTTTATGATTCCAATGAAAAATCTACAAGGTGATACACCTAAACATCAATTGGGTGTTGACTCAACTAAAATGACCTTAACCTTAAAAGCGAAAGCTGCAGATGGTATTTCTATTCGTACATCTGAGTATTCTACAAAAGAAGGATATGATCGTGTTTATCATTTCAAATTAACAGATGGTCGTGATTCCAATTTAAAAATTCATTATGCGGATAATGAAAAAGTAGAATTGACAGATATACTTGGTACCTTTGTTGTAAATGAAGGTCAAAATATTATTCCTGCATTAAAAGACCGCGGTTATGTAATTCCTGAGTTAATGGATACCTTAAAACCATCTAAAACAAAATATACATGGCTTTCTCGTGGTACAATGGCTGGTAATGAAAAATTAGCACGTGAAGAAATTATTCCGTCTAAAGCTGGTTTCATTACTCCTGTGCAACCACCTCAAGGTTCTGATGAATATACTCTTATTGTCGTTGAAGGTGCACTTAAAGGTAAAATTGTTGCAGAATATATGAATGTAAAAGATTCTACGGGTATGTCTCTTGCCGATCATTTAGCACCTGGTACAGGTGTTATTGTGGCTCAATCACCAGGTACGGCTCAATCCTTTATTGATTCTATTCAAGATGTATTTCCTAAACGAAATATCAAACAAACGTATATTGCTCTTGATGCTGATGGTGCAACTAATTTAAGTGTTGCAAAAGGGATTCATTATGCATATGATACTCTTGGTCAACATGCTACTACACACGTTTTAACATGGGATATCAATAAAGGTAAAGGTCTTGATGATTTAATTCTTGGGGTTATGAACCCTGCTAATCAACGTACCTTTAGAGACATTGGTCTTGACCGTGGTACCGCTGAGCAATTATATCCTCTTGATAAAGCAACAGAAAATATTCCTTATTCACTGGATGGTACTCGTTCTTATTCCGGTCAAGTTGAATGGCAACAACAGTATGAACAAGATGCTAATGATGCCTATATTAGAGAACAATTAGCAAAAGGTAATAACACAGTATTGGGTGATGATATCACCAATTTACTTGGGGGTCAAAATACTAAACCTGTTACTCCAACAAATAATACATCCGTATTTGACAAAGTTTCTTCTGATGCACTTAGTAGTTTGCCATCTTCAGAAAGACCGTCACAACAATCACTTATTCAAAAGATTATTCAAGGTGTAAAACAAAACAAACAAGAAACTGAAACTAAAGAAGCACCTAAATCATTGTTTGATGAACAAAACAAACAAGAACCTGTCACTAAAGAAGCACCTAAATCCTTGTTTGCAAATGATACGTCCGTAGTTCAAACGGTTGAACAAGTGAATCCTACACCTCAACAATCGTTGTTCGGTGAGGTATCATCTACGTCAACACCTACACAAACTTCCCTATTTGAACAAGCGATACAACCAGTACAACAGGTACAAAACGTACAACCTGTACAACAAGTACAACAACCTGTACCACCAGTACAAAACGTACAACCTGTACAAGAGGTACATCAACCTGTACAAATTGATGCCTTGCGTAAGTTGGTTACAAATGTTACAATAGAAGTAGCTTCAAAGGTTGTTCCAATTGTTGTTCAACAAACATTAGAACAAGTTACTCCTGAAGTTATTCAACAAAGTGTTGAATCTGCATTACTTGAGGATCAATCCTTCATTAATGCGGTAACATCATTAAATAACCAACAACATACGTTGTAAATAGAAAGTTTGTATGAAAAAAACAGTAACTAATGTAAACTGGAAACGTATCCTTAATTGGATACTTTCCATTCTTGTGATTATTATTTCATTAATTCTTATTTTCCATAAGCAAATACGATCTCATTTTATGGCTCAAACCACAAATCAATATCAAGTCAGTCAAATTGATACTTCAACTCTGGATGAAAATCAAAATATTGAAGGTAACTTTGACTTTGATGGCGTTAAAGCTGTATCATCAGAAGATGTGCTTGCATCTCAATGGAAATCGCAAAATTTACCAGTGATTGGTGGTATTGCCGTTCCCGAATTGAACATTAATCTCCCTATTTTTAAAGGTGTAGATAATGTTAATTTGTTTTATGGAGCCGGTACGATGAAACCTAATCAACAAATGGGTATCGGGAATTATTCTCTTGCGAGTCATCACATATTTACTGCTGAAAATGCAGAACAAATGTTATTTTCTCCTCTAGCACATGCCAAAAAAGGTATGAAAGTCTACTTAACTGATAAACATCATGTTTATTATTACACCATTACGGAAGTTAAACAAGTGACTCCTGAACATGTTGAGGAAATTGATGATCGTGAGGGCGTTAATGAAATTACCTTAGTTACTTGTGTTGACTATGATGAAACGGCTCGAATCATCGTAAAAGGTACTCTTGTATCGACTACTGAGTATGATAATACCCCTCAATCAATATTAGATGCCTTTACAAAACCTTATCATCAACGATATTAAAAAAGCATGAATATATCATGCTTTTTAATTTGTCTTCATAATTAGTTGAGGATTTGTATGGCCATTATAGGTATTTATTTTTAGTGTCACAGGTATTTTAATAGGTTCATCACTCTTATTAATAATTAACGCTTTTAATACAGAAGCTAATTCTTTATCCCATGTCAATACTTTTACACTTTCAATATCAAATCGTAAAGATTGACCATTCCAAAATTGAAGATCTAGTTTGTAATCATCATTCAATAATTGAGATGGTATAAACTCCAAATATAATTTTGTTTCACCATAAAAGTCTTTACCAAAAGGCTTTAATGTTTGCATGAATGCAATTGTATCCAGTAATTCTTTTGAAAAACTACGTGTTGGTTTATATTCATCTGAATTTATAAGTGAAATCGTTACTTCATTACTAGGTCTACTATCAATGATACCTTGATCGTGCAACTCTTTTTGTTGAGCTTCTATGTCCTCACGAATCAGTTTGGCAATCTTATCAAATAATGTAATAAAAGTATCTAACTTCTTGTATTTAATAGTATATCCCGCGGCCTCAGCATGACCACCTCCGCCAATAATTATATCAGGATCAATCTTATTAATCTCAGATATAATGACATTTAATGGTTGCAATTCAGTGGAACGTGCAGATGCTCCAATCAATATGTCATCTTCAAAGGTATGACTATCATAAATAATATCTTCAGTATCAGATGGTTTTGCAAATACAATTGTTGCATTTCCGGTTGCTTCTAATATTTTACCTGCAATTAAACCAGAGATACCATGTACCGTATTTACAAATAAGACATTACTATTTTCTCCATAACATTCTTCTGTTATTTTATCTAATACAAGATCTCTTAATCTAGATTTTTCTTTGTTAAAGAAAAGAATCTGTTCAATATTTTGTTGTCTAATATTAGATTCTGGATATAAAATCGCATATATTGCCTCTTTACAGGTAGCATGAATACGACGAGGTGCATTCATTAAGGGCGAAATATACCATGAAATCAGTTCTTCATCCGTTGGTAATAAATAAGTATCTAACCCTTTTGATCGACGTGGTTCATCTTTTGACTCCTGTAATAGATTCAATAAATCAAATAAACCATGAAATACATTATTATATCCCGCATAGGGAGTATCTTTTACGTATGGATAGGCTTTTATTCCTGTGCCATACGTTTGTCGTATCTGAATTAATCTTTGTAATTCTTTTACTGCTTCTTTAACAATAAAATGATTTTCATCCACAATCGGCATTACATCTGCTACATTTGCAATTCCGGCAAATACAATTAAATCATAAATTAATTCATATTTATCTGGTTCATATTTTTGTGCGTATGCAAGCATGGTCTTCCATGCTACGGCTGCACCTGCATTCCCTTTAAATGGATAAGGCTCTCCACCTTCTAATGGTTGATTTGGATTTACAATAACATAGGCATCTGCGATTTTACCACTACCCAAGTGATGGTCTGTCACAAGAACGGTAATTCCCTTCTCATTCGCATAATCGATACCATCAGCAGCATTTGTCCCATTATCTGCTGTTAAAATCATATCAATCTTATGATTTTTATAATCTTCTAACATATCGTTTACTGCTTTAACAGATAAGCCATAGCCATCAGCCATGGATGGAGTATAAACTCTGTGATTAATATTAAATACAGATAATGAAGCTGAAACAACAGCTGCTGATTTTATTCCATCTGTATCATAATCCGTATCTACAATCAGGATTGATTCTGGATGAGTTTCTTGATATTGTTTATATTCATGTAATCGTGTGACTAATTTGTCCATTCCATGATATAAAAAGGGATCATGTAAACAAGTTCTATCTTGATGTATGAAATTGTCTAAATCCTCTTTTGACCATCCCATACTATCACGTACTGATTCTTCTACAATTTCTACTAACGTTTTCATCTACTTACCTCGTTAATTTTTATAAATTATATCCTGTTTTATAAATTGTAACAAGTAAGGATTGTCGAAACGGAAAGAAATATACTTCAGTAAATCCTAATGTGAAAAAGGAAATTAAAAGTAAAGGTAGTGTCAGTACCCAATAAATCATTTGCCATTTTAATTGTGTTAGTTGTCTTTTCTTGCGTTTGTCATCATATTGGGATGTCCCCCATAACTGTCCATGACAATAAGTATCTAACTCAACCCATTTATGGTGATATAAGGGATAACAAATGCCAACTACTACCACGAATAACCCAATCCAAATAAGAAGTGGTACTTTAAATCCTGCTCCTAGTAATAGCATGATAATACTACCCAATATGATTTTTAAAGATGTCAGTCTAACGGTACGAAGTGCTTCATTTTGCATACTATAATAAAGCCATACCTCTTTAATAGATTGTTTAATAGATATTTTATTAAATAGACTAAATCGTATTATGGGTGTAACAATCATATAGGTTATAACAAATATACCAATTAAAACATAGGCAGGTAATGTATTATTGCTGTATTTTGTTGATCCATCACTATATGACATACTCGTAACTAATTGATTTGTCCCAAATAATAACATAACTGTGATAAATGCGTGTCCAAGCCCTATCCATAAATGTTCTTTTTTAATGTTTTTAATGGATTCTTTTATTATTTTAATCATTTTTGAACCTTTCTAAAATCCCCAATAATCTTCTTCATAAACAAGTATAGCATTATATTGATTATTTCCTGTATCTAATGTAATATGACTAATTTTCATATCATGTACTGATGCTATAAATTGGTTTAGTAAATCCTCAAGTTCATCAGGTTCTTTTGCTTTTACTATTTTTATTTTTTGCATAGGTAACTCCTTATATATCTAAACTATATTACAAGTGTAACATATTTTCATTACCTATGCAACTATCCATTATTCACTCAACAATTTTGGTTGCATTTGATATGATGAAATCTCAATTTCATAATTTGCACCGTCCTCAACTTTTTCTAGTTGATGTTTTTGCGTGTATAATACACGCACTCCACCACCAACTTTTCCTTGTTGTGAAATATTGGCAGTTTCTATTTTCTTAACATATCCATCGGTATAGGTTCCTATAAGTGTATCAGGTACTTCGCCAATGAAAAGTGATTCATATCCCTTCTTATCCGCTTGAATTTGTTTCCGTTTTGTTGAAACTTTAAACTGTTCTCCTGAAACTTTTTTGGCTGTACCATCGGTATGAACAAATAAGAGTGTTGAGTTTAATAATTTATCATAGTCAATAGTAAATAATCCATCATGAACTTCACCATTCCAACTAAATAATGCTAGTCCATCTTTAGTAAATGTAACTTTAGGATTTGTAGGTTCAGTTATACTAGTTGATTCTATGCCTTCGTTTGAAAAAGATACTGTAATGGTTTCACATGGTTCAATAGTCTTTCTACCGGATCCAAATTTTGTTTGATGACAAAGATTTTCAATCATATAGGTTTTATCATTAATAGTTACACTTTTTACTCCATCAGGAATATCTGTATAGTATTGTAATGATAAATCTTTACCCCCATTTACTTTAGTGGCCTTGGATTTTGTCATAAAATGATTTAAATCTGTCACTCGAACATTTCCATTATTAAAGATAAAGAGACCTAAATGTCCTTTATCATTGGTAACATTTGTAGTCATTCCAATAATATTTGTAGAATTTCCTAATAAATTATTTACCAATGTCCCTCTACCTGTTGTGAGACTTTCTTTCTCTAAATGAATATTCCATAAGCATCCTGTTTCATCGAAGAAACCAATACGTTCTTTATTCGTTAATTTTATCGCATTACTAAATTCAGTATCTTCAATTCGAACATACTGATATTTGTCAATAGATACATATCGTGGTTGTGTAGGTACTTCTAATGTTCTTGATACAGAGAATGAATCATCCACTAACACTGTTTTACGCTGATAAACTTCAGGGTCTAATTTTGTAAGTTCCTGTTCATGTCGTTTAATAATTAAATTTTTTCGACGTGTATCTGATTCAATAATGCCTGTTGCATATGAAATATCTAATTCTAATCGTTTACCTTCTTTTATCAGTTCTTGAGTATCCATTTTATTGATACGATAAATAGGTAACTTACTAATATGTTCAGCTTGTAGAGGTGTAAATTGAAATGTTTTAATGGTTTTATGGAACTTTTTAGGTACCCCATCAAGAATTTTACCAGTTTCTAATACTTCTTGTAGTTCTTCTTTTGATGTAGATGCTTTTGCTGATGCAATTACTTCATCAATGACTACTTTCATGATTAATAGACCTTTAACAATTTCAAATCGTTTTTCTAATTTCTTTCTCTCAGAGATAAATTCATTTTTTGTAATGAAATGTTGAAATGATAGATACTCTCTAAAATATTGTTTTAAGGAATAAATTGCAGGTTTCTTATCATTTAGTGAAATAAATTGATAGGGCATTGTCGCTTCAAGGGGGGTTTTTGCATATAATTCTTGTAAGGCTTGATTCGGATCAACATCTTTTGCCAAATTAATTTGGATATCTAATCCATCACGTCCTGAATAATTAAATACTTTTGTGATGAATGGAAGTTTAGGTTTTAGTTTTTCAACTTTTCCTGTTCGTCTATTTACCTTTTCTGTTGGCATACTAGCCGATACAATACTCTCCGTTAATGCATCAATCGTACCTGAAGATGTAAATGGTACTTCAATAATATGTAATTGATGTTCTTGCTCATCATATTCTATACGAGCACGCAACCGTAATTTTCCAACACCAGTTTCATATAGTGATCGTACTTGACTTTTATTGATAATCTCTGCACCGGTTGGAAAATCTGGACCAGGCATAATTTCCATTAACTCATCCAATGATATTTTATTATTTTTTGTATATGCAATAAAGGCATTAATGACTTCAATAGGATTATGCGTTGGAATGGATACTGCGATACCCGATGCTACCCCTGATGCTCCATTAATTAACAAAAAGGGTAATTGTGCAGGTAAAATAGTTGGTTCGTCGGTGGTTTCATCATAATTCTTAACAAATGGTACAATTTCAGGCGACAATTTATATCCATAGGCGTCACCAATCGGTGTTAAGTTTACTTCAATATACCTCATTGCAGCGGCATTATCCCCAAAAATAGAACCTTCATTACCTTTAATTTTAACAGTTGTGACCTGATTCTTCCACCATGCATTCATACGAACTAAGGCGTCATAAATAGACGAATCTCCATGTGGATGATAAATACCCATTACATCACCAACACGTTTTGCAACTTTTACAGGCTTATTACTTGATGTGTTTTTGTTTACCAACATAGATGTGATAATTCGACGTTGTACAGGTTTAAATCCATCTCGGATATCTGGTAAGGCTCTATCTTTTGCAACCATATTACTATATTTTGAAATATAGTCTCTTAATTCGTCATAGGTTTGTACTTTTGAAATTTCTTCCATTCTATGCCCCCTCATTCATTACTAATCGTCTACGTCCTGATGGGTCTGAACCCATTAACTCGTCTAACATCTCATAAAACTCATCAAAATCATCAATTTGATATTGTGTCATTCGACGTGTTTCAGGGGTTAAAATGGTATCTATTACTTGTTCAGGGGTTAATTCCCCTAACCCTTTATTTCGTTGTACATCCATAATATGTGCACGATATTCTGTTACAATTTCTTGTTGCTCATCATCAGAATATGCATAATATTCAATCACTTTTTGTGATTTTGGAATTACTTCTTTTGTATATCCATTTGGCTGCTTACGTCGTCCCATATAATCAAGCACTTTATGATATCCTTGTTGATACAATACTTTCGGAGCTTTCATAAAATTAATAAACAAGGGTGTGTCTACTACATATACATGACCTTCAATTAATAATTCTGGAGTATAATTTGCAATGGCAGTAAGTAATAAGGCTCTAATATGAAGTCCATCAGTATCTTGGTCTGTCATAATGATGATTTTATCATATCTTAATTTTGTAATATCAAAATTACTTCCAATGCCTGTACCAATTGCAGCAAAGAATGTGGATAATTCCTCATTTGATAACATTTTTGATACGGTACTATTTTGAGTATTTAAGACCTTTCCTCGTAATGGTAAAACTGCTTGTGTTTCAGGATTACGATTTACACGAATTTGTCCACCTGCACTATCTCCTTCAACAATAAACAATTCTTTTTTCTTAGGATTATTTGAACGAGCTTCTGATAACTTAGAAGATAATACTTTAGCTTGGGTTGCCTTATCTAATTTGGTATTTGAATCTTCATTTTTAGCTCGTTCATATAATCTTTTGATTAGATATCCTAATAGTTCTTGTACAACAACAATATGACGGTCTAAATATCGTAGTGCGTTATCATAAAAGATTGTTTCAACGGCTTGTTTTGCTTCAGTTGACATTAACTTATCTTTTGTTTGTGGTGCTAAAACAGGGGCTGGATGTTTAAAATCAATAATGACATAGGTTTTCCGTTTTATATCATTAGCCTTAATTAAATTAGTGATATCTTTTTCACCTGTTATTTTTAAAATGGTATCAATCTGACGTTTATATTTTTTATCTAACTCAGATTTGAATTCCATGTAATAATGTCGCAATAATTTAACTAACCCTGATGAAAACCCATTTAAATGTGTTCCACCTTGATTATTATGTGTTCTATTTGTGAATGCTTCATGTGCATATGTATCATCTTTAGAAAATGCAAGTGCAATTGTTGCCATCATTGGTACTTCAACACCTGCAACTTCTATTTTATATTCACCTTCAACCTGAAATGGGTTTAATAAAAATTCTGTTGCATCATCTTTGATATCAGTAATATAATCAATTAGACCATTTTCAGAATAATATTTTTTCTCTTCTCCATCTCTTTGATTATGGAAATGAATAACCAATCCTTTTGTCAAATAAGACATTTGAGTTAAATACTTATCTAATGTTCCAACATCTACTTCTGTGACATTCATAACAGATGGATCTGCTTTAAAATGAATTTCTGTACCTGTTTCAGCGTCTCCTTTTTGAGGTTTAGAAGGTAACTGCCCCTTTACTACTTCAACTACAGGAATTCCACCATTTTCAAATCGATCGTGGAAAATACGATTGTCTTTCCAAATTGTTACATCAAAAAATGTACTCATGAAATTTGTTGCAGAAGCACCGGTTCCGTGTAATCCCGATGAATACTGGTTTCCATTTGATTTTCTATTTTTGTCAAATTTTCCACCAGCACCAATAATTGTATAAGCTAATCGTTCGGCAATTTTACCCGGATTTGCGGCACTTTCATATGGAGATATTCCACGACCATAATCACGTACTTTTACTGAATTATCCGGATATAAAGTTACTTCAATTGGTTTTGATTTATCAGGATAATTAGGATATTCATCAATGGCATTATCAATAATTTCACGAACAATTGTAGCCATTCCTAATTCTTCTCGGTCACCAATATACATACCTGGTCGTTCCCGCACTAAATCCCTATCACTTTGAACAATAATACTTGTATCTTTTTTCATTTACTCATCACCTTATTTTTACACTAATCTTAATTTTTTATCTAATGCTGTAATGATTTTATTTAAAACTCGTAAGGATGGAGTCTGCTTCCGTGTCTCAATTTTAGTTAGCAAATCAATTGTGACACCTGATTTTTCAGATAATTCTTCTATTGAAAGTCCTTTTTCTAATCGTGATAAAATAATAGCTGCAATAATATCATTTTCAGCTTCTTTATAAATTTCTCGTGTAAAGGCCCAATTAATATATAATTCCTTTGATTTATATGTATGTATTAACTCAGATAAGGCTTTTTGTGGATTTTCTTTTGTAGATAAAAATTCCATAACTGCATCTGTATCTATAGTTGCACCCTGTAATCCTAAAAATAATAATTCATCCGAATTTGATTCTGTTAGATATAAGTATTCAGGTAAGCCACATCCTTTTGCAATATTAAAAAATCGAGTATATAAGTCTTCCGCTACATCAGAAGTAAATAATTGATGGGCTAATGATAATTGCCCAAAATATTGTTCACTTTCACACCAATTAACAAAGTCATCGACTGATTTTTGTAAATATTCTGTCACTAATTTTCCCTCATTTCATTCAGTAGTTCTATTATATCTTGATTATTCTTTAATATCAAGCCCATATTTATAGGTAGTATGACGTATTCACCATTATTCCAGATGAATACGCCTAAAATTATGCGTCGAGGTCTTTTAATTCCTCAAGTGTTTTATTTAACGCATTTAATGCATCATCAGCGTCCTCTTCGATACTTTGTGTAGATAATCGAAGTTCAACACCTTTAATGCGTGCAGATGTTGTCTGTTGTTGTTCTGCCATATCCGTAATTGTAGATTGAAGATCAACTAAAAATTCAGCTTGTTTATTTAGTGCATCAGTGAATGCCGTCATATTTTCTTGCATAACACTAACTCCTTCAATTAGGTTACGAATGGCAGTTGTTAAGTTTTCATCGTTATCAGGTTTCATTTCTGATGTTACTTTTGTCAATTTTTCTACAATATCATCAGATACAGTTTGCTCTTTTAGTGATGCAACTTCTACACTTAGAGCCGCAATATCAGTACCTTGTGAAATTTGATTTCGAGCAATCATTTGTTGTACTTTTAATGACTCAGTAACAGCTTTTAAAACTGCAGATAACAAACTATTTGTGTAATCTTCTACCATTTTAACCTACCTTAATTCTTTTTACCAAATCCCCAAAAACGTTTCTTAGTACCAGGCTTACCTGCAATAATAACATGTGAATCTTCTGTTTCAACAGGTTCTTCTTTCTCAACAGATTCTTCCGCATCAACAGTTTCTTCTGTTTTAACTTCATTTGTTTCTACGTTTTCAGTGTTTTCTTTTTCTGCTTGATTCAAGAAGAATTCTGTCAAATCTTCAATTGACTCTTCTTTTTCATTTTCGGATGCAACATCTTCTAATTTATAGTCAAAAGTTTCAATTTGTTCAGTCAAGGTACCAATACGATCTTCAAAGTTACTAAGAATTGTTGTAAAACTTGCTACTGCATTTTTAGCTTCCAAAGCTGTTTGTTCAACACGGTCCATTTGTTGGTCACGGCGTTCAAAACTTTGATTAGCATGAAGTACAAAATCATCTAATTTTGTTGTTAGTGATGTAAGAACACTTCCGAGTTCCCCCAACTGTTCAGAATAGTTTACATCTTTCAATGATTTCTTCAAATCAGATAAGTTATTTACTAATCTTTTTGTATTATTAGTTGCCGTTTCATTAATACTATTGATATGTGATAAGACTTCTGTATGGTTAGCGTCTACACTATCAACATATTGTGAAACACTATCTGCTACTTTCAACAATTCTTCATGCACAACATTTACATTATCATTCACATCATGGACAGATGTTTGTACGCTTTCAGTGTGTTCTTGTAATTGTTTTTGTTCTGTTAAAAGTTCGGTTAATTTCTCACCTGAATCGGTAATATTTGCGCTAACTCCATCTAATACCTTCTTTGATTGGGCAGCGATTAAACCAACAGCGTTAACCTTTTTATGCATGGTTTTAACGTTTGCAGCATTTGACAATACAGAAGTTGCTAGTTGTTCATAAATTGTAGTCATGGAAATATCCTTCTTTCTTAATTCAAAGTATCTTTAATTGCTTGTAGTGCGGCTTCTGCATCGGTTGACGCATTTACTTTTACTGATGTTGCTTGTACACGAGCACTTAATTCCTTAACGGATACATCAAGATCATCAAGTCTACTCATAACACCTTCTAATGATTTAGATGTATTTGTGAAAATCATATTTAGATTTTCCATACGAGAACTATAACTATCTTCTTTATCCACAATTAATGTTTCAACTCGTTCAACAAGTTCAATCAATGTGTCTACTTTTTCTGTAATGGATGTGAAATCATTTGTTCGGTCAAGAAGTTTCAATTCTTCTCGAATTTGATCAAACTCAGATAACTCACTCTTTGTGTTTTCGTTATTTGCATCTTTAACTGATTGAATTGCTTCTACAAGAGTATTAATATGTTCTTTATTTTTATCTGTAGACTCATTTAATGCATTAATAATAACTGTTGTAAATTCTTTATTTGAACCTACTTTTTCATGTAGAGTTTTCAATTCAGCTACTAAATCTGTTAATTTCTGATCTAATAGTGATTGTCCATTTTCAACATTAATAATAGATGCTGATTGTGTACCCAATAAAGACAGTAACTCTTTTACGAGTTCTCCTGTATCTACAGATGCCTCAGTTGTTTGATCAAGTGATTCTTTTAATTTTAATAGTGATTCAGATTCTTCTGTCACTGCATTTGCAATCAATTCATAAAATACTTGTAAGTCAGCATGTTCTTGTGTATATTGTGTCATTGTTAGACCCCTTTTCTTAATTTCCTGTTGAGCCAAATCCGCCAATACGAGTATTAGTTGCGGTATCATTATCCGTCAATTTAAAGTTGACAAATACACCTTGCATAATCGTATCACCATATTCAATAATTACATCACGATCAGTGATATTTGTAAATTGACCATAAATTAAACCTTCATTACCATCATTATCGTAATAATCAGCATCGATGACACCCACGGAATTACTTAATACAATTCCTCGTTTACGGGGATTACTTGAACGATCAAATAACAGTAGGACTTCATCTTCATTCATAGCTGCTTTTACACCTGTTGGTACTAATGCAATTTTACCTGGTGGAATAATAGTGCGCTCTGCTGCTTTGAAATCATAACCTGCAGAATGTTTTGTCGCACGTTCTGGCAACAAAGTTTCATCATCATAGGATGATACTAGTTTAAAAAATCGGGACATGAGTTCCTCTTTCTAATCAAATTAATGATAATAAATTATTTAACATATGTGTTATTACAGGTACTTTTAAATTATAATTGAATTTTCTATACCCATAAAGTAATAAAATACTTGGAATTAAATATCGAATTATGTCAATCACATTACTAGGTGTGTGTATTAGAATAAATAAACTAATAGATAAAATACCAGCTCCAATTTCACCTATATATGGTATTAAATCATGGTATAAATATTTTCGAAATATCCATTCTTCCCACAATGGTGCAATAATAATCGCACTTATTATTAAATATCCGTTGATTGATTCGGTTTGTGAAACTACCGTATTATGTGGCAAAAATTTCATACTAAATAAACCAATAAAATATAAAATAAGGTATCGAATAAATTCGATACCCTTTATTTTGTCTTTTTCATACTTCATATACCAATGAATAATAAATAGGGTTGGTAATAGTGCTATGACATATCCATTTGTAAAATAGTATTGCATAAACACATAACTAATATACATTAAAAAGGCATTTAATAGTGTTTTAATCATGTTTTACCACAACCTTACTTGCTTGAAGTGCTTCCATTAGGTCTTGTTGATTTGATTCTTTCATATCTACTCGTTCAATTACTTCTTCATCAACGGTACCTCGTGCCACGATATGAACAATACTTACGGTATGTGTTTGACCGCTTCTATGTAATCGTTTGTTTGCTTGTCTATATTGCTCATTATTCCAAGGTGTACTCAACCAAATAGCAGTATGACCACCTTCTTGAATATTTAAGCCATGGCTGACTGATGCTGGATTTACAACCATTACAGGTATTTCTCCATTATTCCATCTCCTAATGGTATCTGAAAATGATGAAGATTTTGGATCTAATAATTCATAATCAATGTATTTACCAAGTCTATCTAAATCACTTCTAAATACTACAAAAACTAATAATGGACTTGTTGCAGTTTCAACTAACTCTTTTAGTTTCTTCAATTTATCATCATGAAATACTGTATATGGTCTTGAGGTTGTAAATAAGGACTCTCCTGACTCATCTGTAAAATCAATTAAGTCCGTAGATTCATAAACCGCACCATTTGCTAATTGTGCCAATTTACCCTTCTTAACTGCGCTATTTGCAAGTTTAACATTACTTTGATCTAGTTCCATCTCAAAAAGTTGCATTTCTTCTTCTGTGATAGCTTCTAGTTCTTTATATGTTTTCATTGCCTTCTTTGGTAATGTTACATAAGCATTCGTATAAACAATATCTGGTAAATCAATTAATCCTTCACTTTGCATTGAAATAACGGATTGACCCATCATATTATAAATTTCCTGCTTAACGCCTTGACGTGGCGTATATGAAAATACTTGACCTGTAACAGGATGTACTTTATCAGGTGTGAAATAACGATCTCGATATTCGTAAAAGTTTGAACCAAATAAGCGCCTATTATTAGGATCGATAGCGATTAACTGACTCCATACATCTAGTAATCCATTTGGTGAAGGTGTACCTGTCAAACCAATAAAGTATTTAGATTTTGAAGTATTATGTGATAACACATCAAATCGTTTAGATGTCGCAGACTTAAATAATGACAACTCATCTACGATTACTGTTTCAAAAGGATTAAAGATACCATGTTCTTGAAAGAATGTGAAAATTTGAGGTAATTGTTCAGGATTTGTTGTCAATAAAGTTAATCGTTCTTGAGGTTCAAGTAAAGTACTTAATAAGGCATTTCGCTTCTTTACAGGCAATTGAATATTAATCTTAACATCCATGTCATAGCCCCATTTTTCAGCCTCCCGAGACCATGTATCAAGAGCTACTGTAATAGGTGCAACCACTAAAATCGGTTTTGTTTTATCAATTTTTTCAGCATTAGATAACTCGTTTAACGCTGCAAGTGTTGCTAAGGTTTTACCTAATCCCATATCCACAAACAATCCAACACGGTGTTTTTCTAATACAAAATCAACCATTTGTTGTTGGTACGGTCTTAGTGTCGCCCCTGAAGGTGTTTTTATTAAATCCGACTCATTGTATGTTATCGTTTCTTGTTTTTTTCCAAATATACGTTCATATTGTTCTTTCAATTGATTCATATCAACTGATTGCAACATATTTGCTAATTGTGCATTATCAAATAGCTGATTCTTCATTACAACACGTATAGGTTTATTTGTTTGTAATAATATTAAAAGTACAAGTGGAGATAATTGACTTAGACTTGGAACAGCATACAATAACTGATCAACTCGATTAATTAATTCATTTGCTAAAATAATATTTTTTGTAAATTCATCCTCTAAATTATAATCATAATTTTTTGGATCCAAAATAATATCATCTGTGCCATAAATAGAACTCGTTCCAAATCGAATAATTTTATGAGGTGGTCCTACTTTTCGATTTGATATAATGGTACGTCCTGTCAATAATTTGGATAGGGTTGGTATCGCTTCTTGTTCGATTTTATGATAAGATAAAAATCCAGTTATCATTATGTCACCGTAACTCAAAATAACGAAATTTCAGAAATCGTTATTTAAGATTCTTTCTAATGTTTTTCAACACAAGGTCATACGGTTAACCTCTTCCGTCCAAACTCAAATTGTTTCGATTATTAACCATACAACAATTGCTTTTGTTTGAATTTCTAATTTCATTACAATGCCGTAAAGGGAAATGCTAGATTGTCTTGCATCTAATACATCTTTATACGACAAGATTTTAGGTTATTTTATACTTTATCAGTATAACCTTGACCTCTGCGAGCAATCACAAAACTTGCTCCAGTATGAATATTTAATTTCATTTTTGGACAATATTTTTGTTGTGCAATCCAACTTGTCCATGCTGGATTGATTTTTCTTAACCAAATACAATTTCGATAACATACATTTTCTATGATATCTGTGAATTTACGGTAAGCAAGAGAATGCAACATATCGTTATATTTCTTACCTCTTTTACTTACTGTTTTTGCTTTGGTATCTTTGAAATTAAGGTTTTCAATGACAATATCTTTACCTGTCGTTAAAGCACAATCCTTCACCTTATTTGCAATACATTCCAAATCAGTTTGAGTAGCATTACCGTTCTTGAAACGATATCTAATTAAATCAGTATCAATCATGTGACCATATTGATTAGTCTCCGTTAAAGTTATAAATCCTTTATTAAAATCAAGACCTATTACGCCATTTGAAGAGCGAGTTACAAAAGACGATTCGTCTCGTTGAATTTCAAAAGTGCAATACAAATAGTAACGTCCATTTTTCTTAATAATTTTATAAGATAATGGACTATTATGATTCATGAGAATCGAAATTAACTCTTGTTTGTGATGGTTAAAATGAACTTTACCATTCACGTAAGAACCACGTTGGTCTTTGAATCCACCGATATCTTTACGCAATTGAATCTCAAATTGATTATTTTTACGATTATAAGTTAACTGTAACAATTGATTTCCAGCTGTTTCAGTCTTAGTTCCAACAAAAGATAACTGACTATCTCTACGAGCTATAAATTCATTATAATCATGTTTGAGTATGTATTTTGTACCAAAACACAATTTATAAATACCATTTTCAATCTGATACTGAAGATTTTCTAGCTTTTGTTTCTTATTGTTCAGTTGATTCTTTTTAGAAACTAATTTACGTTTTAAATTACGATGTGCAACCAAAGATATCGATTTATCGTTCAATCGTAAAAACGTTTTATTATCAGCAACCTTCATTTCAAGTTTACCAATCAAAGTTTCTAATGATGAAATTTTACGTTCGAGTTGGAGCTTTTCATACTTCTTCAACTCTATTAAAACATTTAATGTACCTTGAGCATCAGAGATAATAGAGTTAGCCGTACGTTTTAAGATACTGTATTTTATTTGTAAGTGCGTATTAACGGTTGATTTGTTAAAGTCAGAAGTACGTTTAAGTACATGAAAAGTTTCACGCTTTGCTTTACCGTATGTTGTAAAACATGAGTCTACATATTCAATTAAATCATGATTTTGATTTTCGTGTAACTGTGCAACAACAGTAAATTTGCGTGGTCTCATTCATTTCCCCTTTCTACGAACAAATATTTCCTAAATCTACAACATCTTCAATATATCTGCGGTTTTCTAAATAATCAATCAGTTTTAAGGTGATACCCTTTTCTTTGTAAGTACCCTCATTATTTAACATTATAGAGATTCTACGTTTCAAATCCTCAATATTGGATTCTAACACTCGATTCCACCATTCAATACCAGAACGTTCAATGACTCGTTTTTTATACTCATTAAAAACAGCATTTTGTCTGACATCGGGTAAGACTATCGTATAAGGTATATTACGTTGTCTCAAATGCTTTAACAATCGTTCATCATCTGTGATAAATAAAACATCTTGCGAGCCATATTGATATTGCAGTTCAATAATATTAGCAAAACTACTAAAAAGCCTATCAACCACATCATCAGGCATCCCTATAACTGTTCGAGACTCAAAGAACTCTCTGTCAAAAAACTTTTCCTCGTTACTATTTGCTATTGTTGTTTTGCCCAAACAAGGATATGCTGAAATGATTTTCATTCATTACTCCATAATATCTTCCATCTTTAAAAGAAGAAATAAGTCATATTTCTTCTATATCGCATAAAACTGTTACCTAACACCCTCAACAATCACATGTAAATGATATTTTTTTGAATGACTAATATCTTTTCCATGTGTAAAAGATACTGTGTCAATAACATGGTAATCATCATCGGTAAACAATCCTGCATCTGTCATACCATCAATGAGTGCCTTTAATGTAATCGCCCAATTATGAGGGTCCATTCTTCGTTTTGTTGGTGGATAGACGACCAATGTAACATTACAAGGTTTGTTAGGGGAATATGTTTCGGTCATTCCTTTAGATAATACAACATCTTTTGCAAGTTCTCGTAAATATCTTGAAATTTGAGATTTCACCATAGGGTGCATTCTATCATTTGTTGAAATCATTTGATTTCCACCCTTAATCCCTTTATTTCCTGATTTTCGTTGAAGTTCAAAGGTGAAAACTTGTTTCATTATGCAGCATCCTTTTTAGTGGTAGTTTTTAAGTTTGTTTCCAAAATTTGATTTTGTAAATCTTGAATGGCTTTATCGAATGAATCCTTATCCATAATATTTGTTGGTTTTTCTACTGGTTCAAATGTTTTTGATTTGAAAGTAATCATAACTTCACCAGTTTGTTCACCATTAAATAATACTCGAACATTCATATCCCCAATGTTTTCACCCATTGTGATACGAGCTGTAACGTGTTGATTTGTAAAGGTGTCACTATTTACAAATTCTTCCCATGATGCAATTAAATCTTTACTGTAAACATCTTTATCTTTTACAACAGTTAGAATCTTTGTTATTAATTCTTTAACGTCGTTTTCTTCTAAACTAAGTACGACATCATTATCACGACCCTTACTGTATTGTTCAGATTTTCTTGATTTTAGAAACTCACCAATTGTAGAATTAATCTGTGATTGCATGTCCACTTCTTTATTTTGTGAAGGATCAAGTGCCGATTTATATGTTTTAGCGGTTTCTTCACCTGCTAATGTACGAATAAGGGTTTCAATATTTACATATTGGTCATTGTATTTTTCATGGTTAACGTTTTCAAAGCCGAATAAACTTGCAACACGTGCAATATATTCAATACTTGCATTTACATTGATATAATTTTCTTTTTCATAAGATACTAAATCTAAATAAGGAACTTCAAATGGTAGCCCATCTAATCCTTTAGTTGTTACTGTTACATGTGTATTATCATGATCTTTTGAAATTGCACCTGAAATTTTCACTTTTTCTAATACTACTCCAGTTGATGACTGTGTGGCATCTGTACCTTTCACAGTTACTTCATAATCAGTAGTCAACTGTTCAGTTTTCACCATCTTATCTAATCGTTGTAAGAAAATATTTTTATTAGTTGGTGTCAAAAAGAAAATTAAAGCTAAAATTACAAAACTAGAAACCCCAATATAAGTAATAATTCTCTTTTTTGTCCATGTTTTCTTTGTTGGTTCTTCCAAAATACTATTATCAGATGTCGTGGCTTTTTGTGGTTTGTTAATTTTCATATCAAAATTCCTTCCTTTTTACTTATTGTTGTTTTAAGTAATATAAGGCACTTTCATATTCATGCCATTCTCGTTCTGAGATAAACTCATTTTGTTTCAATTTATTTTCATAAAATTGTACCATTTCAATTTGAGACATTTTCTATTCTCCTTTCCATTAAAATAAAGAAAGAAACGTGATTGTCACGTTTCTTTATTAGTGTATCATGTGTATTCTTATTTGTCAATGACCGGTTTTGTAACCAATTTATTATCATAAAATGCTCGTATGACATTCATATCATTTAACATACTCAATCCATGTGGTAATCGCCAATTGGACTCTAATTCAGGTATAATTTTGTCAAACTCAACATTCACATAATATCCATCATCTATTGGCTCTAATAGTATTGGAATAATCGTTTTTCTATTTTTATAGAACCATGTTATTTCTATTTTGGTATCTGTACGTTTTACATTTACCATATAAGATGGTATGAGAGCTTTACTAACCATACGAATTAATATTAACGCAGACAAATAAAATAATATTCCCATTAATTCGACTTTGTTTATTACCAAATTATAAATAACTAACCCACAAATAACCATATACGGAAGATAAAATACGGTACGATAGGTATTTTTCATCATGTAAGAAATATCCCAATTTGCAGGTAATTGTTCTTCCATCATTAATGAAGCATTAATGACCTGGCGTGTTGTTTTGCGCATTTGTCGTACTGTATTTTTAATTGTTCCTGTTGCCATTAAATTGTTACACCTTCATCATCATATAATTCCAATTCTTTATTCACAAAGTTTAAAGCTCTATTAATAAATTCATAAAGGTAACCTGAATCATATCCATGAATAATTTCACCTGTCAATTTCAGTTCAGGGTTATCATTTGAATCAATTAATAAATAATCAAACATGAATCCCATTGGATCGGTTAATTCTTTTTCATAATCAAGAATATAAACTTGCAATTCCTCAAGGTTATCTTCTGGTTGTAATAATAATGATGAAAAGTGTTGTAAATTTTCTTTTTCCTTCAATAACAATTCTTTATTACGTAAAAAGAATGATTCCAATATTTCTTCTGTTACAACTTCCTTATCTGAATTCAAATATGAAATGAATCCCGCAAACATCGGTTCATTTGTGAAATGTTCAATATTAAATTCTGTAGTGATGAAAATTTTATCATTTTCTGTACTAAAATCAGTTAATTTGTGATAGGGTTTAATATTTTGTTGATAAGATGTTACAACAGATGGAACATCTAAAGGTTCATATTCAAACTCAAATTTCCCATCAATCTTTTCAAATGATTGAATGTTCCTACCAAGCAATCCTACATTTTCGCCATTAATAATGACATCTACTAATTCAATACTTGGTGGTACAATTCGTACAATAAGAGTGTGATTTAACCATTCATACGAAATATGATAATCTAAGAATTTATGATCGAAAAATAACTTATCAAAGAATTCATCTTGTTGTGTCAGTTGTAATTTTAAAACATCAAAGACATCTTCAAAATTAATATTATATACAACTGCGCCAAATGATTCCTGTACAGGAATTAAATATTGTAAATCATAGGTATAATCTTCTTCTCCCTGAAGTGTCACAATAACGTCTAATGGAATTGCAAGAGGATTACGTTTTACAACTGGATCAAATACTAAATCAGTTCCATTGAAAATGGCTTTATCAGGTAATTTACCGTTTAATAGTTTTGCAACCTGAATTGGATCATATGTTAAGGTATATTCCATCCCTGTTTCAGTTTCTTTATAATCAACCTTTTTATCAATTGTACCAATTAAATTTGAACGATCATACACTTCGATTTCAGGATGAAAAATATAATCAGGAAAATCCTTATATCCTTCTACTCGTGGTACTTGTGGTGTTGATTGTGTAAATAATTGTCTAAATACTGTAATCATTATTATACTTCCTATTCTGCATCTTTTAGTGTGAATTTTACAACGGTACCTTCTTGACAAAGTGACAAAATTGATGCAACTTCATCTTCCACTTTTGGTGATTTTGGTGTGACAATAATTTCAGATGTTACATTTGTATTTGCTAACGATTCATATAGTCCTTGCAATTCTGCAATATTTTTTGTTCGTGCTTTTGATTTAATCTGATATTCAGAATCCGTAGGAGACATCCATGTCCCTTCTCTATCGAAATTAACTGTTGATTCATCATTAATTTTTAATAAAATAGCGACATCATAATCAAATCCATAGTTTTCAATAATAGATGCTACAGGATGAATCATATCATACGTACCTTTATCTTTAATATTTAACGTTGACGTATAGTTAATACCTGCTCGTTCTAAATTATTAGCAAATTCAAATGGATCAATCATCAAATCTTTAGTGTCAATTTTTGTTGATACTCTATATCCTTGTCGTTCAAATTGACGATACAATTCTAAAATTTCATCAAGGGACATATCCCCTTCTTTTGTACACTTTTCAACTGTCAATAAGTCGCCATGTGACTCAACATTTGGATAATTAATTTTTACATATAAATTCATTTGTTTATTTCCTCATTTCTTAATCTAACATTGAATATACTAAAATACTAGTATCTAACCGAGTATATAATTCTTCAAGTTTATCACTATTCTCATCAAATTGATACTGACTAAGTTGTTGAAGTTTCTTACTCGGATTTGAAGATTGTCTATCTAATTGTTTCAACCATGTATCATATATTTTTGTAGCAAATAGTTGTTCATGTTCTGTTGATCCTTTATATGATTTAGTAGATAATCCCACCTCTAACCATTTTTTATAAGATGATGTATTCATTTGTGCGAGTTGAATATCCTTTAACAGGGAAAGAATTGTCTTATTCGTTACAGCTACCTTTTTTGATAGATCCATTGGATTGTATGACTGTGAGGTATTTAATGCTGCAAAAATCGTAAATAGTCGATTTTCTCTTCCCATTGCAGATGCGTTCGCATAATTTGATAATTTTGACATATTGCCCCCTTTACGTCTTCTATTATATCATAATTCAAGTGGTGTTTCAATATTTCTCAAGTTATGTTTAATATCAGTAATAATATCCATAAATGCAAAGGATAATACCAATACATCGCCAATTGAGTCATTTTAGATGAGTATCCTTTTTGCCCATTATATAAACACAAAAGTGGTATAGTTACTAAAATACCAAAATGAGTCAATAAATCAGTTGTACCAATTGACATTATAAAAAATAATAGAAATAAACTTACTAATGGAACATATAAACGTTTGGTATGATAAAACCAAAACACTAATAATGGTCCAATTAATCCCCAATCTAGTGGTATAGTCACTAAACAGGTTATCATCACTATTAGTATTTGATACGGTTTATATTTATCTACAAAATAAAGCATTAATAATGAAATCATTAATGTAAATAATATATTATTAAAGAATAAGTATGATTCTGTTGGTGTAATTAATTTATAAAATGGGTAACTAGCAAGTATGGCAGGAATAATCATACGTTGTATATACCGTTTCTTATTTTTTGTATGGCGATACCCTTCAACAAGTAAAAATGCAACAAGAGGAAATGTTACTCTACCAATATTTTCAAATAATAAATAAAGAATAGTATCTTTTGAAATCATAAATAAATGAGACATGTGATGAATTGTCATTGTTATCAAAACAATTATTTTCAAATGAAATCCAGTCATTTTCTTTATACGCATATAGTTATTCCTTAGTTATTGATTTTAAATAGTTCGTTTATAAGTAAATTTAATCGAAATTGAAGAGGGGTTTGGGGATTTCCCCAATGGAAAAGAGCAAAAATCGTTAGATTTTTGCGAAAAAATGTACACTATATTTAATGGTTCCCCTATTTAACGAACGTTCTTTTGCGTCAATGAGCTTTTTATTCCTTTAATCATTTAAAATACGAACAATTTGTGATTTTCCTTAAAATTTCACAAAGTAATAATTCTGACAATTCTCATTTTCCATTTTTAAGAATGTAGCCAAAAGTTAGTTAAACCCTAGAGCTACAAGGGACTTCTCGATTTTTAGGGTCTTTACAAAAGTTACTTTTACTTCAAAAATGTAACCAAAAGTAACCTGAATATAACCGTCACAAACGTTGATTTGACGCTATTTTTGGTGTTTGGGTTACATTTTTTTTCTCTATAAGCAATCACTTTAAAAATTGAAAAAGTGAGATTGTGAAATATTACAAAAAACAGGGTATTTACCCTTCTCAGAGATTAAAACAGTAAAAGTAACCTAAAAAAGTAACCTTAATACTCTTAAATATTATTATATAGGCGTTTCTAAGGGTTACGAACGGTTACTTTTTTGAATCTTATGAATTTTCAGAAACTTTCCTATCCCTTGATAGGACTGGATTTATGCGTATTTTAAAAAAGTTACTTTTTTGGTTACAAATGCGATTTTGGGGCGATTTTTGTAACCGCGAGGTAGTTTATGCTCGTTCGTATATTTTATTTTCCGTAATTTTTGGTTAAAAAATGTAACCTGTGTTTTTTTATTTTTGAAGTATTGCGTAACAGATAGTCATTTGATATACTATACTTATGAACAATAAAAATATAGAAAGTGAGTTCACTATATGATTGCAAAAAAGGTTATCAATGGTGAAGAATATCTACGTATCTCTGATATTTCTGCTATTAGTGGTGTTAGTCAAAAAGTTTTACGTGTATGGATTGATGCTGGAGATTTGGTTAATTTTTTAACCATTTATAAATCTGAATCTGGTATTCATTATTTCCGTTTAGGTGTTCCACATCCTACTGATGAATTAATTGAAGGTGAATCCTTTAAGTATAAACTTCCAGTGGAGGATGATTAAGTATGAAATTAGTAAAATCTAGTAACTTAGCAAACACTCCCGTATTTAAAACGATTACTTGGCGACAATTTGTTGTGTGGGTAATTGTTCTTGTGGCAGGAATTGGTTTATGGATTACACCTCTATTTAATTGGAATTTCTTTGCGATGTTAGCGTATGCTGCCTTAGTGTTTATCTTAGTAGGTCAAACACCAACACATCGAGCTATTATTCGTCATATTTATGGTATTGTTTTTAAAAAGCCAATACGTACGGTTGTTTCTGATTTATCAACAACAACTACGGTTTCGCATTCCATTAAAGAGGTTCGATTGCAAGATCGTATGAATGAACCCGTATTTCTTATGAATGATGGTCATGTTTCTCTTGTTTATAATGTCACAAGTGGCATTAATAAATGGTCAACTTTTGATGATAAAGCAAAACAAGAGGAGCATATGAGAGTCTTATTTAATAACTTGGATGCTCATGAACGATTATTTTTGATTCTTAAAAATGATAGTGATACTGGAATGTTACAACTTGCAGAAGAATTAAAATTACGAGAAAACTTTGAGGGAGATGACCTTCAAAAGCAAAGTGATATACGTCAATCGTTATTACAACATGCGGGTGATGAAGGTTCTGCACAAACGTTACAACAATATGCGGTTTTACAAGTTAAAGAGGGTAATATCTCTCGTGCCTATGACAGGTTAAAAGACACGGCTCGTATTATTCGTCCTGCAAGTAAACCACTAGACATTTTGTTATCTGCAATGGGATTAGAAGGGGGGATTGTCTATAATGACTTTATTTCGAAAGAAGAATAAAGATGAATGGTTTGACAATGATTTGGAAATCACAACCGAAATGAAAGAACCCTTCAGTTGGGATGTTTTTTGGGATGAACAAATTATTGGAAGATGGAAAACCTTTAAATCTTTACTTGATAAAAAAGGGATTACTCGATTTCTACGTAGTCCGTTTCAAGCTCGAAGTCGATATGTAGTAATGCTTGTTGCTATTTTTGTTGGTGTTCTTATTGGAATTGTTCCACGAGCTATTTCCTTAGGTCGTGAAGCGAATGCTCGAGCGTCTGAAAGTGAATTAGCTGAAATTATAGGTAAATCATATTCATCTGGTTCCCTTAGTATTCAGCCCTTGGCATCTTCTCAATATGAAAAGCATCATGTTCTTGCATTTAATATAATTGGTGATACGGATAGTGGTGTTCCTTCAACGACTGAACCCTATATTGTTGAATTAAAACCATTTAGTGGTGTTGTTTATCCTGATAAAGTGAAATATTCCTATCAAATTGTTCCTGTTGACAGTAAAAATCGATTATTATTGGTTTATATTGATCGTACTGAACAAAATGATAATACGGGAATTTATACCCTCAATATTGCATTAGAACCTCAAAATGGTGAGGCTCAAAAAGGTTTAACCAATCCACTTCGAGTTATTTTATCAGATACACAAGAAACAACGGCTCTTTATGATGGATATCGTGTTGATTTATCTGTTTTAAGTAATGATTTATCAACTAATGGACAATCAAATGCCATCAAGAATGCAGAAAAAGAATTAGAAGATGCTCTTACTAAATATAAATTAACGTATGATCGTTTAACTGCATCAGGATATACTTTAGATATTGACCCAGATGGCTTACGTAAGGTTGCTGAAGAACGGATGCTATTATCTTCACTTACTGATGATTCAACCGTAAAAGATATTGATGGATTAAGTGCTTCAGATAAAGTAACGGAAATACGATACTCTACTGGTTTCACTTACGGTGGCAAACATTATACATCTGACTCATTTAAAAATGGAACTCCTGTATATGGTAGCTCATCTGACCAGGCAAAAGCTGATGAAGAAGCCGCAAATAGACCACAAGAGTATGCTCAAATTAAAACGGATTTTGATGCTCTTACAAAACAAGTGTCAAACGTTATGAATGCGGTATCGAAATTAAACGCATCTCGTCGTTCCAAATTTGATACCTTATCAACCTTAAAACGTGCATTGTCTCAACAAGTTCATTTTGATTTGTTTACAAATGGTGGAACAAGTTTTGAAAATGTAAAATCAATTCAAAAATAAGACGGTGACGTCTTATTTTTTATTCAGGTCTTTACTAACTTGATTACATGTGATATACTTGAGATATAAATTAAGAATATAAGAAAGGGACACTATGGATTTAAAAACATATGCTGTTTCTCAAAAGATTGCTAATGGTTCAAATCTATTAGACTATGTTGTTAAAGGGGAATCAGTTCCTCTTGATGTTGTTGAGTCTAGTTTTGTTGAGTTATTGGAATCATTTGATGATGAGCAAGCACGTACATTAATTTCTAATTATCAGGAATATTTGAATAAATCAGTTCCATTAGGAATTGTATCACTTGGAGATCATCAATTTAAAGTGGATGGTCATGTCTCACAAGGTGTGCTTGATGCTGTAAAACTTTTACATAATATTGAACCTGAACAAGTCGTTAATGATGTAATAGAGTATACTTTTACGAATTTACAAAGTGGTCATCCTATTAAAATTGAGTCACTTCAGTTAGTTGAGTCCTCAAAACAGGTAGTTGACCAAATTAAAAATATTCCATCTATTATACCAATTGATGAAATGGATAAGAATAAAAACTCAGGTATTGAGTTTGTTAATGCAGATTTAACAAAACCATTGGCACCTACATCTCCATTTGTAATTGAAGATGATTCTGTTAAGGTTGAAGATGAATTGAACAAACCTGTTGATCATGTTAATTCATTTGATAATCCTCTTGATTTACAACTGGATGAATTAACAAAAGCTACAGATAGTCTTTCTGATATGTCAAATGAATGGGATGTTGTTGATCCATCAATTACGGAAGGTGTGAATGATATGGTTCCGTTATCTGATAAGGATTCTGATACAGCAGTTGATGCTCAAACAGAAGAGGAAATCAAACAAGCCTTTACGGATAAATTAACAACAATTTACAATGAGTTTGTATCTGAGTTGCATCGACTTCGTATTCCTGAGCGATTAGAAGGCTATGGCTACCCAGTGGAACTTTAATAAGGAAGGATTTATAAATGACAGAAAATACAACTAAGGACGTCACAAGTGAATTAATTACAGAATATGGACTTTCGTATGATGATATCATGAATTTAGAACCAATTGACTTTGAGAATCTTGTTGTTAAAAAACCAAGTCGTAAAGATAAGAATTTAATTAAACGTGAAGATGCAGAATCATTTGCGGATGCGGCAATTCATGATTTAAAAATTGCATATGAGAAAATTGAATCATTGGAAGCTGAAATCAATACATTACGACTTGAACATCAAGAATTATCTGATGAGCATGATAGTGATCAAACCTTAATTAAACAGTATGATAAGTTGGATACTAAAGGTGAACAAATGGAGTCAGTTCTAAGCGAATTAGAACAAATGATTTCTACATTATCTATGGAACATGAACAAGATAAAGCTCGTATTCAAGAATTAGAAACTCAGTTAGCTGATTCAGATAACATTGATAACTTAAGAGATCAGTTGTCATCTGTTACCATTGAACGTGATAGTCTAAAATCACAATTAAGTGTGTCACAACAAGAATTAGACTCTACTCGTGCAAGTGTTGAAGATTTAGCACGTGATGTAAATGAGGCTCTTAATTCGTTTGCTACATTTATTGAAGAATTGAATTAAAAAAAGAAGGGGTAGCCACCTCTTCTTTTTAGTCTTTATCACTTTTAATTTTTGTGGTATAATGATGTTAGTAATTATAATAGAAAGTGATGGGTGATGTTGTGAAACTAAAACCAAGTAATAAAAAGGATAAGCATCAAACTGTTGAGAAAAAAAATAAAAAACAGGATGTGAAATCGTCAGGTGCTAAAAAGAATGTTCGCACCATTAATGTACCAACAAATAACAAGCCTAAACTTGTTGAAAGTGGTGTCATGCGCTCACATAATTTTATGCCGACATTTAGACCTACAATGATTGAAATTATGCCATTAACGCATAAATCTGGTCGCACATATGAAATTGGGAATAAGCCAATATGTGTATCTGCAATGTTAAAATTAGTTTTATTAACCATCGAAACAACGGAACTTACTGATGAATGGTCTATTCTATTATGGAATTCAGTAGTTTCAGGGGAAATTGCATCAAATTTACGTGACTTGAATGTTAAACTTACATTTGTTCGGGCGTTTGAACGTGAAGATAATGATGATGTACGTGGTAATGTTAGAGGGCGTCGTCGATTAGCATTATTTTCTTCTGAAGGTGAAGATAATAAAAAACTTCAAAATGCTAGTAAAGCTCATGATATTCAATTGATTAAAGCCATTGATGAAGGTAGTTGTGTTGTCTCATTTGGTGCGGAAGTTTTTGTTACTGCTCCTGATGAAGGCGCATTGGAAGAGGCGGTTGACATCATTCGTAACCAATTAAGAGCTACATCTGAATTGCAAGGATTAAGTTATGAATTGGATATCAATCGACAACCTTATCCATATATCACGTATGGTCCAAATAAATTAGCGAAAAATAATCACATTGCCTTACATCAGACTGCACGAGAAGCAGCTACTACAGCTTTATATGTTGATAGTGGTGGTGATCGTAAACCAGGAGCTGAATATATTGGTGTTTCAAAAGGTAAACATATTGATTCATATGCAGCTTATGATTTGAAAAATCCCTATTCTTTATTTGTAGGTAATGATACCACTAATCAAACTACAACACTTGCTTCAACTCATAATGAACCAAGTCAATTATATTTAAGTAAAGTAGCTAGTCGCGCTTATTTGCTTGAAGGGAAATCTGTGGTACATTTCGTTGCAGATGATGTGAAGCATGTTGATGCTCTTAGAAATATACCAATTAATGATAACCGTAAAGTTACAGTTGATGTCAGTCAAGGGTTACTTAATTTGTTACAACCAATTGTATCGAATACTGAGACACTTGATGAAAATCGATTACGTGCACGATTTGCACCTCATATTGATAATATTATTGTTCTTTTAAATCAGTTCCGTGATGTTAAAGATATCAGTATGAATGATGATTTTGCGAATGCTACTACTCAAGTATTAACTGACTTCTTTATTGGTAAAAAATACTGGCATCATGATATTACACATCATATGAATGAGGTTACGTTGTTTGGTACAAAGTATAGTCAATTTGCAAAATTAGAAGATTTCGGTTTTTATATCACTCAACATCGTACTCGTAATAATAATGAGTTAATGACAAAGGCTTTAAATGAATTAAATACCATTGTTAATACTCGTATATTGACAACGGTTCCTGCCTTGAATACAAAAACAAGTCCAATTATTGATGAATTGGTAAAAGCACAATATCGTATTATTGATTTGACGGCTATGAATACACAATCATCTTCAATGGCGGCTAATCCATCCGTTAACTTAATGGTTATTGCTTATCTAAACATGTTATTACCAAATCTATCCAATGGTGATGTTATCTTTTTCCATGGATTTAGTAGACTTAGCTCCATTGCAAAAGTAATTGATACAATTATTGCTAATTCGGGTATTAATATCAATGTTGTTTATACAGAAAAGAATCAAGCATCTGCAGTGAAGACTTTGGATACAATCGATCATCAATTGGATTTGGCAATGGTAGATGTGTATGAAAATCGTGTTGAACAATTAGTTGAACCATTGGGTATGTCAGCGGTGTATAATGACGGTTTGTCCTCATTGAGAGGTAGTCATTTTATTGCTACACGAGAGGGTATTGATTATATTCTTTTGGATTCTATTATTTAAAGGAGAACTTGACTAGTGATTAAGAATATTAAAAAACTAAGTCTTGTCTGCTTGAGTTTATTAACATTAGGTTTGATATCCTCTAGTACGGTGTATGGTGACACTGGTAAATATGACAAGATTGATATTCCAACATCTATGCCAACTGCATTTTATGATGCATTAAAAGCTAATGGTGGTGGATTGAAAGAAGATGAAGCAACCGATGACCCAACGAAAAAGACTGGTTCAAGTAGCGATAATAATTTTGAGGAAAATATCAAAAGTATTTTAACGGCAGGTAATTCTTTTGGGTCACTTGGATTGGTTTATGGTTCGCATAATGGGGGTACCGCGGCTGAAAATGTTCGTAACCCCTTGGCGGCGTCATCCGACCAAATTAAATACTTAGATAAGTTATCTGATAATCGGGCAAGTCAATATTTGAAATTTGGTCAGGCAATGGATAACTTGGTATCGGATGCAAAGCAAAAAGACCCTACTACTTTAACATTTAAAGATGTACAAGAGAAATCCATTGGGGTTGCAAATTCATTAGGTAATTTTGGATTTAAATTACTGAAGGAATATAACCCTGCGGCTATTGCAATGGCATTATTTGACTCATCTTATTTGGTTAACGAAGAATATAAAGATAATAAATTATTTGGTATTCTTCGTTCAAATCAAGATTTGTATGATTTTGTTACCTTTATGGGTGGTCCTTCTAGTATTTATTCTGGAGCTTCAAACTCATTTGTATGGTTTGCTATTGGCTTAATGTCCTATCTCTGTATTAGTGTGTTTGCAATGTTCTTTGGCGGTCAACAAACAAGTAATCGTTTGAGACGTGCTGTTGCAAAAGTATTTGTAGCTTCTATTGCAGTTCCAGCTATTGTGTTCAGTTATAACTGGGGTGTGAATCTTCTTGCAAAAAGCACAAAGGAAGTTGCATCAAATGTAGAAACGTCTATTGCTAAAGAAAACTTATTGTTATCTGACTGGTATCAAGCCGTTTCATTTAATATCCCATCAAATATTTCATTAACGATTAAAGATGGTAAGTTTAATCTTACACAAACAGAAGTTCATGAAATTAACAGATATGTTATGCGTTCAATGGGTGAAAGTGATGATGATAAATCAATTGCGGCTCGTATTAAAAAATCAGCGGAATCAAATAAGAATGTTACTGCAGTAAACTTCTATGAGGCTATTGATACATCTGGTACACCATGGAATACATCATTCTATTATGCAGTTGCAGATGCTCTTGGTTCTAATAAGAAAATTTCAGAACTTAAAACAAAACCTAGTTCAATCAGTTATATCTCTGCAGGAGTTCTTCGTATGAATGGAGATACCATCACAACCATTAATGGTTCTGATGGACTACGTGGTATTTCTCCAATTTCAGCTTATAATATCTTACGTACAAACTTCACAACAAACAGTTTAGCTATCAAGAGTAATGTTAATACTGTTACAATCCCAAGTGTCGCTATTGATATTGCTAATCCTGATAAAGATGAGGTTAATAAAATACCAGGATTTATCCTATTTATTTTAACTATCATTTTAATGATTGAAGCCGTTAAAGGTCTTGGTGAAATCGCAATGTCTGCTCTTGCAAATGCAGGTAAAGGTACTGTTGCAAGTAGTTTTGGTTTTGCGGGTGGTGCTGGTACCTTACTTGGTAGTCTACTTGCATTCTTACTCGGTGTTGGTGGTATTGGTATGATCTTAAGTTTGAGCTTAACTGCTACTAATATTGCCTATGAAGTTGTTGCAGGATTTATTTCATCTGGATTTGATGACCAAGCTAAACCCATTAAAGATGCAATTGACCAATTAGGATTTCCATGGAACCTATTCTCAGGTCTATTTGTGAATAGTTTAATTGCAAATGTTATTTTACTCATTACACTTCCTACTATTGCAAAAATTCCCATTAAAGGATTTATTGCATGGATTACTGCTCTTCCTATGACCTTTAAAGCTAAGGCTGAAGATATTGAACGTAGTTTTGTTACAGGTTATGTTGGCTCTAGTGGTGGTACTTCTGAGTCTGGTCGTGCAGCATCAGCTGCTATGCAAAATGCAAAACAAGAAGGTTCTCGTGAAGCACGTGATCGTGGACAAGCGGCAAAAGCTGGTATGGCGGCACTAGGTGGATTTATGTTATCATCATTGAATAACAGCCTTAATAAAAATGAGGAAAATAAAGAGGGTGATAATAAAGAGGGTGATCAAAATACATCAGATCAACAATCTTCTGCAGACCATATGAGTGAATCTGAAGTAACGGCTGAATCATTAGCTGAAGAACGTGAACAAAAAGAACGTGAACAGCAAGAACAAGCGGATAAGGATAAGAAAGACGCTGAACAAAAAGCGAAAGACAATCCTGATGGGCCTCCTGTTGAACACGGTAATGTTGAATCCGTTGCATCAGATGGTGATAATGGACAACATGGTACTCCTGAAGGGGATCCTCAAACACCACTATTTGGTGATGCTCCTGATAAATCATTAACTAAGTCTAATGAATCTAATCCTGCTGGCGTTAATGGGAAAGAAACTTCTACTTCAAAAGATTCATCTATTTCTACTCATGATTCTAATGCAGGTGAAAGTTCTATTAGTGACACCTCTAATGGTTTTGAATCACTTAATAATCAAAGTCAAACATCTGGCAGTGTAAATTCTAGTGATCAGGTTGCACAAGATACTGTTTCTCTTGATGAAGCCTTTGGCCCATCTGGAATTTCAGAATCGCCTAATGGAATATCTAATGGTGGTGAACAGCAAAGCCTTAATACAGGTGAGTCTTCATCATCTCCACAAGATCAATTAGATGGTATTTTTGGCCCAAGTATGAATACTCCTCAAAATAGTTCGATTGTTGAAGGGAATACCTCTCTTGATCATTCATCAATTGCTGAAAGTAATGATGGTAGCTTAAATCGAGGTGGAGATGTAATCTCAAATAAATCATCTTCTGGTCAATCATCTAATTCTTCTGGTAACTCAAGTGAAGGTCTATCAGCCTTTAGAAAAGCAATGGATTCTAAATTAGGACAATCCGTTTCTTCGAAAGTTGCACAAGGTCGTGACAAAGCAGTATCTGCAGGTAAAGCGGCTAAAGGACTTGCTTCTAACATGAAGAATAATCCTGTTGGTACGGCTAAAGAAGGTGCTAAGCGTACTGGACAACTTGCAGGTAAAGGTGTCAAGAAAGGTGTTTCTGGTCTTAATAAGGTTGTTAATGGTGGTAAAACTGTTACAGCGGCCCAAGCAGTTACAGGTGCTTTATCAGCGGCGGCTGCAGTATCTGGTATTAATGTTGGTGGTAAGTTTACGGCTATGGCTGATAAAGCTGCAGTTCTTAAACATGGTGAACATGCTAAACAATTCTCTATTCGTGGTCAAGGTCGCTCATCTGATGCTACGGGTAGAAGTCAAGCAAATGCATCTGATTATCATCAATCTATTCGACAAGCTCAAGAACAATTCCGTGAACGTCAAGTTCGAGAAGCTCAAGAAGCTCGTAAACGTGAACAACAGGAACGACTTCAACGAGAACAAAATGTCGTAGATTATCGCAATCAGGATGATCGGTAGATAACATTGACAAACTCTTTAAGGTATGGTATCATTAAACTATAATGAACCATACCTATAAGGGTTGTATGTTTCATATTTATATGGTATAGTTTATTTAGAAATAATTATTTGGAGGAAAAAAACTGATGGATTTTGTAACTCTCAGTGGATGGAAAGGTTTCTTTGACGGAATGAATCAAATGTTCCGTGAAGGATTGGGAACATATGGTTTACAAGGTATTGGTATTGCAATCACTGTTGTTGGTTTAGCAATGGCTGTTATTTCATACTTTGTACATAAAGCAAATCAACAATCACGATTGCCTGGCTGGTTTACATGGTTAGTTGTTGCGCTTGTAGGTGTTGTTGCTACAAGTGGTATCGATAAACCAATTGAGTTGCTTACACGACTTAAAGATTGGTTGTTCTCACTTGTATCATAATTTACTATAAAAAGGATAGAGTTCTATCCTTTTTATTATTGACTAACCGTAAATTGTTTGTTACAATAAAAGTAGAGAATATAATCTCAGAAAGGATATTACTATGCATGTAAATAAACAAAAGAAACATGTGGCACTTAGTTTGTCAGTGCTTGGTGCAGTTGGTGGTGCGGTTACAACTACTATTCCATCTGTACATGCAGATGTATATGGTGAAGCGGTTGAACGAGCAACAACAATGGGTGGCTTGAATAAAACAACTGATAAGTTATCTGCATCTGATGAAGCAAAAGTTAATGATATTAACTCAGCTCTTTCAAATTTAACCTCGTCAGGTCTTGTACGTGTGAATGGGGAATTAACTGTTCAATCAAATCAATTAGACGATTTTAAGACAAAAGCGGATGAATTACAAAAACTAATTGATGAAGCAAATCAATTATCTAAAACTATTGCGAATCAACAAGCAAATTACTCTCAATTAACTGGTCAAGCTGATTTATCAAGTCGTGATGACCTTATTAATATTGAAGCATCTAATTATGATACCGTTGTAGCAGACCTTCAACGTGCTGTTAATGAATTGAAATCTACGGTTGCTTCAAATGAGAAATCATTACAATCTATTGCACGTTCAAATGCCGCATCAGCAGTTGCTAAACAAGTTACAGAACAGGTTAAACGTAATAATAAAACTATTACAAATGCCTCTTCAAATGTAGATTATTATGCTGATGGTATTACTGGTAATCTTGATCAAGTTCATCGTAAAGCCGATGATTCAAATAAGTTAAATACACAAGAAGGTAAAGTTGGTGTTGTTGTAGATACTTCTAAAACAAAACAAACTAATACTGTAAACATTAGTTCAAACTCAAATGTAACAACTACCCCTGTTACAACTGTAGCTGAAGCAGATCGTGAATTATCTAAGATTTTGGGTGAAATCGCAAATGCAAACCGAGCTAATCAAAATCAAGTATTAAATTCAGATACATATAAAGATAATGCACTTCAAAATATTGATTCAATCAATGAGTGGTTAGCAAAAGAATCAAAACGTTCTGAACAAATTCAAGAAGCGATTAACCAAAATATGGGTGCTGCTACTAAGATGAGTGCGTATAAAACATCTTATCTTGCAAAATTGAATGAGTTAAAAACTTATGTTACGACTCAAGCAAAAGGTAGTGCACAATCTAAACAAAAAATTATTGCGCAAATTGATGAAGCTATCGCAAAAATCAATCAATCCGATGTTAGACAAAATTTAACAGATACGATTGAAGGTTCGTCTAATGTTGATTTTGGTGATATTGGTCGTCCAAATTCCGAAGTTAAAAAGAAACAAGATGATATTTCACGTGATACGGATGGTCGAGTAGCGACTGCGCTTGAGAAAATGAAATCTTCTAATGCTACTGCAGAAGCTGCAATTCAAGAACCTCTTGCTAAAAACCAAAAGGCAATTGATGACTTTATTACGAAACTACATAAGGGTGGTTCTGGTTCACAGATTTCAGAAGAATGGTTGAATGAACGTAAGATTTATAGTCAAGGAACTAGTACTTATCGTAACTATATCAAAAATGCATTATCACAAACAGAAGAAGATGCTTCAACCGTATTTACTCGTAAGAAAGAATATGGTAATGTAACAATTAAGTCAGTTCCAAATGGTACTTCCGCTGCTAAAGCATCTGCAGGTGAATATCTTGCTCAATCCGAACATGGATTTGATAACGGATTTGGTTCACCAATGGTTCCATCAAAGAATGTTAATGATTTTTCACAAGTTCTTGGTAATAAATGGGCTAACTCAAAGAGAAGTAGTGTTACAAGTATTTTAAATAAAATCAACTCTCATTATGGTAACTACATTGATACATTTAAGAACTCAGCTGTTTATAATGATATCATGAACCAACATGTGAACGCGGTTGGTGAAGAAAATGTATTCATGGTTGCATCTTATTCCCCTCATGCTGAATTTATTTTAAAGGATACTTTTGTGTATGTAGATGCAGATGGAAATCATAGAACTGCGGATATGAAGTTGGATTTACGTTTAACAGACGTTGATGGAAATAACCCAACTGCTAACATGAGAAAACATAATAGCACTACTCGTGGTATTTATTTCTTCTATATGTCTGTTGACCCAAATACAGGACAATTAGTTGTAGGTGGTGGATTTATTCCAATTGGTTCCATTGAGGGTGGAAGTGCTGGTAATGGTGGTGGAGAAATGGGTGTTGAAGACCTTCCTCAATCTGGATCAAGTGACCCAACTGATATTGATGCTGAATTTGCAAGTATCTATGATGGACATGCAGGGGTTTCTGATACAACATTATCCTATGCAAATGGATTGGTTATGAACTTTGGTGTTTCTACTCAAAATGCAGCTGGTGAATGGGCTAAGAATGCACCTCTTTATGTTTCCGATATTGATGATGGACAAGCCTTATATGTTCGTAGTGACCGTAAATTAGATGTTATCATGGGTGAATCAAATGGTGTGACAGCTGAAACTCGTGGTAATATTACGAAGATTACATCTAGTGATTTAGGTAAAAGTAATGGTTCTAATGGTACTACTAATCTCGACTCTCAGTCTGTAATGATTTTCGGTAAAGATTCACAACCAGGATTGATTAAAGAGTATGGTGGTATTGGTCATGAGGGTAATTATCAATCTATTGATGTAACCTTGTTTGCACCATTTGGAGTTATTGGTGCTCCGAAACTTAAAGTTAATCAAGTTAATTCTAAGGTTGATACTTTTACAATTAGTAAACCATCGGCACATGCACATACTGAAGGTAAATATGAAATTACGAATCCTCGTCGTTACTTGACTACACGAACAAATCCAACACCTGAACGTGTTCATAATAAAAAAGTTCAACTAACTATTCCAAAATTGACACATTCTCAAACAACGAAACGTGTAGCAGACCAAACATCATTTGTTGTACGTTCATTAGCTGATGAAGTTCGTAAGACTGCATCTGGTAATTCAATGATTGTTCGTACACTTAATAATGATGCACGTACTGCTTCAAGTAATTCATTGGTTGTACGTACGAAATCAAATGACAATCGTACAAGTTCTGGAAATTCACTAGTTATTCGACAAATTGTTCAAGATCATCGCACTGCTTCCGGTAACTCTTTAGTTACACGAGTGTTATCATCAGTTGTTACTTCTAATGAAAATAGTGATGTCAAACCAGAATGGAATGGTAAAACGTTAAAATTCACAGCTTATGTGGATGAAAAGTTACGTCCCTATGCTGAAAAAGCATTAAATGACTGGAAAAAGGCCTTAAAACCAAAGGGTGTTAATCTTGATATTTCATTTACAAGTTCACTAGATGATTTGAAAAATGGAACTGCGTTATCAATCCTTGATGCTGATAATGAAACTACTCGTCTTGATTTAGCAGAAGGTTCTGTTGGATATGAAGATGACCGTGATTATGAAATGAAAGGGTTTGGTGGTCTTGCAATGACTCGATCACATTTGAACCTTGTTGATGCAGACCCTAATGATAAATACAATCGTTCAGGTTCTATTCGTAAGGGTGATATTCTTAAAAATACTAAGTATATCGTTCAAATGAATACTGATGCGTTAACAACTGAAAAAGATATTGTTGGAGTTATGAAACATGAACTTGGTCATATCTTTGGGTTGGGACACAAGGATGATGATACCTTAATGACAACCTTTAAAACAAATCCATCATTTACTGGTGAGATTTCAGAATGGGCATCTTCCACTGCGGCAAGACAAATTTTAAAGGGTAAAGCATTTACACTTTAATAAAAAGAAGGGGTTAACCCTTCTTTTTTTATGTCTGATAAGGTTGACGAAAGTTCTTTTCTTTGATATATTAAAGATAAGAATAATCTATTATATATGAGGTGTGTTATGGAATTAAAACCAACAAAAACGGAACAACAAAAGAAAAAATTAATCTATGGTGCTACGGGTGGTGTATTAGTTGCAAGTTTAATAGGTGGATCTATTTTGGGTGCTTCGGCGGATAAAGAACCTGATAATGTGACGAATTTGGATCCAACCGATTCATCTTCTCAAGAAACGAAAGTAGAAAGTAATACTGCTAAAAAAGATGCTGCTAGTATTGCAAAAGAATCTACTCAAGATAAAACTACTGAATCTCAAACATCATCAGATTCAAAACCTAAAACATCTAATGAAAAATCTACAACATCAAATGAATCGTCAAATGATACAGTGGTAGAACAACCAAGCGCTCCTACCACTAGTAAAGATGAACCTGTGTATGAATCTCCATCATCAAGTAATACCTCTTCATATGGGACTTATACACCATCTTATGAGGAACCATCTGCACCATCATCATCCTATACAAGTCCTACTTATGAAGAACCATCAACACCATCAACACCATCATACTCATCAAATGATTCAATTGAATATACAAAAGAAGATGCTGGTCGTACAAATAAAGCAGTATCTGATTGGAATACTCAAAATGGATTTGGTGGAGACAATAGTGACTCAAAAGGAGATGGTTTCCTTGGGTGGTAAGACACGGATTTAACTCCGTGTTTTTTTCTACTCTTGTAAAATGTGACACAATGTGATATACTATAGATATCAATGAAAGGAGATTTACCTACATGGTTACTCTAACCTCTGTATATGATTCTATTGATTATGAAAGTAAATCACTATTAAAACGATATAAAAAAGATCTTGTAAAGATTAATAAATTAACAAATTTTTATAGAAATTTAACAGATGATGAATTAAAACAGGAAGCAAAGATTTATAGTGAAAACTTCGTGTTTGAAAATAAAAAAACAAGAATTAATCTACTTGCGATTGCAAGAGAAGTAACGTATCGTTTATTGGGTAAATTCCAATATGATGTACAGGTTCTTGGCGCATTAGCAGCTCTTGATCGAAATATTATTCAAATGTCAACGGGTTCAGGTAAGACTATTACCCTTATTTTACCGGTTGTATTATATGGCTTAACTCATAAAGGAGTAAATGTTTTAACCGTTAATGAATACTTGTCTGAACGTGACTGGAAAGAAACAAAGCCTGTTTATGATTGGTTTGGTCTTTCAAATGCATATGTCTCTCATGACATGTCAGATGTGGAACAACGATATGGATTTGATTGTGATATTACGTATTCTACCAATTCAACTCTTGGATTTGCTTATTTAAATAGTGCATTAGCTTCTGATATTGGTCAAAATATTAAGTTAATTGGTCGTCCTCTTCATGCGGCTATTATTGATGAAGTTGATGAAATTTTAATGGATGATGCACGAAACCCTTTAATTATTGCAAATAGTGAAGATATTGCAAGTGAGTTGCTTTATTTTACCATTGGTGATAAAAAATATCATACATTAGATGTTTTACAACAATTAAAACAATTGAATTTTATGGGGTATGATAAAGATAATCCGAATACGATTGTGATTGATGATGAAACATTGGATGCTATTACTAAAATTCTTAAACCAACTGACCAAATATTTAATTATCCAAAAGCAGTTCATATTTTATATGGGTTACTAACGGCTCTCTTTCAATATAAATCATTTGTCGATTATGTTGTATTACCTGAACCAGACCCCGATTCAGGCTCTCGAATTGCTCTAATTGATAAAGCGACTGGTCGATTATCAAAAGGTCGTACATTAGCGGATAATCTTCATTCTTTTATTGAAATGAAAGAAGGTGTGTTTACTGGTAATTCAAATAGTTCAACTATTCAAATTACCTACCAAACACTATTTAATTTATTTCAAACTATTGCAGGAGTAACTGGTACAATTGGTACATCTTTTAAAGAATTTAAAGATATATATCGTACAGGTATTGTTGTTATACCTGATAGACTCCCAAATCAATTAAAACAGTTTACACATTTATATGTGACAAAGTCTCATTTGTATTATGATTTAGTTGAAAAAACAAAATTGTATATGTCTAGTCGCCATCCTGTACTAATTGGTGGTCGCTCTGATAATGAAGCTGATTTGATTTCATCCGTATTATCCAATGCAGGTATTCCTCATAAGTTACTTATTTCTACGGATAAAGATGAGGATGCGGTTGTTGCAAGTGCAGGAAAACCAGGCTCAGTTGTTGTTACTACTGATATTATGGGTAGAGGTACGGATATTCATGTTGAAGATACGGATATTGAACGTGGATTAGTTGTTCTACAAGTAGGTAGCCGTCCTAACTCACGTGTGGAACGTCAATTTGCAGGTCGTGCCGCAAGACAAGGACAACCAGGTCGTTATCATCGCTTAATTACCTTGCCTGAATTGAGTGAGTTGGGAATGCCAGATGCTGAATTTAATGAAATTCTTAAACTATCACGCAAATATCAAGATTACTTTGACGATTATAATGGGGATATTACTCTTAATTGTCGTATAACTGAGTATGATGATTTAGTCTCCAGTATTGATTATACCTTATTGACATCTGAGTCTGCATTTAGTAGTAGTCGAGTTGATGAATTTATGACCTATGGTATTGCAGATCTTATTCAAACCGCTATTTTATCGGAATTAGATGTTTATCGTTCTAGTTTAGCACATTATATGGAGACTCAAGAATATGATGATATTGTTGAACATGTTACCAAACTATCTCTCACTGAATTAGAACGTAAACAAAAACGTAAAGTTGTAGAACAACGAAAGTTTGTAAATACAAAGTCACCTAGTGAATTAGCTGAGTTATTATTTGCATATACTCAACGTATTGCTACTCAATTTATTCCAAAATTACGAGAATTTAGTGATAATGCTTCTCAAACGGTTCGTATGGGTCAATATGTAAAATATGATGTCCCACCAGAATCGTTTATGGTTCGATTAATGAAACAATTTCTACACGATAATGAGTCCGATTTAATGATTCATATATCATAAAAGACCTGATAAGGTCTTTTCTATCGTGTAAATTTGTGTTATACTAATGTTATAAGAGAAAGGATGTATTGATGAAAGTACATAAAGAACCAATTATTATTGTGATTGCGATTGTTGGTGCACTTATTACATGTGCTTGGTTGCTATCTCAACCAAAAGATACGTCACCTACGGTTGATGGTGTTAAGCCGTCACCAATTAGATTGTTAGATTGAAAGGAGATCCTCAATGGATTTTACAGCTACTGTAACTGTACTGGAAACAGAAAAAGAACAAAAATATTCATCAGAATTAGCGCAAGTTAAGAATCTTCTCACACAAGCATTAAGTTTACTTATTAAAACAGATAATAGCTATATCGATGAAGCTCGTGCAATTTTAGATGGGGGTAACTAATGAAACTGGTACCGATTGGATCACCTGGTATTCGTGTTGATGTATCAAAATTAAATACTTTTTCACATCAAGAATTATTAAAGTTAAAAAATGATATTTTAACAATGGAAATTGAACCAGAAGTTCGACAACAACAATCCGATTCTATTGTTGATGCTGCCGAATTAGTACAAGTTATAACAAATGTACTAAATGGTCAATATGAGAAAAATAAATCAACTGAAAAAGTGACATCAGAAAATGAAATTGAATCATCAGTTGTATATGAACCTTTAATTCGTGAATTAACAGATAAAGTTAAAGAACTTCAGACTGAAGTGAATCAACTTAAAGATATGGAACCTAATAAGTTCGTAACTGATTCTGTAATTGAACAACTCTGTGAAACAATTTCATCACAGTTAAAATTGGAAACTTCACATGGTCGTATCGGTCACTTAATGACGGATTCAAATAAAGAAACTGCTATTGAATTGATTGATATCACGTTATCAGGTTTATCTAAGGAATTGTTAAAATTAGTGACAGTTAGGGGGTAGGATTTGATTATTCAATCACAAACACAATCAACAAATTCTCCTGAATTTGTTGATACTCAATTACTTACTGCTGGTTCAAAAATTTCAGCAATGGATTTATATCGTCAACAATTAGATATTCCTATTGTGAGAGGGAAATACTATCCTGTTGATGATGTACAAAATGTATTTATTTTAACAAATGGTGTTCTTGATGATGTTTCTCAACATGCGTCTCGTACGGCTAAACAATTAGATGAATTACGTCAAGAAACTTCGTCACTAAAAAATGAGTTGACTGAGGTTAAAGAAGTCAATCAAGTTCTTACAGATGAAAATGTACAATTACAAAATCAAGTTACTACATTATTGTCAACGTCAAATGATGATGAGATAGCTGAGTTACGTGAAAGTCTTAGAACAAGTGAAGAAAATTATAGTAATCTTCTTCAATCGGCATCTGATAAGTTAAAGGATGCTCAAAATATTGAAAATGAAAATCAATTGTTAAAAAAGAAAAATGACGACCTAAATACTCGAATTTCTGAACTTGAAGCTGATTTAAAAAATAAACAGGCTTCATTTGCTGATTCACAAACGATTTCGGATCTTCAAGAACTTCTTGATATTGCAAATGAAACAATTGAAACTCAACGTCAACAACTTAATGAGCAGGCTCAAGTAATTCAAAATCAAGGCAATTCCATTAATGGGTTGACAGACGAAAATAAAGTGTTAAAATATAAGGTAGATACGATGCGAACTTTAAATCAGTTGCATCAGTAAATAAGTAAAGGATGGATAACATGACAATTATCAAAAAGAAACTTCGTACAGCCAATATGGCACTTGCACTTGGTCTTTCAACAGTTGGTTCTGTTGGTGCAATGAGTGTGACAACCATGACAACGGCATTTGCGGATGAGCAAACAACTGCAGGTAGTTTTGATCTTACAAAACAAGCTACTAAAGCTACATTCCCTGTAATGTTTGACCGTCCAAGTGGTATTAATGCGGCTGCTATTGCGGGTGCAGTACGTAACTTGGGTTCTGATTCTGAATTGTATAAATCAGCAGTTGCTGCAGTTCCTGAACTTGCAAATGGTCAAGCAATGGCTAACTTGCTATCAAATGCACTTAGTTCTGATACGTCTGTAAGTCAACCAGCTAAAGCAACAATTGTAAAATTAATCAATTGGTATAATAGTCTTGGTGGTACAAAAGTTACTACTCAAAGTGGTGCTGCGTATACAGTAGATAACCTTAATGAACCTGTAAATACTATTGCGATTGCATTCTCAAATAAATCATCAATTAATAGTGACATTTCACGTACTATTGATCAAGATTTCAAAAATGTTCGTACCGTTCAAGATGTAATGAACATCTTTGATAAATATAAAGCAGGAAGTTCTGCTGAATATAAAAATGCATTTGATGCTTATGCGGCTAAAGTATATGCAAAAGGTGCCGATATCGCAGCTTTATCTACGTATGCAAACGTAAAACCTGTACTTGATGCGTATGAAAAAATGTATGCAGAAGGTGCGGCTACTATTCGTCAACGTTTGTTAAATGGTTCTACTTCAACTGAAGCAGCTGTTGTATTCTTTGAATCAGCTATTATTACTGGTCGATTGAATAACTCTGATGGTGGAAATTCTAATTCTAATACTCCTACACAAGAAGAAGTAACTACTCGCTATGTAGGTGAAGATGGTACCGTTCTTCATGAACCAATTAAGAGCCGTGAATATCAAGGTCAAAAAACATTTGATGGTTGGAAATTTAAAGAAGTTAAAACTGAAAATGGTGTTCGTACCTATACATATAGCAAGACTAAACAAGTAACTGAAGATACTGTATGGGTGGATGTTAATGGTAAAGAACTAAAACCAAAACAAAATGGTACACACCCTGACCTTGAAGGTGATGATATTCCAAATTATGTAATTGTAAGTCACAAGACAACAACTGATAACGATGGTAACTCACATACAGTTAATACCTACAAAGAAAAACCAAAAGATACTCAAAAACCAGATACTTATTGGTTTGACGAAGAAGGTAAACAACTAAAAGAACCTGCAATTGATCAAACACTTCCAGATACTGAAGGTGATGATATTCCAGGTTATGAATTGGTGACTACTCATACTGTGACAAAAGAAGATTTGGCTGGTCGATTCAAAGGTACTGCATTTGGTGAAGGTGATGTTATTAACATCTATAAGAAGAAAGTAACACCTACACCAACTCCAACACCAACTCCTACTCCAACACCAACTCCTAAGGTTGTTCGTACTCGTTGGGTAAGTGTTGACCATGCGGATGAAACCGATGAAAAGAATGATTTGAAGAAATCAGAAGAAGGTGCACATCCTGATAAGGAAGGTGACGACCTTGGTAAACGTTGGAAATTGGTTCGTACGGAAACACTAGAAAATGGACATGTTAAAAATGTTTATGAGCGTGTTAAAGTTACAACTCGTTATCTTGAAGAAGGTACTAATAAAGTATTGAAAGATCAAATTGTTGGTGATGATTTCAGTAAAGAAGCGGTAATTAAAGATTATACTCTTGTAAGTAAAGAACCTAAAGTATCAGAAGACGGATTGACTCATACTTATTATTATAAGAAAGTAGCTAAGAAAGTTACTACTCATTATAAAGTTTATGGTACTAATGAAAAACTTGCTGATGATATTACTGGTGAATCTTTTGGCAGTGAAAAATCATTTGCTGGTTATAAACTTCGTGGTAAACCAGTAGTTAATCAAGCAAAAGATGACCTTACGTATTTCTATGAAAAAGAAGATACCCCTAAAGAGGATCCAAAACAAGAAGAACCTAAGGAAACACCTAAATCTGAACCTAAACAAACCTTGCCTAAGACTGGTGAAGCATCTAGCATGTTAAGTCTACTTGGATTACTTGGTTTTGGTGGTACTGCAGGTAAAGGCTTGTTCTCTCGTTTCAAACGTAGAAAATAAGTTCCCTATATATGAAAAGAGACTGATTGTCTCTTTTCTTTTAGGGTATTGAATGTTATACAATTCTATGTTATACTTATTTTATAAGAGTTATTAAACTTTATTATAAAGAAGGGAAATCAATTCATGATTATTTCGAAGAAAAAAACACTTGCATCTCTTACCTTTGGTACACTTGCTACTCTTAATGCAGCTATGCCATTGGTTGCATCAGCAGATGAATCTAAAACAGGTCATGTTGATACCTATGTTGAGCATCAAGAGTTAGATACTGCGATTAGTAATGCTACCAGTGCAGGGATTAATGTTGCACAAGAAGATACTCAAGTATTAACTGCTCGTAATGCAGATGAAGCAAAACAAATTGTTAAAACAGCAGAAGATTATTATGCGTCTAAAACATCTGAAATTAAGACTGCAACTTCAAATTACAAGACTGCAATGTCAAATTATGAATCAGAAGTGGCTCGTAATAAAACTAATGCGGATAATGCTAATGCAAAAATGAACGCCCTCATGTCTAATGCAACGGGTGGTGGTCAAACTGTAGAAGTTACGACAAAACAGTTTGTTAGTGATGCAGATGTAAAAACTGATGAACAAGCTGTCACACGTCAAATTGAAGCAGGTAAAAAATTAAATGATTTAAATTCTGAAATTGATACATTTAATACTGCTCAAAATGCAATGACCTTGTTCCAAACTCAAGCTAGTCAAGGTAATATTAAACTACAACGACAAACAGTCACTATTTCCAATAAAGGTGATAGTACTCGTTATCTTAACGAAATTCGTTCAAAATATACTGAATTACAAGAATATGTAAAACGTACAAATGCACAAGCAGGTTCTATTCCTGAAAGTCAAAAACCAACCTTTACATTGTATGACATTGTAGTGGATGATGCTGTTAAAACTGCAGGATCAGCTCCTGTTCGTATTTACAATTATACTCAAATTCCAGTAGAAAAACCAAAAACACCAACCGTTACTTATCATTACTATGATTTACGTAATGAGTTGACTACGGATCGTGTTGTGAAGAATAAAGACAATGAGACTATTGTTGAAGCAACAAAAGATAGTTCTAATGGTGAAAAAGTTGTTCAAGCAATGGTGAACCAAACAGTTGGTCTTGAAACTAATAATCAACCTCTCCCATCTAACCGTGTTGGTAAATTCCATGATTTAGAAGTCACTACTCATCTTCCTGCAAATGCAAAATTCCGTGAAGATTTGACAGATGTTGATCCTGAACGTTGGACTTATACTTATAATGAAAAACAAAATACAGTTACCTTTAAAGCAACTGCAAAATATCTTGTTGAAATTAATAAGAATCGTGCACTTAATAACTCAGGTTCAATTGGTGAATTGACTGAAGGTGAGTTCCATTATGCATCACCAAAAGTTTATTTCACATTGACAAAAGATGATACTACTTATCAAACTTATTCAGAAACTGTTGTAAACCATGAGTATGCAGTACGTGGTAAAACTGTTACTATTCGTACAAACGCTGCACATCCTACTAAACATAATCTAAATAGTCGATTGACTCAAATTGATGGTCGTCCAGTGTTACCTGGTTCTATCAATAATTATGAAGTTACAGTTCAAAATTCACAATATAAAGGTGTGAATATTGACCGTGAAATGCAAGCTAAGGGTCAAGATGTCATTGATGATTATCCAGATGATGCTGTTGACTTGAAAGGTCCATTCGAATTTAAGGATGATAAAGGTAAAGTCCTTTATCGTGCAGAAGTTAAAGATGGACAAACATCTGGTAAGTTTAAAGCTGTTGGTGATGGTAAGTTAAACATCACATGGTCTGTTATTGATGATAATAGTAAACCAGAAGGATTTACTGGTAAAATCAACGGTAAAGCTGTTCGATTCCATATTGAAGGATATGATAATGAATATTACAAGACCTATGTAGAAGGTGGACGTGATGTCAAATTTAGTATCCCAATGGTTACTAAGAAAATTGATAATACTCCTGATACTAAGGGTGGAACTTATAACGGTAATTCATATACAAACGTAGCTTATCAGTCTGATTTTGGTAATGTTTATAAAACAAATGAAGTAACCAATACGGCTCCATTGTTAGATCCACGTAAAGATGCAGTTCTTTCATTCGCTGATTTGACTTCATTGGATATTGCGGCTAACAAACAAGCGGAAATTGAAAATGGTTCAACATTCATGTATCGTTATAAGAGTAGTCGTTTACCTAAAGGACTATCTGAACCAATTACAAGTGCATCTGTTATTGAGTCATTCAATAATAAAGCAGATGAATACCAAGGTCGTTTCATTGCTGAATCAGGTACACCATTTAAGTTTAAAGAAGGAACTCCTCTTTATAACCGTTATCGTAGTACAAACGGTGTAATGCCTGCAAATACGGATATTAGTAAATATCTAACTCAAGTAATTGACCGTAATGTTTCTAAAGATGTGAATACAAATACTCAAGTAACAAATGGTGCTGATAAATCTATTACACGTGCCAAGTTTACATTTGACGAAGATTTTCTTGCACAAATTGATTGGGATAATACAGAATTCCAATATGATTTGTTCTTTGAAACTAAACGTATCGCTGATATTGATAACGTTACAAATACTGTAAGTGAAGTATTTAATGGTATTGACTTTGGTTCAAATGAAACGGTAACAAATACCTCTCGTAATCAAGTAGACCGCTTGAAAGATGAAGTTGCTAAAGTAAATAAACGTGTTGATGATAATGATGCTGCAGATAAGAAATTCCGTGAAGAAACTATCTCTGCGTTATCTGTTGTGATTAAAACTATGAATGATAATAAAGCTGAAGCATCTAAGGGTCTTGCAACGGCTAAAGAAGAAACTAAAAAGGTTTCAGATGCGGTTAAGACTAATACAGAAAATATCAAGAAGAATGCTGATGCCATTGAAGTAAATAAAAAAGCCATTCGTTTAAACGCTGATCAAATTGCAGTCATTAAATCTGGAATTGCTGATTTGTTGAAACGAGTTGACCAAGCCTACTCAACAATGGAAATTCATGATTCATCTGTTAAAACAGATGCAGATGCATTATTGTACGCTACTAATCATGGTATTGCGGCAGGTTCAATTAAATCAATTGGTTTAAATGCTGACAAATCTCATTATGTAGTTACATACAATACTTCTAAGACTGGTATTAATAATACAACACCTGCACGTGAACCAAAAACGCCAACGGTTAAACCTACTGTTACAACACCAACGCAAGAACAACCAAAAGCGATTGGTAAACGAACATACACATTCTATTCTATCAAGACAGAAGATGAAGCACGTAAAGAACTTGTTCGTTTAGGTAATGATGAAAAATCTATTACCTCAATCAAAAAAGTAAATGATGCTATTGTGGCAGAAGTTACAGTTTATGAAAAGAAACGTGCGTAATTAAGAAGAGGGTTCGCCCTCTTTTTTCTTTATTGTTTAAGGTTCTGTGTTATGATATAATAAATACATAAAGAGATGAAAGGTGACACTATGATTAATCAATATTTGGACATTATTCGTTCAAAACGAGATGAATTTATTAGAGTTGTTAAAAGTGAAGGTACAGAATTTCCTAATATGCGTCAAGTATCTTCGCTCATTAGTGAACCAACAGGTTCTATTGAGGGTCGTGATATGGAAGACTTACGTAGAGCCTTACGTAATCCTGAAAAAGCAAATGTGGCCCTGTTAGCAGATCCTGGTGCGGGTAAAACTGCATATGTTCAAGGTTTTTCCTTTGACCCTGAAAGTATCCAATACTTAGTTATTTCAATTGATCCTGAACGTTTTGCAATTGGTGCAAAAGATGCTGCATCAAAAGATTCTGCTGTTTCAAATGGTCTTACTGCATTGGCAGAAGAAGCTAAACGATATTCTGAAAAGTATAATATTATTGTTTGTATTTTTATTGATGAGTTTCATAGAATTCCAATGCTTGCACCATCATCCATCGAAGCGATGAAACCTATTTTAGAACATTCTGCTCAAAATGGATTTCGTATGATCCTCGCGACTACCTATGAAGAATATCTTACATGGATTGTTGGAAATCGTGCGTTAGATCAACGTATTATTCCAATAACTGTAAAAGAGCTTCCCAAAGCAGTTGTATTATCTATTTTGAAAAAACGTGCGGATGTTCATGGTTTGACAGGATATTATGACCCTGAAGTGTTTGGTGAGATTTATGATACCTCAAAAAGTATTTTATTATCTAATTCTCAACCACGTGCATCACTTGACTTGTTATTAGATATGGTTGGTCTTGTAACGAAGTCAGAACGTATGGAGCATGGTGAACTTGTTCGAGAATATGCAACACCATCTGAATTAAATATTCATTCAAATTATATTTTATCTCGACCAATTTTAAATAAAGTAGTTCAACGTCGATATGGTATTGATATTGACCATAAAGTTGATTTAATAGCGTTAAGAAAAAAATTAAAAACGGTAATTAAAGACCAAGATTATGCAATTGAACGAATTTTAGGGTTGTTAGCTATGGCTCAAATGGGGTTCATTGACCCTACGAGGCCAAAAGCCTCCTTCCTTACTCCTGGTACGACAGGGGTTGGTAAAACGGAGGTAGCTAAACAAGCGGCTGAAGGATTGGGTATTCCATTTGTACGTTTTGATATGCAACGTTATCCTAATAGTGAAGATGCTAAAGTATTTGCAGATGATTTAGCTCGTGCAGGATGGTCTTATCCTAATGGATATTTCTTGTTTGATGAAATTGAAAAATCGTCACGAGAAGCTATGAACTCACTGTTACAAGTACTAGATGATGCTCGCTTATCCGCACCAGAAAACCCAAATAAAATTATTAGTTTTGCGGGTACGATTATTCATTTGACAACAAATGAAGGTGCTAAAATTATGGCTCAAACAGATAGAGTTTCTGGTGTTGATTCTGTTATTGATGAAAATTTGATTTATAAGGACTTGATTGACTCTGATGTATTGGCATCTGAAATTTTAGGTCGTATTGATGAAATTATTCCATTTTCTCCACTATCAAATGATACTCGTTATTCTATTGCACGAGAAATGCTCACTAAGGAATTATCTAATATTGAAACTCATGAACGTATTGTTAAAGTTTCAGATGAAATTGTACCATATGTAGTTTTAGACCGTGTAAGTAGTGATGCGGATAGCGGTGGTGCTCGTGATATTAAACGTGCAATTCGAAATATTGTATTACGTACCGTGTCTGTTGAATTGATTGATTCAGTAGAAGAATGTCCTATTGTTATTCATCTTATTGGTGAACCTCGATATAAGCAAACGAATGACAACAGTGACCCATTATCTGCTATGATAAAAGTTACTGAATGTCATAGAAAATCCGTTATTGCTGCAATTCTTAAACGAATTGGTGAACAAGTTGGTCGTCATCATTTGGTTGATGCAGGATTATTTGTTCCGAAAAAGGTATATCGTCACCATGAAGAAGCAAATCAATATACACCAAATGATTTAATGGACTATGACGTTAATATGTTTGTTTCAGATATTGTTTCCTTAATCCGTCAAGGATATTCAAAATTCGCTACCAAAATTGTAGAAGACCAATTTTATGTAGTTGGGGTAGCATAACAAGGGGTATTAAAATGGATACTATAAAACCAAATCCACGTATTCGTGCGTTAACACAAGCTATGATTCGTGATGATTTATCAAAAGTTGATAATCTTTTACATGGTGATTCTGATAAATATGACGGGGAGTTTAAAACCGTATACAAGAGTTATGATCCCTTAGAAGTTGAGATAGCTTATCAGTTAATGCTATTACATAATCATAACATTTCTATGAGTGAACAATTAGATGATGAAATTGATTATTTTAATGAATTTCGTGATAGAATTTTATTACGTGATGATAGAACGGTTGATCGTGATATAAATTATGTAAATGACCGTTTGACTGAAGCTAAAGGATTAAAATCGGCTATTCAACATAAAATTACATTATTTGAAGAAGTCTATTTGGAAGATGAACCTATAAATCTTTTATCTGAAGATGATTTTCCAGATGAAGAAATTGTCATTTAAAAAGAACCAGTTCAGGTTCTTTTTTATTTCATTTTTTTATGATATAATGGATACATGAATAGGCTTACTATTTGATAATTAAATTTGAAAGGTAATAGGTCCAATGGGTATTAAAGATGGACTTAGTAAAGCTGCAAACGTTACAGGAAAAGGCGCTAAAATGGCCAAAAAAGGGTATGATGGTGCTAAAAAAGTTAAAGATGATGCTCAAACTTTAAATAATGATAACGTTGATGGTCTTGCTAAGAAAAAAATCGGTGAAGGTGCTGATAAGTTAAAGAAAAAAGGACAATCAAAAGCGAAGCAACTTACTGAAAAAGGTTTGAATAAGATTACGGGTGGTCGATACGGTAAAGCTAAAGATATGGTAAAAACTTTAGCTAAAAAAGGTGCCAAAACACTCCTTAAAATGTTATTTACCACTGTTTGGGGATGGGTTATTTTAATAGCGTTACTCCTTCTTATTATTGCAGCTAATACTGCAAATAAATGGTTTGGCTGGCTTGGTGGCTCTAAGTCGGATAAGAAAGTTACTGCTTCAGAATTAGATAAGAAAGCCAAAGAAATGTCAGAAGAAGAATTAGTTGCTGTTTTGGCATCTAGTTGTGATGATAAACATAAAGAAAAAAATTCTGGTAGTGCAACTGGTGAAACATCTGGTCCTGAAAGTTCATGGTTAACTAAAATTGGTGGATCTACAAAATATGCAGACCAAATCATTGCTAACCTTAAATCAAAAGGTTGGGGTGGTAGTCATATTGCAGTTGTATTAGCTGTTGGTGCTCGTGAATCAGGACTCGATCCTAAAGCAGATAACCCTAGTGGTGGTGTACATGGAGTTTTACAATGGTCTAATGGCGGTGTCAATGGCGACCGTATGAAATGGCTTCGTGACCGTGGTGGAGATATTGATTCCTTAGATGATCAATTAACTTTACTTCATCATGAGTTATCTAATCCATATTACGTACCTGTAATTCAAACATTTGCTCAGCATCCATCAACTTCTGATGCGGATATTGAGGCGAACTTGTCAAAATGGGATGACTTGTTTGAAGGTTTAGGTGGTGATAGTTTCCAACAAAAACGTGAAGCTGTACTTGGTTATATTAAGGATATCTTAAATCATTATCCGGAGTTAAAAACTCTAACTCCATCACCTAGTCTTTTAAATAACTATAACGCAACCTCTGCAGTAGATGGTGATAATACAGTGCTATCATCCGCAAATAAAGATTTACGTGATTGTGTAGATGATACGGATAATGCAGGTGCTGAAGACGGTACTGGTGAAGTTCCTGCTGACGCAACAGCATGGGGATATAAACCTGATAATGTTCCTGATAGCTTGAAGAAGTTCATTAAAGACCCTGAAAAACTTGGTTTAAAATATGGTGGTCCTAATAATTGGCTTGAACATTCAGGTCAATGTGTAGACTTGACTGAATCATGTGGTAATATCTTATGGGGTCACTCAGGTATTGTACAAGGTCATGGTAAAGATCAAGCGGCGGCATGGGCACGTATTTTTGGTAATAGTGTTAAAACTAAACCTCGTTCAGGTGCAATTTTCTCAACTCCAGGTGGAGATTATGGACATACGGGTATCGTTTCACATGTATTCCGTGATGGTTCAATTCTTGTCATTGAACAAAATACCGCTTTATCAGGTGCTGATACATATGGTAAAAGTGATACATGGAATTATCGTATTTTCCGAGCAAATACAATTAAAGAAATTGGTATGACCTTTGCGTATCCTGATAAAGGTGAACCAAAATGGACAAACAATAAATAATAAAGGATTTGTTACTTATGAAAATTAAACCAAAACAATCATCTGAAACAGAAGCTGTTACATCAAAATATAAATCATCAAAGGGACTACTTACATTGATTTCATTAGCTTTCATTACTGTTATTGTTATACTTGCAACCTTCTTAGTTAAACCAAAACAAGAAGAAACTAAGACTCCTGAGGTTTCAACTACTCAATCAACATCTAGTTCTTATTCTCAATCAACGTCTAGTTCGACATCAGAGTCAAATACACCATCGTCTACTAAATCAAAAGATCAAGAATCTCTTGAAGAAAAAGTTAAGGTGACGAAAGAAGAAGCTCCTGAAGATATCACAACTCAGGTAAAAGATGCTCTAACTATTGCACAAAATGAAGCTATTAGTCAAAAAATGCAGTTAAAACCATCTACTGAATCTCGATTATCTCTTACTCATTCATCAATGGTAGATACGTTTGCAATGGCAATTACTATTAATAATTATCGTTATGATAGTATTGAAGTATTTACCAAGGTAGATCCGAATAATCCAAAAGATAATCATACGTATCAATTTATTGCAACCTTTAAAGCTGCCGGTAAAGCTGATTGGTTCCTTAGTGGCTTATATATTGATGGACAAATTCGATTAACTGAATATACTGGTGGTGAAATTGGAGCTACATTTGGATAATAAAAAAACAAGGAGTTTATCCTTGTTTTTTTATAATAATGGAGTTCCCGTCATATCGGATTGAAGCTGACTAATCCCTTGTTCAAACTCGTTATCTTGGTCATCAATCACTGATTGAAGCTGACTAACTCCGTGTTCAAAATCTTTATCTTTTTCAAGTTCAGTTGTCCATTCTGATAATAACTTTTCTTTATCTTTTACTGATAATTCTTTGAATAACTCTCGAATTGTTTGAAGTTTTTGACCATGTTCGTTTGCAGCTCTACCTTTATCTCTACGTTCTAATTTATCATGAATGGGCATTGTACGTTCATGTTCTTTTACGTTTTTAGATAATAAACTGTAGTGTTCTACTAATGCTTCGGCTTGTATATGATAATCACCATAGGTTTCACCTTGTAATTCATGAACTACACCTTGTGAATCTTTAAATTTTGGTATGATTTTAGCAATTCGATCTTTTTTATCACCATCTAACCGGTAGCTAACAAGAGGTACATTCTCTGCACCTTTATGTTCGCCTCTGAAAATTTTAGTAATTGTTGCCATTGTGGTTACCTCAACTTTTATTTTCTTTTATTATATCATATTTGTAAACTATTTGCGACTGTTATTGCCTACTTCTACTTTTTGTGCTATACTAATGATATAGAATAATTTATGAGATATTATACCATACGGGAAGGGGTATTATGAACTCACGAAAAACAAAGCATAGTAAACTACATGATATGTACCATGTGGATGCAACCTCAATAAAATCTATTCCAATGAAATCCTCGTTTTGGCGTATATGTGGATATGTTATTGGTGGTATATTTTTAACTATTTTGATTATTTTTTATTTATTATTTTCAATTGTACGTGTTGATGGACAATCTATGGATCCGACACTTCACTCAAATCAATTTTTGTTATTGAAAAAGCATACACAACCGTCACGTTTTGATATTGCTGTATTAACTGAACGTTTAGAATCTAAGGGCCCAGAGAAACAAATTATTAAACGCATTATTGGATTTGGTGGTGAACGAGTTACTGTTTTAAATGGTAGATTATTTATCAACGATACCGAATATATTGAAGGTTACCTTAGTGATGAATTATCAAAACATTTTAAAGAACAATCATTTACTATTGTAGTACCAGATGGATATGTGTTTGTTATGGGTGATAATCGAGATATTAGTAAAGATTCTCGTAGTGTTGGCTGTTTTAAACTTGAAGCAATTAATGGAGTTATTTTACGATAGAAAGGTTAAATATGTTTAAAAAGAAAAAAGAAGTTGATCCGATTATGAATTTTAAAACAAAAAAGGAAGAAGCTCGTAAACGTAGACAAAAACAAATTTTTGCGTTTTTCATGATTGGTCTGACTGTTGTTGGTGGTATTATTACTGCCCTTACAGTTCTAACGTCAGAAGTATCTAAACCAACTGCAGAACAAGCGGTTTCAACAACTCAATCAAGTACTCCTGAGACCATTAAATCATTACTTGATGATACTTATAAAACAAAATCTAAGTCGTTAGAAGAACAAGAGTCTGAAAAGAAACAAGAAGATGAAAAGGCTAAACAAGAGTCAGCATTACAAGAAGCAAAGAAAAAACAAGAAGAAGCCTTTAATACTGCTGTAAATGAAAAAGTTGCCGAAGTTGAAAAATCGTATAAAGAACAAATTTCAAGTGCATCTTCTAATCTTGAAAAAGCAAACTCACAAATTGAATCATTGACTGATACAAATAAAAAATTAGTTTCTACTAATGAGGAACTAACAAAGCAAGTAGAAGAACTAAAGAAACAGGTTGCAGCATCAAAAACACAAGGGGGTTCACATGAGTGAGTTACTTGAACAATTAACAGATATTAATCCGTCCGTACCAGACGCATTATTTCGACGTCTGCTACGTGATGATGAACTAGGATATTTACGTGAGTCTGATAACTCCATTATTGGATTTGAGGTGGATTTAGAGAACTCGGTGCCACTTTCAGGTTTTGCTAAAATTGGTATACAAAAACACACGATTTTAGCATATCGTAGTGATTTGCATGAACTGAAAAAATTAATTCTGTTTCCATCTATGAATAAACTGTTTAATGACTCATATGGTTTACTAGGTTTGACAGTTATTAAAACTGAATATTCATCTGATTCATTTAAAGGTAAAGTTCTTGATAGAGGATTACTTCAAGATGTTATTGCAGATTTAACACCACCTGCTAAACAAGTAGAACTTCCTCAAGGATTAACCGATGCTATTGTTGAAGCAATGATTGATGCTGGTAATTCTTTAAATAAAGAAACTCGACGAACTCGATTATCAGATCCTGTTACTTCTACTGCCATATCAAATGAACCTGAAACAATTCCCACACAAGACATGGAAGATATTCCGTCCGTGTTCATGGATGATGACCCTGTATTTTTTGATGAGTTCTCAACTGATACCGCAGATAATCCCGTATTTATGGATGAATATTCGGATGAGCCTGCTACGGAAACTACTGGTATTGAAATTACAGGTCCAGTATCAGAAGAATTTATTACAGATGAACATGAATCTATATCGGAAGAAGCATTGGCGTTTGACTTTAGGGCTATTCAATTGTTGAATACTAAATTTACAAATGTGACGGAAGTGTCAAATAAAGCTATTCGATTAGGGGTACCTGAAGCGATTGCCAATCAAATTATTGTAAAAGTGTTAGAATCAGTTGACGATCCTATATCACGTATTGAATTTGCTCGACAATTATTTGTCCGTGTCTTTAATGAAAAATTATATGGCTTATGATACCAAATCGAACAAGAGATATTGTTATTAAATCACAATTTAATATTAATGGAAGTCGTGGTCAAGATGCTGGCAAATTCGTGGCTGATTATGTTTCTCGTAATTCAGCTACAGATGCATCTATGGCTTATATTCCACTACCAACTACTCCACCTGTGGAAGGTGATGGTGTGGCATTTACCCTAGATTCAACGGCTATTAGTCGTGCTGAAACTTTACGACTTGCTGATAAAATTCAAGAATTTCACAAAGAAGGAAATCGTGCCATTCAACAAATGGTCATTTCCTTTGATGTTGATTATTTAGTTGAACAAGGTTTAGTTAATCCTGATGCTACTATTCTTGAAAAAGGTGATTATGAATTTGAATATGATGATATTCGTTTACGTCATGCGGTAAGAAAAGGAATGCAGTCATTAATTGATGCTGAAAACTATCGTGATGGTAGAATGGTTGCAGCAATACAACATGATACACTTCATCTTCATGTCCATGCGGTTGTCTATGAAAATCACCCAAAACTTGCACGTAAACGTGGTGCAGAAGAAAAAGGGGTTATCAAAGAGTCGTCTTTTAATCAATTATCCTATGATATTGATCGGTATTTAACTCTAACTCGAACACCTTCCATTCCTTCACAACGAACTCTTCTTCCACATGTGAAAAAAGAACGAGTTGTTAATGTTGAGTCAGTTCCATCTATGGATTTTGTAAATCAATATTTACAAATACTCAAACAACAAGAAGAATCACGTCGATTAATGGAACAATTAGAAATGTCTTTTGATATTCAAGAAGATGAACAATTAGATGAATGGTAATAAAAAAGACTGTATCATACAGTCTTTTTATGTTTTATCATTGTATTTTTGTGTTTGTTGAGCACGTTTAGTTGCATTTGTAAAGGTTTCAATGTCTTTTGCTGTATCTACTAATGACTGCATATCACCTATTGCTGATTTTACTTTATCTAAATGTGGTAATTTAAATCCTTGTCCTGATAAAATTGCAATAATGGTTGCGATTCCTGCATTTGCAGAATCTAATCGAGATAATACCTCTCCATCTTTAACATTAATATTCAATGGTTGCTGATTATCCGTTGTAAAATTAATTGCAAATGATTTAGCTGTTAGTTGTATCTTCTCAGGATAAATTGCTTCAATAATGGATACTTGTTCACCATATGATAAATGAAGTATCATTAAACTAATTTGTGGCCATACTCCTTGTAATAACGGCTCAATACTAAAATATCGTACTCGATGAATTTCACCTTTATGAACAATATCTTTTGTTGTAGGATTTGTTAAGGTACTATGCATATATCGAATGATAATGTCCGCAATAACACGTGGTTTTTTATCATTCCAGGTTTCTGTTACCTCTCGCAACTTAGGGGTTACCACATTTGGTTTTATACCCTCTAATACTTTATCCATTTCTAAATCATAGATGCTCATTTGTTAAATTCCTCACTTGGTTTGATAATTCTTCTAACAGTTGATTGTGCTCAATTAACACTGCAAATATTTGATTCATTCGGTCAAGTACTAAATCGGGTGCGCTATAACTTGCATCTAATCTATCTAAATAATCATTTATTGCTTGATTTAATAAATCATTACGTGGAATTCCTTGATCTGCAGATAATACATCTAGTCTGCGTCTAGTTCGTTTTGTTGTTGCAAAATTAATGCGTTCTGTATTTGTTTTCATCGGTTACCCCTTTCTATATCTATTATACCAAAATCAATACACACGGTCAAACCATTATTACACCTTATATTTTGACTAATGGTGTGCAATAATTTAGACTCTTGACGTTTTGCTATAGATTTGATATACTATAGTTAAAGAATATGACTATACTATAGTTAAAAACATGACACGAAAAGAGGTTAACTCCCCATGAAACATGATAATGAAACTATTCCACTATCTACATCAAAGGAATTATCAGCTGTTGAAAAATTGAAGGCTTATATACATCAATCAGATTCACCTATCGAAGATAACTCTAGTGACTCACCAGATGTACCTATTGAAAATAACTCAAGTGAATCAATTGACGATTCATTTAATGTGGAAAATGATTCAGACATTGTGACAATTACAACTGATGATGGTTCTGTTATTACGGCTCAACGCATTATCTCTTCATCTAATAAAATTGAAGATTTAACAGAACATGTAACTACATCTGATGCTAATGTGATAAAAAAGCATGGTGTTCGTATTAAAAATCCAAATCGTAATACTGTTGTGAAAAAAGAAAGTCGATTTTCTCGTAAATCAATTATACTTTTATCTTCTGTAGCAGCATTAAGTGTTGTTATTGCTGGTGCATGGTTAGCAAATACAAAAGTGATGACTGCATCAGCAGAACCACAAACAGAAATTACTGAAACATCAAGTTCATCCTCAGCACCATTAACAACTACTGAATTAACATCACCTAATGAACGTACCTCTCAAGAACTTGCAGGGGGATATACTTTTACTCAAACAAAATATTATCCTTTAGATTCAAAAAAATCGTATTCTGATTTCACACTTACGAAATCGGATAGTAGTGATACAATTGACACATCAGATGAAGCTAAAGCTATTGAGAATAAACTCAAAGAAAAATTACCTGTTATTGATGAAACGATTACTGTGAAAGATGGTTCAAAAGTAACCTTTGAAACCTATAAAAAAGGTTCTGTTTTTTATACTATTTTATTGTATGATAAAGTACCGTTTGGATATGTATCAACAGAGGATGGTGTTACAACTAGTTATGTTACATCCTATTATGTTAAAAATGTTATGAAGGAGAATTAAAGCGTGACTGACTTATATGTGGGTGGTTTCCATGTAAAAAACCGATATAAGACATTAGAAGATGCCATTACCCATGCTCGACGTGGCGATACGATTATCCTTGATAAATCTGTAACATTAGGGGGAATTAAAGTCCCTGTTGATGTGACAATTGATGGGAATTACAAAACTATTACTATTTCAGAAGGTGTGGCAGGGTTTATTTTGTCTCAAAACTTTAGTTTGAAAAATGTATTTATTCGTATTCCCGTTAAAACTAATGTAATTAGTGTTGATGAAAATTCTAAATCATCACGATTTCAAGTTTTATTGGATTCAGTAGAATTTCTTTATCATAAAAAAGGTGACCCTCGTGACTATTATACATTTTTAAATCTAACACAAAATCAAAATCTGTCATTAACAAATGTAGTTATACCATACGTATCTACGGTTGTTAATCATCTTAAAATTGAGGGTTCTGTTATTGGAGATATTTTTGGTAGAGAATCTGCATTTGAATGCCATCAGCCTGCATCTATTAAAATCACCAATTTATCTAATCTGTATTTAAATTTATATCATGATAGTGAATTAACTAATGTTTCAACTCATGGTGGATTATTTATTGATACACAAGATAATGTGACTACATCAATAACTGATTTCATGACAGATGGATTACAGTTAGATGAAAAAGAGTTTCGTAAATCATTTAAGGATAAGGCTTTATTTAAAAATGAATGGGTCGCATTACATGTACGAAATGGGTCTATAATGATTGATGGATTTATTTTGGGTCATTTACCTGTGGCATATGATCTACGTGGATTAGTGGTTGATTCATCAACATTAACACTCAAAAACGATGAACCATTATTATCACATGAAGCCTATCATTCAAAAATTGAATCTGTTAGTGATAGTGAATGGTATTTAGAAGATTCGTCTATTAATAATCCTGAACAAATTGGTAAAGGTGATTCTGATGCCCTTCAAAAAATGCAATCCTTAATCGGTCTTGAACAAGCAAAGGCTCAATTAAATAAATTTATTTCAACTGCACGAATTAACGCTGAACAATCACGTCGTGGTATTAAACAAACTGCTAGTTTTGCAAATCACATGGTATTTGCAGGACCTGCAGGTACAGGTAAAACTACGGTTGCTAATTATTTAGCACAAGCTCTCGCAGATGAAGGTGTTCTTCGTGATAATAAAGTGGTAGTGGTTGGATCAAAAGATTTAGTATCTAAATGGGTTGGTGATACAAAAGATAAAACACATAATGTTATTTTATCTGCTCTTGGTGGTGTATTATTTATTGATGAAGCCTATTCATTACTTCCTCGTGGTGAAAATAATCATGCACAAGAAGCTGTTGACCAAATCGTTGAAGATGCTATGCTCTATAAAGATGATTTAATTATCATTTTAGCAGGGTATGAAAAAGATATGCGTAACTTTATTGATACGGCAAACACGGGATTAAATTCACGATTCCAACATTGGATTGAATTTACACCCTATACGTTTGAAGAATTAGCACAAATTCTTATCTTACAAATGAAGAATAGCGGTACAAAAGCATCTCAAGAAACAATCCAATACATTGTATCTCAACTTTATCGTATTTATCAACGTGATGCAGGAGAAAATGGTCTTGATGGAAATGGTCGTTATATTGAAAATTTATTGCGTGACTTATTAGATGCTCGAAATAATCGTCTTGCACAATCTACAATCGGTACATTAACTGATGATGATTTATTAACTGTTACGCTTGAAGATGCAAAAAATGTTTTAGAAAAAAAATAGGTTCAAAATTGAACCTATTTTAATTTTTAAAGATTGCAAGATTATTGTTAAGAAAAAAAGAAAAGGACGTTGGTGTCATCTTTTTTATTCACGTATTCTATGGTATAATAAAGGTAACAACAATTGAAAGGTTAAGGCATATGATTTTTAATAAATCAAAACAAAGACGTCAAAATGAACGTGACTTTTATGCTAAAACTCGTGATAACCAAAATGCGGGTCGTAGAGGTGAAGGTGAACGTGTCAGACGTGCGAAAACAAAGGCTGACCCTGAGTGGTATTATCTAGCTCCTACTTGGGCTGCTACTATTGGGGTTGCTATTTTAGGTACGATTGGATTGCAGTATTTTGCAATGATTTTCCATAATCTACCTCGTAGTGCTGAAAAATTAGGATTCTTTAATGATTTTGGGATGTTCCCATTCTTTTTCCTAGTTTTATTTGTCATTACTCCTATCGTATTCTTTTGGGTTCGTCGTAAAACTCGAGCAATTTGGTATAATAATAATGCGGTATTTCTATCCGATGATATGGATGAATGGACGAATGATGCATATATTCGTACCATGGATCACTTAACTCGTGAACTAGAAATTGCACCAGATGCCGCATTGGGATTTGATGGTCACGTTTCAACTATTATGGGACATGCTATGATTTCAAATAAGGGTATCAAGAAAATCAACGTACCTGAATTTGACCCAGATGTTCCAGGTCAAGTTAAACGCGATGCCGATGGTAATATTGTGTATAAAAAAATGCCTATGTTTGATGAAGATTTAGGTAATACATTATTCCAGATGTCAGGTGTCCCTCATGATAAACGTACGTTTTATGATGCCCGTGATTATGATTTCAATCCAAAACTATCTAAAAAACAAGGTGGTAAAAAGGGTGAACGTGCAGGTGTTTATGACCGTAAACCATATGATACAGTTGCCGACTTTATTAACAATGAATTTTATGTATTAGATACTGAAACAGACCGACCTGCAGGTGTTTACTTTTATGATCGTAGACCTGTAAATACCATTCTTATTGCGATTACTCGTGGTGGTAAAGGTCAAACATATATTGAACCTGCATTTGATTTATGGACTCGTGAAAAACATAAGTGGAATATCTTCACAACAGACCCTAAAGGGGAACTACTTGCAAAATTCTATTATGCGGCAACGGTTCGCGGTATGGATGTTGTTCAGTTTAATCTGATGCACCCTAACTTGACAAACGTATTTAATCCACTTGCAAATGCTATTCAAGAATTCCGTCGTGATAACCCTGTAAAAGGTACATCCGTTATTGACTCTATCATCTCTACTTTGTTCCCTGATAATGGTGAAATTTGGAACCCGGCTGCAGGTAACATGTTCCGTCGTGCAGTATATATGTTGTTTGACTATTATATTGAACAAGAAAAATATATCCGTTATATTGGGCACCGTGATAATGTTCCTCAAGAAATTATTGACCAAGAAATTGATAATAACTATTCAAAAGTTACTCTATTTAATGTTTATTCACTTATCGGTGATTTAGCTTCTAAAATTTCAAAAGATGTTGAATTTATCAATATTGACCCAAGTGCTCCTGTTGCATCAGAAAAAGACCTTTTAACTCTCATGTTTGATGCCATGGCAATGCTTCCTACTAATATCTTACGTTCCAAAGCTATTACTGCAAATAACTCAGTTAAACAGGTAGCAACTGCACAACAAACGGTAGCCTGTATCTATGCGACCCTATTAACAGGTTTGTCTGTATATGCCGATGATACGGCAATTGCCCTTATGTCAGGTTCACTTTCAGAATCATTTGATATTGCAGGTTTAGGTTTCCCTCGTCGTTTTGGTGTAAACTTTGACCGTGAGTATGTTAAAGAGTTTCGTATAACAAAAGAACTTTGTCGATGGACTTGTTATCGTGATAAAGATTTCACGGATAAATATGAAGGCGATGCATATCTTCATGAGGAAACCTTTGCTCCATCAGGTTGGACATGGGCTTACTTTGCAGGTATCTTTGATCAAGAGGAAACGTTCCTACGTCTTGATATTGTGTCGGGTAAAACAATTGCTCGTTCATTCTTCTTTAAATTTATTAAAGGTTATAAAAAGAATGAAGGTATCTCTTATATCATTGACCCAATCACTCATAAGAAAATTGTATCAGGTGGGGTACTTGTTGAATTAGATCCTCAGACAAAAGAACCACATGTTTCTACGTTTGAAATCCCACAAATTGATTATATGACTCGTTCATATAATACTGTAAGTAAACCAATTATTACGGCGAACCAAGTGTACTATAATGAACGTCCAAAATTCATCTTTGCAATTACACCTCCTCACTTGCAAGTATATCAAAAACATATTTTGATTATCATTAAACAAATCCTTGATGAACAATATTCAAATTCATATGTTGTAAAATCATCTCGTAAACCAATTGTTGGTACTCGTTTAATGCTTGAAGAAGCTGGTAATATTCGTTCAGGTGAAAATGGTATCCCTGACTTGGATACTGCAACATCTATTGCTCTTGGTCAGGATGTTCAAATCACATTCGTACTTCAATCATTCCAACAATTACGTGCTGTTTATGGTGAAGATGTTGAAAAGATTATTCGTGCAAACTCTGTAAATACGATTTTCCTTAAATCTAATGACGAAGAATTGATTAATGAGTTAGTTCGTTTATCAGGTGTTAAACATGAAATTCGTAATGAAGGTAAATCTGTTACACGTAAACTGGGTGATTTGATTACCGTTGCAGAACCAGTACTTAACTATTCTGCAAACATGAAAGAAACAACTGCGTTAACATCAAATGATCTTCTTTTCCTTGCAGGTGATTCACCAGGTAACTCTATTACATTTACCTCTGGGGAAATGCCTATTGTTAATACATTAGCAAACATTACTCCTATGGCTGCAGGATTACATCGACGTTTACCACAAGCCTCTATGGATGAAAATGGTAAAAAAACAAAACCATATTCTGACTCTACGATGCCTTCAACCGCAACAGGGGATAGCGTCAACTTCCTAAATAACCTTATTGATGGTGAAGCTCTTGTTCGTGCACGTGTTGCTCAAGCTAAAATTGCACAAGAAGTGAAAGAAACTATCTTAGAAATTGCAGCGAAACACGATGTTCAAATCAATGAGCGTGATGGTGAGTTGGCTAATATTATGATGAATATTGTATATGAACGTTTTGAACGTGAAGAAGGTACTTCTCGTACAACACTCTCTTCACCCGTACCATATCATCAATTAGCAACTGAAATGGATCGTCAGATTTCAGCTATTAAAGACCAATCTCTTTCACAAGCTGATCGAATGACAAACTTATCAGGCCTACGTGAAAACCTCATTCGTTGTGCTATGGATAAAAATCTTCAAGAATTAACGTCTATTTATCGTGATCAACACGATGACAATCTTCTTGGATATGACCTTCCTGCTATTTCTCGATTCGTAATGACAATGCGTCGGGAATATCCTGCACCAGCTAACTTAAAAGTTGATATTGAAGATGTATTTGAAGTTGCAGGTAATACTACTATGACAGAAGAAGGTTATCGCTATACTCCATATGAAATTGAAGAAAATAAAGACTTTGATATCTTAAATACTTACCACATTGAAGCATTTGGACGTATGGTAGAAGATATTATTGATGATCATATCCGTGAACCTCAAGGTTTGACTGTTGATGCTAGTGATGATGGCTTTATTGTCCATGTAAATAATATAAAAGTTGCAGATGTACGTATTCTACGTAGTCAATCAACCGGAGAAGAACGTTTTGCGTGTGAAATGGTTGCAGATAAGCGTGAACGTAAACGTGCGTCAGAGGCAATTGAAGCGTCTCCCGCACTTATTCAATTACTTCAAGGATATATCAGTGAAGTAGAAGCAAGCTAATAATAGAGCGTAATAAAACCACCACATAAATGTGATGGTTTTATTTTTTTGAGTTATTAGATAATAATTTAATTATCCTCCCCATTATTAGAATAGGTAATCCTATTGTAAATATAAAAGCAATTATAAATATCCATGTAATACCCTTCAATATTTGATACATAACATAATGTCTATCAGTAAAATTATCCCACTTACTTATTAATTTATCAATCACTGTTTCATTATAGTTGGTATTGTTGTTTATCTTTTTTATTCCAGATGTCATGTTATTATAAATTGTTTTATTTTCTATTGATTTGAGTTGTTGTTTAAATGGTATAATTGGTTGTATTTCTCTTTTTGGTGCATTTGTTAAAGGTGTATTTCCTACCCCATATTCATTATAATTTGTATTTTGTTTATTTTCTATCGTATCTGTGACTAAAATGTTAATTCTAAATCCGATATTTAAGTCTTTTACCGTAGTAATGTCACCATAATCATCAATTGTTTTATATGGTCCACCTACAATTCTACCGATCATTTTAAAATGATAGTTGTCATTATTAAGATATTTTTTAAAGTTCTCGTTTCATTTTTTGGTACATACCCCACGTGATGATCAGAAATAAGAATTTTAATTGCATTTTTATCATATTTATTATCAGGTTCAGGTATTAGTTTTATGTCATTAAATGTAAGATCTTCATACTTATATATGCGTGCATATGATTCGGTTTGTACGTCCATATATATTATATCTAATAATTCATTTTCTATGTCAGCATTATTCCTACCTCCATAAAATCCATCGTTACTAAATATATCGTTCTCCACTGCAATATCCTTACATGCATTTTTTACAGCCTTTTTATATGATGTTACACCATTTACTTTAATTTCTTTTTCATATATTATTGACATGATGTAATTCCTTTTACTCTATTTTTATATTATAAAATCATGTATATTTTATTTTTTAGTTCATCTATTATTATTCATAGATTATTTATATAATATGTCATACATTAAGTTAAACAACGAATAACACGCATAGTTTACTGTATTTTACATTTTGTTAAATCATAATGTATTTATACCCCCTACATATTTTCTTTCGTCAGAAGCGATTCTGAGACGTCTGAGAGCCATTACAACATTGTATTCTACTTTAGTATTTTTAAGAGGGGGTTTGGGGGCTTGCCCCAAAGGATTTCAAAAAGTCGTTAGACTTTTTGAAAAAAAGAGGAAGTTCCTCTTTTATGCAACCCTCGCAGATTGAATGAATTTCTTTAAGATGGAGGCGTATCGTAATTCTTCAGGCGTGACAGGTTCTTCACCCAATTCTTGAGCAGAGCGCCATTCACCAAAGGATTTACGTCCACGAGGGTCCCCATACATAATCTGGTTATCAATATTTTCATCTGTTAATTCATACCCGATTAATGATCGTGCATCTTGAATTAACTTAGCTCTTTCGGGATATTGTTGTTCAAGTTTGTTATAAAGTGTGAGTTCTTTCATTTTTATGTAATTCCATTTCTTTTATTCTTAATTCTTCAACAGCCAGTTGAAACTGAATATGAGGGTACATTTCTTTTGTACGTTCTCTTACCTCTTGTACAGATAAGGGAAAATGATATCTAATAATACCTGTTTCATTGATAGTGATATGAACATGACCATTGGTGTAGCCTTTTTCGGTTTTTTCATATCCTTTTTCGTTTACAATATCAATTAGTTGTTGTTTGGTATTTTCATTCATATAACGGATAGCATCGTATCCTGTTATAACAGTTGTTGATAAACTATTCATTTTATCTTTTATGAGCTGAATATCTTCAGTGTGTAAATATCCAATTTTTCGTACTGTATCTGTTTTAAGTGATAATGACCTTGGTTCTGAACATTGGACATATGAATGTTCTGATGTTCTTGGTATATTCTCTAAATTTTGTACTTCATGCCAGAAATGTTCATTTCTTTCTGCTGGTTTTCGTGAAGATAAATAAGCATAAATAATATTATTATTTTCAGTTCCAATCACCATTGCAGGTCGTACTTTACCAGTATATCCATTTTTATCACGATAGATGGTACCTGATATACGTTTAGGAGAATATCCATTATAACTAATGGGATCATTTTCAACATAAGGTATTTTAACCCATACAATATCACCAAACTTTAGGTCTGAAATGTGGACATCATGACCTTCATTGTTTGGTTTAGTAACTTTTTTATCTAATTCATTAAATAATTTCTCAAATGAAGTGTTCATGAGTACCTCTTCCTATGACCTTTTATCGTATATCGAACGCTCAATATATGATAAAAAGTCATAAATTGACTTTTTGTTTAGTATTTATACTGATCATAGCTGCTATGACGAGTATTTGTTGGGCGCATAGATGAAGCCATTCCACTACCAACTCCATCAGCTAATGCAAATGTTGCAATCCCTACAATCAATGAGAAGATTCCAACACCAATCAGCACAATAATACCTAATGCATAAGTGAATACGAGTCCAATAGTTTTGATGATTTTCCATGCAGTTTTCCAACCACTTTTAGTTGGTTCAATTGTTTCGTTAATAATTTCAGTTGTTTCGTTCATAATGTTATACCCGTTTTCCTTCTAAGACTTAAAGAATGCTTAGTGTCGGTTGGCATACACCCTTTTTTCTTTAGGGTCTAATAATAAGTTCCTTTCTTATTTGCTTGCGAATTCTACAGTGTTAAAGTTGTTTACCACAGCTCCTGGTCGTACAGGATATACTAATTCTTTTGATAGTACATTCTGAGGTACATAAGTTAAATACACTAAGGTTTTTTCATCCCCATCAGTTTCACTATAGATAAATCTATTGACTTGATTTTCCCCATCACCTTTAGGATGTAGTGTACGAACATAATTTTTTACAAACTCTTCATTAGTGAAATTTGTGAGTAATGTTTCAATTGCTCGACCAATAATTGGACGAACCTCATTTAATTCGTTAGGTTGCAAATCAGGTGTCATAGAATTTGTTTTATAATAGAGAGATACTGAGTCAGCCATCGCATTCGCTGATTCCATTAAATCTTCCATATCACTATGGGTTAATTTTGCTTGAGCATAATCAATAATTGGCATTTGTACCAACTCATTACCATGCTCATCTGTAATAATACGGTCTTTGCTTACTCGTATATTTACATTAAAATCATCAACTACTGTGTAGTTGAGATCTGATACTTTTGTGTTTTTCATTTGTGCGATTCCTTTTTGATGTTATTTTGTGATATCCAATAACATTAATAACGCATGTGGATATGGTATTCCTGGTTGCGTATTAATGAAAATTTCTATAATTTTTGATGCAAATTTTGCACGCATTTTATGTTGTTTTGCTAATTCAAATTCATCACCAAATAGTGATTTTCCAATTTGATTGATTTCAATTGCTCTACCTCCAGTAGTACGGATTAAAGCAGAATCAATATAACGAACGTATCCATCTAATTTCACAGTTTCACCTTTTTGTAAAAGTGTTGAGTAGGTTACATCTGTACCTGACAGTGAAAATACTAATGGGATTAGACCAAATTGTTCAATTAAGTCGTCTAATACATCAATATCTGATGTTTTTAACCATTCTTCAAACTCAACAAAATCTTGTGATCGATTAATTGGATCATTATGCAAACCAATTGCAGGTGCATCAACAGATTCTAAATACTCATTTAAACGATTATTAAGGTGTGTTGTAGTTTCAAGTAAATAGTCGGGTAGTTCAATTGTATTAGCTGTCATTATTCTGTCCTCATTCTAACTAGTCTTTTCTTAAGTTTATTATACCATAAGAATGAGAAGATGACAATATGTGGAATTTCTTTAAATAATTCAAAAATGAATGGGGTTCGGGGCTGTGCCCTGATGTATTCGCATATGGTTACATATGCGGAATGGTTTGTTAGATAGTTATATGTTGTTGTTTGACGTTTAACTTTAAAAAACAAGGAATTATTCCAACAGTCAAACTTTTACGTTGAGTATTAAAAAAACAAGGAGTTAATTGAAATTTTAACATGTGATTGTTTCATCTTTTAAGGAAATAAGGAGTTTGTTAAAATTTCAGAAATGAACTGGGATTGGGGCTTTGCCCCATAGATTTTACCAAGTCGTTGAGACTTGGTAAACAATTAATAAAGAAAAAACGAATAATATTTATAGATGTAATTGGTTTTGATACCTAATTCCACAAAAATACGAACAATGAGCAATTTTCCTTAAAATTTCACAAAGTAATAATTCTGACAATTCTCATTTTACATTTTTAAAAATGTAGTAAAAAGTGAGTTCATTCCTAGAGCTACAAGGGATTCCACGATTTTAAGGGTCGTTACAAAAGTTACTTTTACTTCAAAAATGTAACCAAAAGTAACCAGAATATAACCGCCATAAACGTTGATTTAACGCGATTTTTGGTGTTTGGGTTACATTTTTTTTCTCTATAAGCAAACACTTTAAAAATTGAA